ATGGCCAATCAACCTACCAACCAAATCAAAACCGTGTTCTCTGAGCACTTTCCTATCAAAGTGACTAAAGAACTCGTACAAGCTTTAACCCATTATGTTGAAGCTTATGAGACTCGTGGTACTCACGCACTTGCTTTTAACACTTACTCGATGGGTATCTATAGCTGTTATTTCACTAAGCAAGATCAGGATAACTTTTTTGAGATCTTCAACTCTTTTAATGTTGAAGTATCAGCTCCCGCTATCAAAAAACTTATAGCAGTCAATGCTGGCAGAAAATCAGTCTTTGGGGTTCAACCTAAATCATTTAAAGTTGAAAAAGATCTGATAACCGCACCTGAGATACGTAGAGCATCTAAAAATATCGATGCTATCAATTCTCAGTTCAGTGTTATCTCGGATCCATTTAACTTATTTGTACCATATACAATCTATTGTCTTATTACTGCAACTGGTATTCCCAAACAGGCTATCTATACTTGCTGCTTTAAACTTTTAATGATACTGCAATATAAGTTCTTCACCTCTTTAGTCAACCACTACTTTAAACACAAACCTAAAGAGTCAGTGATGGAGGCTATGTTTGAGAACTTATCTAATAAGTTTGACATCAAGATCTATGGTACCTGGAGACGAGTCTTTGAAGCTCGTGCTGAGCAGTTACTAACTGAGAATAGTATCCACTTTGGTGCTATTCATAACTTTGATGTTGACGCAGACATTTTGTACTTGATAAGTGATATTCAAAACAGAGTAAGATCCCAAGTTAAGAATGTTACTATCAAGTTCTATGAAGCTTTAGAAGATAATGATAAGATAGAAGATTATGGAACTATAGGTTCTACTGTAGAAGGTGAGAAGATAGTTGTAGATGATCTATCTGCCTATGATGCCATGGCAGTTAACATCTATAACGATACTTTAAATTTAAATAAGTTCTTAAATGAAAACTATATAAGACTTATTACCAAGATGTTCACTAATTTGACTGCAACTAATTTTAGAAAGTTCCTAGAACAGTTTAGTGAATATGCTACACTAAAGGCAAGAGCGGGTGAGAGTAATGCTACTCTAACTAAAAAAGGTATACCTTATGAGTTACTGATAGGTCCTGAGATCTTGATTCACACCATTATCCAAAAATCCTATCGTTACTGCATGCAGAATAATGTCAATCTTAAACCACTTGAGATACTAAGAGCTCTTAAAGATGTGTATTCATCTTCTCGTATTTCAGATCCTGGTATTCTGCAGATAAGAGCTACTATGGCTCATTTGGTATTAGAGCTGCAAGATAGTAGACGTGAAGTAGTACTATCAGCTTTAAGAATAGCTTTTGTGATATACATCATTATTCTCTCATTCAAATTCCTCAAGGAGTAAACTTATGCCTACACTTGATTTGAAATTTGAATTGTTAGAGCATCGTCCTCTACCACCTGAGTATTTAGATTTTATCTGTACTGGGTTACATGAGAATATTGAGCAACAATTAAAATACTTATCAGCTCAGTTAGGTTATGCAGTAACTTACAATGCTAAGAAACTTCACGACCACCGGCGAGGGATGTCAAAAGATGAATGGTTCTATGAGTACCAAAAATTAAATCTTACTGATATCTTGGTATGTTTACATAAAGGTAGAATCGTAGGCTTTGTAGAATTTATGATTCATGATCTGTTTTCAAGTTGCTATGATCTTTATGTAAGAAATTGTGCTTCAGTTGAACTCAAACAGATCTATGTAGATAAGAAATATCGAAGAACTAAAATAGGTACAGCACTTATCAATGAAGCTTATAAAAGAGCACAAAGCTATAACCACGTAAAGTATCTAACACTCAACGTGAATGCTTTTAACTACAGTGCTATAAGTTTCTTTTGTAGACTACACATGAGAGTTGCTGAAAATCACTACTGTATCCAAGATGTAACCTCGTCTAGTATGGGGTCATATCTACAGATATTAAAACCTCAGCTTCTAGATCCTAGATACGATGATCCTGCATTTGCTATAGCTTCACGACAATTACGTGAACAGATAAGAGTAGATGCACATGTGATACCAGAGCTTGGAGCTATGGAAACTCAGATCGTCAACAAAGTCTGTTACGACATCATCAATGAGAGAAGATTTGTCTGCTTATTAAATGCAGGTGAAGATGGATGGTGCAGTGCAGGTGTAGCTGGCGGCGGGATGATCCTGATGCAACCTCTTATCTTTGCACAAGATCTATATAGATCCTCTCCATCCAAGATCAAAGCTTATATCGAAACTTTGGCACATGAACTTAGAAAAGCTTATGATGCTGATACTTTCGTTATAAGAGCTACTGATAGAGATCAGTGCAAGATCTTAGAGAGTCAAGGATGTAAGTTATATCAACAAAGATACATTCTTTAAGTATAAACAAACCAGGAGTTAATGTATATGCGTTCAATAGCCATGTATCGCATACCCCGTAAAAGAAAAGTATGCGTGATAGTTTATAAAGATCAGATCTTCACCAGAATTGAAGAATTAGAGACCGAATTACTCGAGGTTAAAAAGTTTTCTAAAGCTGCTGTTGATCTTATCTTAGAGTCTCTACCAACAGTTGATGAAGAGACTATGAATGATATTCTAAAAGAACTTAACGTATCTTCTGATGTACGAGAGAAATACTTAACTGGTGTTCCTGTTACAGATAAAGAGAAAACTACCTTCCTATTAGAGAAGTTTGTAGAAGAACACACTGATAGTGATAAACCTAAGAAGAAAACTGTCAAGAAAAAGAGTAGTACTAAGAAAACTACTACTACCAAGCGTAAGACCAAAAAGAAGGGTGCCTAAATGAACCAGACTAACATATTAACTGAATTTAAATCTATTCTGGAGACTTATAGTTCAGCTCATGCTGACTATTGTACGATCTCAGATACTAAACGTGAATATTTAATAGATGGTTCTACTCTATCCGATCATGACTTATTTGTTATAAGAGCAGTAGCTTTTTACAAAGGTGGTATCGATAGTCTATCCCCAACTTTGTTCACATCTTCCGTACTAGAAAAGAATGGGTTATATAAACTTACGATCTCCTCTCGTGGCGAAGAAGGATTTAATAAGATCATCTATGTAAAATATAAAACCACCAAAGACTAACCATACGTTGGTTTAGTGATATTTAAAAGCCAACTATGCTCCGCTTGTTACTTCCTAGTTGGTTCACTAAACTGTTCTTATGCAAAGAATAAAACTGTTACAGATCTCCTCGGTCTTACGACTGAGGAGATCTCTTTTATATTGCTTGTACCATTTTGATCAACAGATTACGTTGACGTACTGGATCGAAGAATTCAGCACCACCTAACTGGAGCAATCCTTCTTCATATTTTTCATTAGCATCAGAGTAAGATGATACGATATCTTTCATAGCACCTATATCAGCACCTCTCATCACTGCATTAGATTCGATCTTCATGATGAGGTTGATGTAAATATAGTTACGTACTGCTTCACGACATAAAATCACAAATGGTCTTATAAGTGAAACATCCATCCCTGAGAAGTTGTCATCATATCTTAATCGAACTAGAACTTGCCAAGGTGAGAAAGCTGACTGTGGAGGATTGAATCCTAAAACATTACCTTCATACACCACAGGTGAAGGATAGGTAATTTGCACCCCACCTGTCTGGGATTGGAGAGCTGCCTGAGCTAGCGAAGTTAAGTTAGTGGAGTTACGAGCACAGAAGTTAGTTAGTACACTATTTTGAGAGGCTGATAGCTGATAAGGAAATGAGGTTTCCAGTGCAGCTGAGATATCACGAAACTCACGAGCCTCAGGAGGAATCAAAAAGGTCATACCACCTGGGGATACTCCGGATCCTAAAGGTGCAGAGGAGAAATGACCCCATTCTGCTCTTAGTGTAATATATTTAAGTTTACCACCACGTACTGAGATATCGTCACGTACTCTTTTTAGTATCACTTCCTGACGAATCTTCTCATCTACTGATACGTTGTGTGGTCCATCCGACATAAATGCCGTTTCTAATATCTCAGGTGGGATATTAGCATGGATCTCTGAGAATGCTCTATCTAAGGCACTGATCATAGTTACATAACTCCCCTTTAACTCTTCGTGCTATAGCATTTATCACTTCGTGCTATAGCATTGACCTATTTCAAAATGGTATAGTTAAACCATACAGGAGTTGAAATTATGGCAAATGCAGAATTTTTTAATAAAGTTACTTATGAAAATATCAAACAAGCCTACAACAGATGTAATTATGTATTTTTTACTCAAGGTGATTATAACCTTAATATTTTTGGCATTCGTAATGATCTCAATCGAGATAGCAATAACTTTAATGATGTCCTGGGAATCGTGTATAAAGTAAATGGTAACTGGGTAGTTAAGAAGTATGATGCTACTACTGATCCTGGTGCTAAAGTAAGATTAGCTCCTGTTAGTACTAGTGGTACTGCTATACTTGTTCCTAATCAATACAGAAGTAGCTGGAAAATAGGATTACATAAAGGCAAGTACAATGCTCTAGTGCAAGCTAAACCTGTTAGTGTTTATAGGGATAAAAATAAAGATAGCAAATTAGATATGAATCCATCTACTATCGAAACTGGTATGTTTGGTATCAATATTCATAGAGCTACTTCCAATGCTAATTACCCAAGTAAACTAGTAGATAGCTGGAGTGCTGGCTGCCAAGTAGTAGGTTCCTATAATGACTTTCAAGAATTCATGAGCATTGTCAATAAAGCTTCAAAACTCTATGGTCCTAAATTTACCTATACCTTATTTACTAGTTCTCAATTCCTAGGATAAATTACCTATGTTAGAATTTAAAAAAGAAATCTTTGTCTCTCCCAAACTACTTACTAACTATAAGCAGATCACAGGACGTGAAGCTATCAATGCTCTAAAAGATCTAGGACTTACTCACGTTACCATTATGGATGATGGTAAGGTAGGCGGTCTTGATAAGCAAGCTAGAGCTATCCATGGCTACTACGTCTATGAAAGAGAAGTTCCAGTGTTTAAGAAAAAATAAAATGCGCTAAGAGGAGTTCTATATGAACTCCTCTTGGAAAATAGATTTTAATGCTGCCTCGATCCGACTGCCAGTGCCGACAGTATCTGCGGCGCTACGGTTCGGATATCTCGAGTTTTACAGAATATCTCAACTTGGTGTGGTGCCACATCGTAGGCATTTGGGCAGACGCATATGGCATTCGCCTCATCCGTGATGCGAATGAACATTTTTAAGCATGCAGCCTTAGTTGTATATGCCACCTTGTTGGACATTAAAATCAGTGCGATATTGAGCAATACCACGTCGAAACCCTCGACACTGCGAATCAGAGACGGCATATCTGGCGTCTCAATATCAAATTCTCCCGAGAGGCTCTCAAACATGAGAGGCTCTCTCAAATTTATTTTTTCCATAATCATTTCCTCTTTAAATATGCAGCAAACCATTCGCTGCTTTAGATCATATAAGTAATATATACGCCAAATAAATCGAGAACCGATAGCACCTCTACTACCTCAAAGGTAGTAGAGAGTGCCACTAGCTATTATTTGATCTCATTGTACATCTTAAAGACAGTACCATTGCCGTTTATAGATTTGATATCATCTTCGTTGATAACACCAATTTCCAAAGCACGGTTTAAGTAGTTCTGATAGTAATCTCTATACTTAGGAACTACCTCAACGATCTCAGTTATACCAAAGGTCAGAGCACCATAACGCATAGCTACTCTCTCATCTCCATATACCCAGATCATTGTTTCAGGGATCGAACAGTATCCTGCAGCTAAGGTGATAATCGTAGCCTTACAGCTGCGAATAGCCGATACGATCGCACCTATATAAGCAGCTGTTGCATCCATGAGCTTAGCACCTAGAACAAAGGTCACTGTTTCGTCTTCTTTACGAGTATCTAAGAAGAAACATAGATTCGTTATAAATGATCTTGAGAACATCAGATCAGATGGCATGTAGATTCTAAAGTTCTTACCATCAGTAGTCTTGATACGTAGAGCGTTAGCTTTTAACTGACGGATCTTAGCGTTGACTAGTTCAGGATCTACCATCGCAGGATCAGTAAGTCTAGCCTGAGCTCTTTTAGCATCAAAAGATTCTAAGTTAGGTACTATGAACTCTAACTGCTTTTCAGTATATCCAAAATGCTCAGTTGCAACTATGTGATTATCTTCGACTGTAGTAGTAGGAGTCTCAGGTGCTGGAGGTTCTAGCTGTTTGGCTTTAGCCTCTAGACGAGCTCTAAAATCCTTAGCACTTATGTAGATCTGTTTACCATTTTGAATCTGATTTAATTCTTCAGGTAACAGATAACCCATCTCTAGTGCTTGAGATAACAAAGTCTCGTTAACATATCTAACCTGATCTTCAGCACGCTTGGCTATAAGTGAGGATACTCCAGAGTCACCGTGCAGTGACATGTGGATCATCAAAACACCCATGTCTTCCACGATCGCATGCTGAGGTTTGGCTGCATTGTGAATAAGACAAGCAGCTGATGCACACAAACCACGAGCGATAGTATAAACTTGTGCTTTAGAATGATGGATAGCCGAAGAGATGATGGAACCTGCTGATATATATCCTCCAGGGGAGTCAATATATATCTTGATAGTATCTCTCTCAGTTGCAGTTAATAAAACATCGATAAGATCCACATACTCATCAACATCCATAACCTCTGAGATCAGATAAGCTACTGTATCATGAGTTCCATCATTTAACGTCTTAGTAAAGACAGGGCAATATGGTTGCCCTCTACCATCTAAAACTATACCTGTAGGTTTAGCTGGAGCATCTTTAGGAGTAGGCGCTGGTACTTCTTTTACTTCCTGTACCTCAGTTGCTGCTTTATCTGCCATTTTAGCAGTAGTATCCTGCCAATTATCAGGTTCACTTGCAGTTAAAAATGCATCTAAATTAATCATGATGTCTCCTATAGAGGATTGAAGCTGCATCTATGATCTCGCCACTTGGCATAAGTAGTGAACGTTTACCACAGATATTAGTTGCAATCAAATTATCCATAAGGGTGATGTTACGTTCATTATAAAGACGATTAATATCACCTTCTGTGATCATAGGTAGAGCTTCCATGCCAGAGGATGAAGCAATAGCTGATACGAGATCTTGTTTTACAAAATCATATTCAAAAGCTTCTTGACCTGCGTAACGTTTATTGGTAACTTCAAATCCTGGAGCATTTACCGCATCAAAGGTTACGATGATCTGTATCTGACGATACTCATAACCCTGGCGAGGACCTGTCATAGGTAAACACAGAGATCTAATACTAAAGGAAGTATTGTGGAAAGGATCCTTTAATGATTCCTCTAAGTATTTACCATAAGGTCCGTATGGTTTAACTTTAGCTTTGATTCTATAAGCAGGTTCACCATTGATAGATACTGGATTCTCGTCTATCCAGATCTTACCGAAGTAATGTGAGATATAGTGTTCATCAATACGCAGTAATCTTGATAAGTCATCTTTAGTTTCAACTACTGGATGACCCCATTCACCTGCTAGATATCCTTCACGTAGACAGATATTAAATCTACCCTGAGGATCTGCCATAGCGTTGATAACACTTTCAGGATCATAGATAACTTTGTTACGAGTAGGAACACCTATACAGCCTACTACGATCTCATAGAAACCATTTTCATCTGGCTCTAGTGATTTTAATTTATACCCATTGACGGATTCTAACTCGCCACAGGAAAATCTATAATTAGCACCCATAAGGAAGAACTCCCACTTCTTATCTACGGAATAAATCTTCAAGCTCAACGTTTTCATCTGACTGATTTAACAATGCAGCATTATAACCTTGTTGAGCATAGGAACCTGCGATCTTAGCAAAGGTTCCTGTTAAACCATTACTGATATCAGTTAAAGTAATACGCTGTGGCGCTCTCACCATGTCGGTATTACGATAAGGAATGTTAGCATCATTAGCATCACGAAATAGGTGAGAGTAAATAATCTCCAATACTGCGTGATCTGCCGAAATTCCTTTACCAGTACATTCTTTTAAATCATCAAATAAAAATGCCACATTATCGTAGTCTATGTACAAAGGCATGTGCCCAACCGACATAAACTCACGCCAACAAGTATATCCTACTTTATCGTTTTGTACTAAGTTTAGATTAGTAACTACCTGACCACCTTTATCAAAAGAGCAGACATAGAACTTATCTTTCTTAGCTTCGTTATCGTCAGGTGAAATACTCTCTTGATAGATATCAGTAGGATACATCTCGATCGTTGTAGGTAGCTGTAACCCACATTCGTATTCATCGTTAACTACCATTTTGAAGATACCTAAAGTTTTCACAGTAGCACCTAGCTCTAGAAAACCAAAGGATTGATAACGTTCTGGGATATAGCATTCAAGCTTGTCACCTAGAAAACGTACACAGTTATCTTCTGTGGATAGTTCAAACAGATCAGCTATTTCAGAAGGAACCATAATTACAACCTATTTAAATAGATACACCATCGAAAATGAACTATCCGAGGCTAACTTATTTTTAAGATGTTGACAATCTGTCTTATAGATCAAAGATTGCTTTAAATCTTTTTCATACTCAGTAAAGTATAACTCATCTATAGGCTGCAGATCTAATTGTTTACGATCTACATAAGCCGAGGCATGATAGGTATGTACTGTTTGAGTATTATCTCTTATCAGTAATCCATTATCAGAGTACAAATCGATAGTAAGCCCACGGCGCCACGTAGTTAACCTTACCCTTGATACATACAAATTAGCTGTTCTGACATAGAGTACAAAACAATCTCCACTCTTATTACCTTCAGTTAGAGTATTACTAAAATAAGTCAAAGGATCAGATACTGCTGGATAATCTAACTCAGCATGAGTTCCATACTCATCTTGACAGTACGCTCTATAAGCTAATACTCTTGCAAAATTATAAGTTGCAGGGAAGAGAGTAAAGTTATGCTTATTCTTAATACGTAACATATCAGGTAGAATAGGTATACCTGCTAGCACTACTATTGGAGTATAGGCAGAAAGATCTAGTGGAGTGTTAAAATGCCAAGTAGAGGTTAGATTTAATCTACTGTTAGTTATAATCGTAGTATTAGCTAGCGCATCTTTAGTTATCACTAGATTTTGTACTAGGATATCTCCTAAATCAGAAAAGTCTAATAACTGTACTTCTGGTATCTTACCATTCCAGCAGAGCTCGGATCCACCCACTCCGTAAAGATAGTTATTGATCTTATCGTAAGAAGGCCTACATACAAATCCATTTACCACAGGTACGCAGTGTGATAGATCTGGATAAGTTGCAGGTAATTCTGACTGTAATGAGATCTTGATATCTTTTAATTTATAACGTAAAACTGAGATATTACTCTTACCAGTTTCATGATCAGCGTAGTCTAAGTTGAAAGTATTATACACATTCAAAGGATCCCAGGCTACTAGTGAAGTTTTAAGCTTATTAGAACCTGCGGCATATCCTGGAAGGTATGCTTTGTAGCCATCGATATATTCATCTGTTAAAAAGTCATCTACTTCATCCCACGTTGTATATGACACTGATGGATAATCTTGCTGCAATAAAGTAAAATCAACTACGTGTTCATTTACATACTCATCTACACAAGAGATGAGTACTTGGGTATTTACAGTCATAAGATCCATGAGACCCACAGGTGTGATCTTATCTCTCGCATATAGCGTAACCTTGCGAGCATCTATCAGATAAATATAATCAACGGTATACATCTTAAACCTCAGAGGACGCGAACTATACCATCGTCGTATTCCCTTGGAGTTAACGTAAATAGAACTATCTTCTACCTAGTAAAAGGTAGAAGATAGTAGCACCGATCATGATACTTAGAAGTTAGGTGAAGCACAGAAGGTAATATAACCTACCTTAGTGTCAACACCCTCAGATGAAATAGCTCTCTCCACATAGATATTGCCAGGAATAGCATTCTCTTTTACAAACGATTGGAGTGCAAAAATGAGTTCATTTAACCTGGACTCGGTTTCTTCTGTGAGCAGATATTCACCTAAAAGTACTGATGAGCTGTTGTTATAAATAAATGCATCGATAGCAGGTTTATAACGTTCAGCCAAACTGTCATCCTTGATAGTTGAGATCTTAAAGGCATTTAACTTATCAGAGTCAGAGAGTGATAGTAAATATTCTGTAAGCTCATCTAAGATACGCGATCTGTCTTCCATAACCTTTGGTAATGGAGCAGAATAGCCTATGTTAAGAGCAGTTAAAGCTTCACCTAGGGTGTACCTACGAGTATCTTCAGCAACTGGTGTCTGTAACCACCTTACTTCTAAGAAACAATAGTCAGTACCTAATAAGGTATAGTCCTTATCTTTCTCTAAGGTATACTTATACAGTATCAAGATAGGTTTGTTAGCTATCTCATCAGGTAAGTATACATGTTTGGTGCAATCTATGTTACAAGGCATAATCACAGCGTCTAAAGCTTCTCTAATGGCAGCTGTGAAAGTAGTACCGCGAATACTCAAACATTTATTTGCAACTACTCCTTGGGAGTCATCAGTATCTAAAGTGGCATGATAGTAGGTAAAAGCACCACCTTGAACCATGGGAACCTTTGGTAAATCGTAGCCTTCGTTACCAGCTTTTTCAGCTCTCTTTTGAATAATGGCAATAGTACGCAATGAATCACCGTGGAAGATAACTTCATGTTTACCGTACTGAGAGGACTGAATAGCTTTCTCAATATCCACGATAGATTTCTTACCAAATTTAAGATCGAATTCACGATCATTAAAGTTAGTAAGTTTGGCAACTACTCTGGCAGTACCGCCATGCTCAGGAATAGTTTCCTTTAACACCACTGAAGTTAGTTTAACTTTAGTAGATTTTCTATCAGCTAAAGCTAATTTCACAAAGTAGAACTGAGTTGGTTTAGCGTCAGTAGCTTTGTTAACAACAGTTTTAACCTTACGTTTGAAGTTTAAGATCTTCTGAGTTACATACTTGACGGCATCTACATAGAAATTCTCTTGACCTTCCACATAAGGAGTAGCTAGCATAGAACTTATATGACTACTTATGATAGGATCAGTTATCCATCCTAACGCTTCCTCTCCAGGCAATGCATCATCTTCTTCTTCAATGATCGCAGGATCAGCTACAGGAGTACGTTCATCCTGTCCTTCAGAGTCATCAGCACCAGATGCAGTACCAGCTCCGATATCGTTCTGAGGCGACACTTCATCTACGTTACGATCTTCAACCTCTTCTGGTTTAGCAGCGTTCTCTTCACGCTCCCAGCCATTCTCAAGGTTATCCATCTCAAGCTTAGACTGTTTAATAGTGAGGGTATCAAACTCTATTCCTAACTGAGATTTAGTATAAGCTAGAACTCCTAACTTCATATCAGGAATTAAGCATTCACCTTCTTTAAAGGTAGCAGTAGTCCTAGTGAATGAACCTACATCCTCTAATACCAACTGTTTTACAGAACCATCTTTGAATAATTCTACCCTGCACTCTGATACATGTTTATAATTAGGTTTTGTAAGACCTGCAAATTCACTTAGGTCGTACTGAGTGTTACTATTCCAGCTGGCTACACCTTGGTGGACGTTCTTAGGTTTCTTAGCTATTAAAGTTATAGGGTGATTAGTTGGTAATACTACGATCTCATCGTCATCGTAGTACACGTCATTACTCTCTTGGGTAACTCGTCTTTCCTCACGTTTTTGCGACCTATTAGCTGCACCACCTGATTTATCAAATTCATCTAGAAGGTAAAGTACTTCTTTAGTAAGAGGTACATAATCGCTAGGTCTCAAACCTGCAGTATTTAGAATGAGTACGCATACTCCATAACGGAATAATCCATTTGATCCAAACTGTTTAGCCTTTTCGAGGTTCATAGCAAACGACATAGGTCTTTCTAACTCTACCTGAAAAGGTTTATTCTCTTTATTAGGATCGATGTCGTTGTAAATCCAACCGTTACGGATAACACCCCAATCGTAAGAGTTACCACGAGCAACGCCTCGATACAGATACTTAGGCAGACGTATCTTCTGACAAGCCTGAATACGTTGACCTACTTCTCTTAATTCAGGGATATCTGGACGGATCTTATCCCAGTTACGATTGTATCTAAACCATCTGTGAATAACATTCATATCTTTAACACGCAGAGTTCTACGTAACTTGTTGATAGCTACTCTATCGAAGTTGACCATAGAAATCTTACGTCTGATAGGAGGAATGAAGAAGTTATCTCCTATACCCTCCATACCGGCTTTGGCGTAATACTCTTCTAATGTCTCATCCATAATTAATCATCCTCATCGTTATAAGTACCAGCTACTACATCAACTGGAACACCATAGAGGATGTTGTATACTCCAGATGTCTCAGAGGATTCTTCTAAGAACTCCATGATAACTGTTCTACCAGTTAAAGTACCGGTTCCTAAAAGAGGGGTAAATGGTTTGTTGCAGCTTAAACTTGGTATAGCACCGCCTACTATCAACTGACCTGTTGAACTATCACGGAAAGTAAAATAAGTAGGAGTAGGAGCTATAGTCTCCTCCGCTTGTGGATCATAAGGGGCATTGGCAGGATACCAGAATGAATTTAGTATCGCCTCCCAACTACCAAAGATAGAAGTAGGTATAAAGAACTGTGATAATGTTGCATCGTAGTAGATGATAGGTCTTCTTTGCAGAGCACTATCAGTACCATAGATAACATTAGTCTCAAAGGTATCTCTAAAGCTATATCTTACATAGTTATTAGGATTCCAGACAGTTATATATAAAGCCTGTACTACTACAACTTCAGTTGAAGATGCAAAGGCATTTTGAAGATCAGCAGTAACCTCTACATGCTGCAGAGTACCCCATTTGTCTGAACTACCATCAAACTCATAACCTGTGTTATAAGTTACATAGTCAGTAACTTCAAAGCAATGATCTCGATTAGTAGTATAAGCAAACCAATGTAGCTTCCAAGCACCTGATTCGTATAACGGCACTACTGACAATTTTACACTATACTCATCTGTCTTCTTAACTGTGATAACTTTAATAGACTTAGTGATGAAAGTAATATTGTTAGCAGTAGTAGCAGATTTTGAATCTACGGTCTCTTTTCTATTTAGTAAGTATTTTAATACCAAGGTCTGAGCGTATCCTGGGAAGGATGGAATATAATCAGAAGTACCAAATATGAAGCAAGAGGCATTATCTATATCTACATATTGTTTAGTACCATCAGCATATACTAAATAAGGTCTGATGTTTAGAGTATTGATATCTTGCTTTTCGTAGATATATACTTCATCAGACGATACCTGCTGAGGTGATTCAAACTCCAATCCAGTAATAGGTACAGTATGAGTATTTAAATCATTAAGCACAACGGCTGATCTTACAAATAAGGTAACCTGAGCTACCTGATTGCCTAGATTGTTAAATACTCTTAAAATAACAGTTTCACCTTCTGTCAAGGAGATAGTTGTATGACAGTTAGTCGGGTATCTCTTAGTTACCTCAGTCGCTGTTAACGCGCACATAGGAACTCTGTTAGATACGAACTCACCTGTGCTGTCATAGTACATAGATACGATAGTCTCAGTACCATTGTCTTCTGCTCTTGATAAAGTATACTCAACTAAGTTATTACCAAAGAAGATGAGTTTAGCATCTACCATCAGTTTAGCCGGAGATACTCTGTTATCAAAATACAAAGAGAATTCATCGTTACCATATGAAATCTGCTTTACATCAGATTCACTGGTATCAGCGATGGAACAAGGAGATAAAGTTACTTTATAGGTATCTGTATTACGAGCAGATACGTACCATAAAGAACCATCTTTCTTCATGACCCTACTGTATAAAGACGGGAATATCTTACCAGAGTCAGGATCATCCGGATCGTAGATCTCGTCATATAACAGACAATCAATATTGTTGTCGTCATAGACGATAATAGTGCGACCCGACACAGTAATGGTTGTTGAATCAGCCATGGTTGTGAACCTCGGAGGCATAAAAAGAAAAAAGGAATATACGTATACGTTAGCGCTATTTCATGGCATTAAAACAGATAGCATAAGGTAGTAGTGTGTATTCCACACTACTACCTTGATACCCTTTATTTTATTCGTGATACTTGGCCTCATCACTGAAATATGTTCCTATAACATCAAACGACGGTGAGGTTATAAATTCCTTAGGCCAGATGAATTTATCAGAGATGCCCTTACCATGATCTACTTTAAGACCAGCTTCTTGGAAGATCTTAAGTATCAAGGATGAACAGATAAGTGCTTTTTGCTTAGTTTTGGTAAACTCTTCGTTATCCTTGGTATGATCACCACCTGAGAATATATGACCAAATACTGATCCTACTAAAGCTGCACTGTCATATTTAGTCTGTTTTCGATAGTGTTTGTACATTTTAGCTAGAATAACTTCAGCAAGTGCTGCGGTGATCTTTTTATGTCTGCAAATAACAGCGCCTTCGTGTTGAGTTAAAAAAGTTCTAAGTGAAGCTTTAGTTATATTGTCCTTGCCTGCAAGTACTCCGTACCCTATTATCTCTTCAGCTTTGCGGCCTACTAATTTAGAAGAAGTAAAGGATGATCCTTGGATCATTTGGTTGGTCGCAGTCACAACTCTAGCACCAATACCACTTGAGATAACATACTGCTTTTTCTTATAAGGAATGAGAACATCAGCCTCTTGAATAGTAGATACAAACTCAGAGGCATTCAATTTAGGTTTAGTAGCTACTATACGTTTAATCTCAGAATCGGCAACTTTAAATTCTTCGCCTGCTACAATAAGTTTATTGATGTCATCTATTAAAACAGGAGATTGACAAATTTCATAGACATAAGCTTCAAGAGCAGATATTAATTGCTCAGAGTCATTAGAATCCTTAAGTATCTCCTGCGAATTATTCTCTCGTAAAAAGGCTTGCAAATCGATAGCCATACCAAGAACCTCAGAACACGAAAACAAACTATACCATAAGCTTTAGCGCTATTTCATGGCACTTGACTGCTAAGACAGATAAGTAAGCACCACCAGTAGGTACTAGATACCTACTGGTGATAACTTTAATATCTACTGTATCTTAAAGATTGAGGTACTACGAAATCACCATCTTTCATGTAGAAATCATAATTGATGGTAAAATCATGCATACCTGCTTTAAGTCTTACTAAAGTTATATAAAAGTTATTATCCTTCTCCTGTAGACCTATCTTAAACCCAGGAGATTTAAATTGTCTGTTAGTGAGCTCTACTAACTTATCTAAATCCTCTTTGGTCACTTCTTGTTCATCTTCAGCTTTACTACCAGTATCAAATCCCAATATCGGTGTCTCTTTGATGATACCACACATAAATGATTTCCAATCGTGTGCATGATATTCATCATGAGTAAACTCAGTATTAGCTGCCTCTCGTAGTGGCTTGAAGACATTATCTTTCATGATAGTCTTTACAAGTTTACGGGTATCTATGATGATCTTACGTATTTTATCAGCATCTTCTGCTTTATAAGTGTACAACGTAAGACCTATCTCTTTACATAACTTCTTAAGGTTAGTAGGTTCAGATACTACAGGTGACAATTCTCCTGCCTCGCGTGCCCAGGTTACAAGCCTTCTATGCTTGTCGTTTGGGTCAGGTTGCATGTCCTTGATGTGTACCTCAGGGTTGATCTTAAACTCTTTTAAAGTAAGTTCTTTTTCTGCGGCTTTATCAGAGGTCATGCCTACCTTACGAGTTAAATTATAAGTGATCATAGATCCTTTATAATCTTGCAGGTAGTATTTTAGTAACCCCTCACGAGTAGTAGCTTTATCTACTAAGTATTTCATCTTAGTTATGTGGTTATCAGAGAAATCTATGAACCATTGCGGTATCTCAGATTTCTTATCCCAATCTCTGAAAAAGTCTAATATCTTCTGTACTAGACCTTCCTGTCCTGGGATACTATTCTCCTGCATAGGCATTCTTAGACTCCTCAGCAACTGAATACAAAGTAGCATCTACATTGTCAGGTAAGTATCTTGCAACTAATGTATCTATGATAGGTTTGTATTCAACTGGTACCTCGTAGTTAGTATACTGAGGATAGAAGTCTACAAATCTCTGATCGATACCTTTATTGACTAGATCGATATCCTGTAAATACTTATATGAACTTACAGCTAAACTCAATCTATTCAAATCAGGATCTGCTGCAAAGTTTAGATTACCTGATAACAGATTTTGGATAAGATCGTTAGTAAAGATACTGTAAATACGATGCTTCTTCTCAAGTACAATAGTCTCAGGGTAGGACTTATTACCACCTGAAGATGAGGCATCATCTGTAAAGTATTCTTGCAGTATCGCTCTACGAGTTTCCATTTCGGTAGTGTAATCCGAGTATAGCTCAATAAAATTAGTTACTACTTGTGAGATGATGGTTTTGATCTCCCAGATAGCACCAGTTGGATATTTGCCCTTTGGTATAGAAGTATAGTATCCATGGTTGACTGTCTGAGTCTCTAGTAACCCATCAACGTGAATCAGTGAAGTATTGAAATACTGGAAGTTGATAGGAGTACTATCAAACAACTCATCGTTAACTTCAAAAGATGCTGACTGATCTACCACACTTTCAGATGTTAAAACGATATCTACTCTATTAGTAGTATCTGTTGTGAAATGATCCATCGTCTGAATCACCACTTCACGTACTGCTAACTGATTTAGATCATCGTGAACTTCGTGCAATACATAATCTATGTTAGGTACTAGATACTTACCGTTGTAGTAGACTGCTATGTGCGAGGCTTGGATAACTGGTACAAGATAACCATCAGCCGTCTGAGTATAAAGAGGTATAACTACGTTATCACCTGTCTCTATCTGCTCATCTATGTATACAGTATTAGCTCTGGTTGCTAAAGGATTTTCAATTAGCATGAAGCTGTCTGTATAAACTGAGTTGAAGACTATCTTAGTTCCTGTAGAAGTTGCACTAGTAGCATACGCATTACCACTCTCATCCATCTTCTTATAAGAGTAGTTATAAGTACCACCCACGCCACGAGAGGTATTCTCAACTCTCTCATAGACTACTGGATTTGAAAATGGTACTTCGATCTCATGCGATCCTGTTACCTTAAATAGATAAGGAGTGATCTTAGTATCACTTAAGTGGAAGATGACTGTAAGTCTATCTCCTTGGTTGATAACTAGACTATCTGAGAACTTGATAGTAACCGACTCATCTGTAACAATATGTGAAAGATAAGAAGGCGAGATCATAACCCCATTGATGTAAACTACAGGATATACCGAGTTACCTGAATACAAAATAGGGTATGGGAAGGATAACTGACCTGTAAAGCCATCAGTTATCGTAACTGTTCTTATAAGCTTAGCTAGAATATCAGCTACCTGATAAAAACCCAATACTTCTATATATTCATCCAAACTGTTACTATGCTCAATAACACCGTTAGGTGAATCAAACATCATCCTAACGTATTTGGTATTTTCAAGATAGTCAGCAGTCCACCAGGTGATACGTTCATCTCCCTTACCTACTAGGAAGTTTACGATATCCTTATCTGAGTGTTTATCTGAATACAAGAGTTTTAGATAGTTAGACTCCTCTATGAGAGTATTATCTTTAGCATGTCTACGTACTACTACGTGTACTGAAATCTCTTGCTCATCTAGATAATCTCTATACGCATCTAAAATATATAAAGGTATACCGTAGTCGTTGTGGGTAACCTGAGTTACTGCACGATTAGCAGCTCTGTGAATATACAATCCATAAGGAGTAGTACCCTCTACTCTACGAGCATAGAAATCTACTGTGTTATAAGTAAAGATCTCATTATTAGGGTTATACCCTTTAGGTATATGGATAAGCTGCTTGTAGATCCCATCTGTAGTAGATCTATAAGTAGGATTTTCCTGAGAGGTAGTTAAATCTATATCACAGGCAAATACAATATTACGATCTACGATGTAATCTATGTAAGAGCCTTGGGTTAAAGCTGGAGGATTAATAAGTGAAGTTACCTCTACTCCATTTTTGTACATGATAACTTGATCATCACTATCTCTTAAAGATAGAATTGCATCTAGCTGAGATTGATAAGCATTTATGTTGGTAGTATCGGCGATATAGACAGATGCTACTTTGATATCGTTAGGTATGTCGCTATCGTAGTAGACAGTAAGATATACTCCTTGTGATTTAGGAGTTATCCTACACTTAGCTACTGCAGATTTTTTGACTGCTAAGTAGACTAGAGTTCTGGTACTATTGAATCTATAATAAACTGCTCCTTTAGGGAACATAGCACCGGTAACTCCATACATGTCTATTTGAACTCGATACTTATTGGTGATAGTTGCAGTATCTATCCACTCTAAGGATGGGAAGAGTAAGCCTATAGGTAATTCATCTGCGCCATATACCCAAACGTAGTATGCTTCGTTAGTAGTAGGCAGATAAAAAGTACCATCGGTTACTTCTAAAGATCCAGTTATAGGTCTTTGAGTTAAGAGTATAGGTTTAAGATTGATTCTGTACTCAGATACAGATTCATTCCACACATTTTGAAACAGATACAAGTTGAGTGCATGTGCACACACTTGTTCACGATTAAAACTTGTATCAGTCACTTTAGACTAACCTCTCACTTCGTAGATAGTAGGATCTTCTAGCAATCCTTTGAGGAATTTAGATTTACCTTCATTGATAAGCATCTTGTTATTGGCAAGCTGATAAACTAAAGGTATCTTGTTACCACCTAATGCTAAGAGCAAAATATATACCCAGTATGGTGGGAACTCTAAAGCTAACTGAGATGTCAATGCCTCAGGACCTAGGTGACCACATAACCCTACAAATACTTCACGAGTAAAATGATTCATCTTAGAGGATACGTGGTTAGATAATAATGAGCAGAGCTCTTCTAAGGTTAACCCTTTATAAGTGATCTCAGATACACCTTCTGCTAACTCATATAAGTCACGATCTGACATAGTAGGACACCAGTTGACTCTACTGTAGATAGGAGGATGTACTAGATCTGAACTATCAGGAGATAACCTCTGTCCCATGAAGATAGCAAGGATAGCACAGATGCGATCTTGTTCAGCTAGATTCAAGGCAAATTGCTTGGCTATCTTGGTTGATAATGTCATGGTATAGGATTTTAGGGCATATACCAACAGTGATGGGCTAAGCCACATATCTGCGTCGTGGTAGGTAGCTGTAAGCTGCCCACGAACAAAGTAATTCATGAAATTATCAACTGATGACAGCTCATACGTTGAGCTGTTACGGTTATATGACAATGTATTTGAAATATTAACCAATACCTTGTCTCGTAATTTCGGAATAGTGCGCACAGCTTGTCCACCTGGTGTATGCTTTAAATCTATCGTAAGATTTGACATGGTGAGCAACTCGGGAATAGATGTATCAGTTTTCCCTGATATATTGATCGCTGCAAAATTATCGAGTGTTCCAGATTTGACCATTTGGTCGAACACATTCGCAAGTGGTGTTTTTAGAATCGTGCGTATAGGTGTAATCAACTCAATGAGATCTTGAGTAGATACCATTGAGCTCTGATTTGCTACGACGTATTTCAGCATACTAGATATTCCAGTAGAAAATCCTGCATACTTGGAAAAACTAGTGTCAAAAAACTTACACTTCATCAGTTGATTTCTCCAACATAAATGCCTAAAATGCCGGTAAAACCGGCGTTCTATAGCATAGCTCAATCACGTCTGGTATTAATGAACCTCAATTTAGATAGGTAATTTAGATGGCTAAAGTCTATACACATCCGCACTGGAAAACCAGTGTTATTGATGAGTCGATAGCAACTGTCCTCAACAGGGAAGTGCTTCCGCTATTTTTACCGATCTTCTTTATGCGTGCTCAACAGGGCGTTGCTGGTACTCCAGTTTTCTGCCGTACTTATACAGAAGCAGTTAAAGCTTTTGGTGAAGGTACTTTTAATACTACTTCTAAGTACTTCTCCCGTGAAGCTAGATACCTAAACGGTCTGTTTGCCAGACAGGGTGCTTTTATAGTGCGTATGGTTGATTCTAACGCACAGTATGCATCTGCTGTATTAGAGCTGAAGGTAAAGAAGGTCAGCGTACCTCAGTACGAAACTGACTCTTCAGGTTATTACGTCTTAGATGATGATGGTAACAAAGTTCCTCTGATGGATAGCTCCACTAACACTCAGATCTCTGAGGATGGTGTTGAGTTAACCTGGAACGTTCGTCCGTTAGACATCGAAGGCGGCGAAACATTAAAGAACTTAAACCCTACTACTTATAGCTCAGGTAACGATGAATATGTTGTTTACCCAATGGTAGCATTGAAAGCTAAGTATGTAGGTGAATCTGCTAACAACGTTGGCTTCAAGCTGTTTGTCGATTTGGACAACTTAGATGATACTCTGGCAACTAACGTAGGTTCTATTCCTTACACCTTTGGTGCTGTAAAGAAGACCTATGGTCAGGACACCGTATCTCCTATTCAGTCCTCCTGGCAGAACCAGTATGAAGACTTTGTTGTCAAACCAGATCAGGTTGACAGCCGTGTAGCTCGCAACGTATCCTTCAAACAGGTTATCGCTGAGAACTACGATGCTGACGATCTTCCATTTGACATCGTTATCTACGATGATAACTTCAAGACTGTAGGTGCAGCTATCCAGGAAGTGGAGCCTAACGATACTACTATCGCTGATGATCCATTCATGGTTAACCTTGCCTCTGCTTACAATATTGAAGGTATCCCTATGACTCACGTTGTCTTCTCAGATGACAGTGCTGTTTTAAATGATACTTTCATTATGTACATGCAAGGTGGTGCTGATGGTGATATCACCGATGACGCAGTCGAAGCTTTAACTCGTCAGTACTTAAAGGATCTTATCTATCCTGAGATCTTAGATCAGCCTAGATATCCGTTTACCCACATCATCGACGTTGGTGTAACCCTAGAGACCAAAGAAGCATTCATCCAGTTCATGGGTGTTCATGATGCATTTAAGGTCATTCTGTCAACTCAGGATACCTCATTGGGTCGCTACAACACCAAAGCAGAAGATTATAGTTTGGGAAGTGCGCTTTATGCTAAGTGCTTACTCCAGCCTGAATCTACTGAAAAGGGCACTGAGTGCTGCCGTGCTACTATCGTACAGCAAGCTGGTAAAGTTGCAGGAGATAACTCTGGTGACATCGTTCCATTTACTTATGATCTGATGTTGAAGAAATCTCTGTATCTGTCCACTTCTTCTATTAACGGTATGCCTGCAGGTCTTCCTAACTCTGCTATTGAGACTTACTCAGAGTGGAATTGGATGCCTTGTGATGCTGACCACAAACAGAGAAGCTGGGATAGTGGACTTAACTATGCTCAGTATTACGATATGACTTCTATCCACTGGCCTGCACTGCGTAGTGTATACAGATATGACACTTCAGTATTAAGCTCCGACTTCTTTACTGATGCTATCATCTTTGTTAAACACGTAGTACGTTATCAGTGGTCTGTATTTGCAGGTGTCGAGATGAATTGGAGTCGCTTCCAGTCTCTTGCCACTAAGTCTATCTCCGATAATCTGGCTGCGGTATTAAACGGTTATATCCAGTCCTCTGTAGTTCTCTCTCAGAACGAGCAGGAAGCTGCTTTAGGTTATGTAAGTCATGTAACTGTAACCTTAGTTGGCAACCCACAACAGAGAGTTTGGGATATTGACATCGTTTGCCGTAGAAGCGGTTATTCGTCTTCATCGGAGGAGTAATAAATGGCTGATAATTCTCGTTACTATCGTTCAGCTTTTATGGACGATGCGTTCATCGATAAAGCAACTCAGGTCGGGTCTTCTCCAGACCGCTGGGTCTCTAACGTTGCACGCTCAGGTCAGTTAGGTACTGGCGTTCGTTTAAATAAGTTAGACGGTGCCACTCCGATGGTGTTCCATCCTGCACAGATCGTTGTACTCTCACTCCCATCTATGTGGGATAAGTACCCGATGCGTCAGGAGATGTTAAGATCTCTGATCGAAACTCACGCTAAGAGTGTAACAGGTATAGACGTAAGTTATACCTTAAATACTGCTGATACTCCAGTAGGACACGATGGACAGACCATGGCTGTTCCTACTAACACTACTCGTGCACAGGTGAACCCATCCTTCACCTTCCAGGAGTACGGTGGTAATATCGTCTACGATCTCTTCAAAGATTGGATGTTTGATATCAACCATCCTGATACTAATGCATCTCGTATGCCATCAGTATTAACTGATACTTCTACTATGCCAGCATGGTACATGAGCGCATACACAATGTCTATCTGTGTTATCCAGTACGACCCATCAGGATTACCTGATCGTATTCAGGACGCGGCGATCATTGTGAACATGTTCCCAACTGGTACTGGTGATCTTGGCTTCGAGCGCAATATCAACCAGAGTAAGTTGATGGAGCGTTCCATCTCCTTTACTGGTATCATACAGCACAACGAGAACACTCGTGAAACTGGTCGTCAGATCGCTAACCTGCTGCAGTTACATCGTATCAACTACGACTTCGCACTGCCAGGATTGGCTGGTACTTCCGAATTCACCTCTGATTCTCGCACTGGTGCTCCTATCGATCCTCAGATCCGTAGCTTCGGTGGTCTGGAGTATGAAGCTGGTCCTACCAACAAGATGACTCCAGTTGACGGTGCTATCGCTCAGTTCAAACCTGAACATGACACTGCTAACACTACTGCCCCTGAAGGCAATGCCGCTATCTTAACTGGTGACTATGGTACTCGTACCGAGTCTAACTCAGTTAACGATAAGGTTCCTGCCTCCGGCGCAGCTACCTCTAACGGTGTTTAAGAGTATCGTTATAGTTAGTAAGAACACTCCTCTCTTCTTGAGGGGAGTGTTCTCCTTTATACCTTTTTATAAAAAAATAAGAGAGCTAGAAGCCCCCTTATCTTGGATATTAATCGTCGAAATGGAATAACGAGGCGAACAGCTTACGCCACTCTTCGTCAGTTACAGGAATCTCGGCATCTGGTTCTTCTGCCAGATATGCCTTCATACAGTAAGTCCGCATGACGTACTGATCATCGTTATCAATAGCCTTTTGCGCCTGTTTGTTGGCGCGGTAATTGATCTCTGCTGCAAGATCTTCTAGCCTACCACTTGCTTCCAGCAGGTCATAAATATCTCCTACCAGAACTTTCGCTCTAATGTTATCAATCATTTTTAAAATTTCTGTTTTGGTCATCTGTGCCATGATTGTTCTCCTTTAAACCGGTTTACTACCTTTATCACTTAAATAATATATATTTATTTTACATCGATAGCTGGTTGATAAAAATTACCAAAGTAATAGTAAAGTTTATAGAGGCATGTGGTGACCATACTAACTTTCATATAAGGAGATAACATATGAAAATCAATTCACCAGAGCTATGGCTCGCTATACAACTTGTAGCCGCTGGAATAAGTCTCGGGATAGTTCTCACGGACTTTATCCACGATTTGACTCATTCAAAATAACCACGATATATCTAGATACATCTTCCTCCTAAAAGAGGAAGATGTATCTTTATCTATGTTAAACTGTTAATACGATACCAGATGAAGTTACCCTTACAGTACGCTCGATAGTAGCTCCAGAAACGTCTAGAGGATACCCTAGGGAGGTTTCATGAGCATAGAGCTGAGTGTATGCAGCCTCGGTGTAATCGATACTTGTAGTACCATCTGCACCAGTTGTACCTGCAGTGGTAAAGTCTGAACCACTGAAATATCCTATCTCAGAGATTCTAGCATAACGAGTATCACCCCCATAAGCTACATTGATATACTCTAAGATCTCATCAGCAGTTACTGTCATCTTACAGTTATAGTAAGCAAGTAAGGATGAAGTAGCAGATGAAATAGAAGTGTTGGATGATGCAGCAGTAGGAGTAGGAGTTAAATTAGATGCATCTAACTCATAAGCTTCTTCTGTGTTAGTAGATAAATCAACTCTAGCATAGTGGATTTCATCTTCCCACTCTAATAATTTAAGATAGTAAAGATAATAAGCCTCACCATCTGACATTACCTTTCTTTGACGCAATCTATAAAGAGCTCTCTCAGCTGAAGTGAGATCTTCATCTACAGGTACACAACGAATCGGAATTAAGTTATAAAGATTCATATTAGTACGAGATGGATTATAAGCTGACACTAAGTTAGCATCATCAGCATTATAGCAACCACCCAAACCTACACCAAAATATCTTAACTTTGGCATCTCAGAGATTTCTGCATTAGGAAAAATATTTAAGTGGTTATTTAAAGTAAAAGCTCTATTTACAGGAAAGGTTACAGGTAAAACTGTAGATAAATTTAGCTGTGAGCCTAACAACGTGGTTACGTTGAACTGATTAGTTACAACAGATTGCATTTTTGATCCTCTTTAACTATTAGAACTAAGTCCTATGGTATCAGCATATATAACACTGTCAGCAGAGTAAGATGATACTCTTGGAACTATATTTAATTTATTTTGGAAATAGTAAGTACGAGATTGTAATGACTCATAAGGCTCTGCCCTTATATCTACCTCAACTTTACCATCACCTGGTTTATAGTCAACTATATCTGATACTATACCGGCATCAGCTGAAATGGCTTCATCAGGTGTTAGATAAGTTGTATGTGAGGTAAGATAGTTATCGTACAATACCATCCACTTATTCTCTTGGGTTAACTGCCAACCATCTACGCAGTGAAAATCTAATTCTCGCATGGTTAGATATTCAGCTTTAGATCTATCCGTCTCAAGATAAGTTACATTGTAGCTACCTAATTTAATGAAAAGATCTCGTACCGCAGTATAGATAACTTCAACTTTAGAGAAGTTACCTAGATATTTGGTATAGTCACCTTGAGATACCGGAAATAAAGCTTCAAAAGCTGCTACTGCGATATTCTCAAGCTCCACTCTATTAGACTTAGCAGTTAAAGTCTCATAGGTCGATAAGAACTGAGCACAAGATGAAGTATTGATCCAAGAGGTCCAAGAAGTATATCCAAAATCTAACTTGATAGATTTTTGAACTGTTACCTCAGTTAGATATTGCATCATAGCTACGTGATATAAATAAGAAGATGACTGTTCCATATTCTCACGTAACTTAGTTGCTACATAATACTGTTCTGATAGATTATCTAAGAAAGATGTGATCTTACCATAAGCAGTACTATCGTACTTGATAGCTGATTTTAATCCTGAAAGATTAATAAGTGACTTAGTCAAATACGCATGATTGGCTGCATATACTTCTTGAGAGATATTACTATCTCCAGGATAGGCTAATAAGAATGGAAAGTATAGCTGCCAGGTAGTAGGAAATTTAGTTAAATCATCTCCTAGATATTTACGGCAAGCATAGTGCCATAGCAATATTGCATCTTTAACTGTGAGTTCATATCTTGCAGTATCTCCTCCTTCACCTAGGGGATCTAGATAAGATACTGTATATTGTAACTTCCCTTCATTAAAACGATACATCAGAGTATCTAAGAAAAAGTTGATCATGAACCTTTCATTTCTAGTATCCAGTGGTTCACGCTTGAACTCTAAGAATTTAGTAGGCAGGATATTGTGAGGCTGCGAGGCTAACTCTTTTTCTTTTTGAGCTATAAAATCTGCATCATTACGCTCTTCAACTCCTAGCTCATACATCTTCTTATTTAAAGATGCAAAGGATTCAATACCTGTTCTCTCACCTGTTAGTAAATGCTCGGATACTATCTCAGGAGTAGTTCTAGTATCCTCTAACATATATGTACCATCTTGGTACATATCCTTATATAACAAAGATACTGCAACTTCAGGTAACAGGTTTTGAGCTAAGATCTTTAGGGTACTATTCTTACCTTTATTCTTCTGAATATAGTCTATGTTTCTATACAGCCACATAGATTGATTCAAAGTAAGTACATCTCGATAATCGCTAAGACCTTTAGATTTCAGATACTCCCAGATATGGAAACTATGAGCGTAAGGAGTCTTGATATTTCTAAATCTTTGTGTTAATAACAGATTTGGCAGATGCTGCCAAAGCATACACCAAAATGTCATCGGGTAGAGATCTTCATATTCAAAATCTGGTACCCACCACCTTACTCTTACCTCATCTAGAAAATTCTTAAGACAAGTTATCAAACTCTCACGTTCTTGAGATTCTAGTAGTGAAGCATCATAACCTAATAAGGTAAGATTAGGGGCAGCGATTGCATCCTCAATATCCCCTATGGGATATGCTATGGCTCGAATTAATCCCGTATTTAAAGGGTATTTTTCTTCTAAAGTAAAGTATTCAGTATTTGGAATCTTATACGTATTAGCAATAATTGGATGCTCTTGCAAAAGCTCTTTGGTGAATAAAACTTTAGTCTCCGACTCTGGGTCGTAGACGTACATTTTTTCATCTTTGGTAGAATATTGCCCGCATATATTTTGATAATAGGGATTCCAAGTACCATTCGGATCGGTTAATCCGTTTTGATCCATATAAGCCTGACCCATAAGGTATGCAAATGGTTCAAACTTAATCGTGACGGTTTTAAGGAAATTAATAATCTCCTGATTATAAACCTCGATTTGACTGGTCATCTGATTTTATTGAAATCCTTTTGGAGGCTAAACAATGCCTGAAAAAACTAAGGTCTCGCCTAGATTACTGCGTACCCTGTTAGGTATTGAACCTACAGCGCACGCTAACTCATCTGCGGCACCTGATAATGTTGCATTCGTCAATAGATATACTCGATCTGAAAAATCGACACTGATGCATAGATTATTCGTACGTCAAGACCCCCAAAATGCGGAGCTGACTACGGGTGGAATCATATCATATCTTCAACCAGTACATAAGAAAATAGCCGAGAAAAGCTCGTTATTCCACAAGCTAAAAGCACTTACACCAGAGATAAAACAATCAGCAATCTTAGTGGCTTCTTCTATAATGAGTCCTAATGATTTAAAAGAAGGTGAATTTACTTTTAACTTCTCTAATATCTCAGGTGTCGGTGATGATCCTGATTTATCCAACGAGCTCTCTGAGGTATTCGATCTTTACTTTAACAAGACTAAGAAATTGGGTAAAGAGAGTTTTAACTGGATTCAAAAGATCATGTATGAAGATGGCGCTAAAGCTATCTTGATACTACCTCCTGCAACTCAGCAGGCATTATTAGAACGTACTGAAGAAGATAAACGTAAGCATCAGCAAAAAGCTTATGGCATGCCTTTTAGTGCTAATAACTATCTACAAGGTTATGCAGGTGCTACTCCAGGCTTTGCTTCTTTTAGTGAGTATCTAAAAGCTGAATCTACCAAAGATCCTGATGACTACATGTGGTCAGGTAAACCTTGCACTTGGAAAGACTACTTCAAGGGCAGTACTGAAAAGGATACTCTAAGAGCTCTAGTGCCTGAAATGCAGAGCTTTGGTGCACCGATTCCACATGAATACTTATCTGAGATACAGCTGCGTAACTTAGAACAAACCAAAACTCGTAGTGCTCAATTTAATCAAGATGTCTCACCTGAATACAAAGAAGCTTTAGAGTCTATCACAGTCAATATCAGAACTACTCTAGAAGAGGGTGATGTTATTAAAGTAAGTGAGAACCCTGAAATATTAAGATTTAATGTTGCTAAGGGACTTACTGACAAACAACAGATCATTGACAAATTAAAAGAAAAGTACAAACTACGTCGCGAGTTACCTCAAGAAGATATTGTAACTTTAGAGTCTAACCCAGAAGGATATGCTCACTTTGGGCATCCTACTACGATCACACTACCTGTAGAATCTGTAGTACCAGTTTGTGTACCAGGAGCTCCTTCAGAACACTTAGGTTACTTTATCTTAATTGATGAAAACGGTAACCCAATGACTAAAGAGTCATCAGGTATTTTAAATGATGATTGTTGTGGATCTTCTAATAACACGATAGATGCTTCATATGAAGCTGTCTTTGGATCTCGTTGCTGCACAAGCTTTTTAAATAATGGCATTGGTGTAGGTACTATGGGTAATCTTATCTTCCAGAATATTTTAGATGGATATTTAAGAACTCGTATTCATGGTATCTTAGGACGTGATGATATCAGTGTAGATAGATTCAACTCTATTGCAACAGTATTATTCTATCGATTACTTCAGCGTAAGCATACCACAATGGTATTTGTCTACCCTGAGCTTCTACACTACTTTGCTTTTGAATACAGACCTGATGGTACTGGTATGTCTAAGATTGAAGATATCGAGACATTAGTATCATTGAGAACTACTTTCATGATAGCTAACGTGATGGCTATGGCTCGTGATGCAGTAGCCCACAAGAAGATCAGTATCGGTACTGATGATAAGAATGCTAACTTAGAGGCTACTATAGATCTTATCTATAACCTATACGGATCTAAAAGAAAGTTTGATGCTACCACATGTGACCCATCTGAGATCATACGTAACATCTACAGCTCTGGATTATCTCTAGAGCCTAAGAACTTCCCTGGACTATCCGAATTTAGTGTTGAAACTGAGCAGGTTTCTGGCAATAACCAGACTGGTAACTTTGATCAGTTAGGCGAGCAGTTAACTAATCTGATCGTATCGGATTTAGATGTTCCGCCTGCTGCTTTAAATCAGTTATCAGAACCTGAGTATAGTAGATCTTTAGTCACTTTCAATTTGTTCTTTGCTAAACGTATTATGGAATTACAAGATGTATACTGCGGACAGATAACTAGTTTCATCCGTAGCTATATCACTTATGATCCTATCATACAGAAGGCCTTGTTAAAGAAGTTAGAGTCAAATGGTAAGAAGCAAGTCAAAGAGCGTGCCTCTGCTAAAGTTGCGAAGATGGCATCTACTGATCCTAATGTGTATCATTCTAACAACTCTACTATACTTCAGGATATTATAAATAACTTCTATGTTGAGCTTCCATCTCCTCAGATCGTAGTAGATAAAGCTCAATTTAATGAACTGCGTGAATTCTTAGGCAACTTAGGCGAAGTTGCAGATCAGTACTTCCCACAGGATATGATTCCATCTGAGGACAGTGCTGCTCAGAATGGACTTAATATCTTAAAAGCTAAGTTCAAGAAGGATGCAGTATTTAATTTCATATCTCGCATGGGCATGGATGGATTCTTTGAGCGTCCAGACATTGATGATATGGATACTGATGAAGTGGTTGACTTCATTCAGACCATGCAAAATACCAACAGTAAACTTACTCGTCAACGTGAACATCTATCTGAGTTTGCCAACGGTGGTGGACAAGATGATAGCGTGGGTGGCGGTGACGCATTTGGTGGTGGCTTCGATATGGGAGGAGACCTAGGAGGCGGCGATGCCTTCGGAGGTGGTGATACTGGTGGCGGAGAAGATGCATTTGGGGGTACCTTCAAAGCTCAACCAGATAAGCCTACTACTCCTAAAACAGCTCCTAAAATGACCTCCACTGCAGGTAAATTGTTCGGTAATAAATAATCTCTAAGGGGGCGGGAATTAACCTGTCCCCTTAGTTATTTAAGTCTCACTATTAATTAAAACAAAAAAAATAAATGAGGAGAGTCTAAACAACTCTGCCCCATTTATGTCGACCGACGTTACGTTAGCAAGATCATTCCTCGTATGTCGAGTTAACGATCTTGTCTCCGATAACAGTAAAAATGGTGCCAATGCCTTTGGCGAGTACACCAGCAGCGCCGATGAACAGAGAGGTTCTGGCAGTCGATCTGTCTCCTGCAACAGTGCATCCCACCGCACAGATTCCGCTAGTTACTGCAGCTGCCATTCCTACTGGTTTGAGGCTACTTCCGATGTCGATCATTGCAAGACCTATTCTGCGTTTAGTTTCTTTTTCCATGATTATTATCTCCAATTAGGGTTAGTGAACCATTCACTACCCTTTACATCAACTAAATAATATATATTTAAAACAACTTGAGCGCCACTAAAGTACATAAAGATAAGTAAGCTACTATGCCCTGGAGAAACGGGCATAGTAGCAACTTACCTACAACAACTTATTTATATATACAAAATCTGAAAAGTATGCCAGATGGTAAAGAGACTTTGATATATAGCAGAGTAAACACCAGTTGTCATACGAGTTATCTCTCTGCAACTTCCTTGAGACTATGTATAGATCAGAAAAAATATATCCGGCAAACGTCATTCAAACAGATATATTCAAAGCACACCTACACAATCATCTTCGCAGTCACATAGCTTGTGAGGAAATATACTGCCTGCCGCCTATATAAGAAGGAGGAGTGCCTTCTTAACAGATATGTCTTCACCCTCACACGTCTGCATACCATGCTTTTACAAAAATAAATAGAGCATCTACCCGTAAGGGTAGATGCTCATCCAGTATACTCAAGAGAAATGAGTAACCTGTTATTAGTACATACGTCTTACAAGGAGACGGTTCTCGTAATCCATACCAAGGATCAATGGATGCTTGGTCTGAGTAGGATCATTAACATCAATCATCTCGATGTTGCCAAACTTATCTAGCATTTCAAGTAAGACTAAAGCTTCCTGAGTCTTCTCAAGTTTATTAGCTTTGAAATCATCTTGCTTGATAACTGGCAGGTCAAGATTATGTACTAAAATCTTTTGACGTACTTTAAGGGCAAATACACCCTCCAAAGACATCTCAACCTCATCTTTGATATCTGCAAACTGCTCAGCAGGCAATGCCAAAGTATCAGGTCCTTTAATATAGTTCTCACCAAATCTGAAACCACATCTAGGTGAACTTAGAATCTGGATACGATCTTTAAGATTATCCTTATCTAGATATCCACCCTTATGGAAGATCCTGGTGAACGATGCTGCCAATGAAGATGTCAGTGCTGATATATAGTTATCTTTATCTTGTTTCCAAGCATCGAATCTTTCATCGGACTGATTGCCTAAGAAGGCTACCAACTCGTTGAGAGACTCAAATGGATTTAGACGTACTATATACTTCTTGCCATCTTTAATAACACCACGTAAGAAGTTAACCGATGCTGCTCTGTTAAATTTCTCTAACAGAATACCACCTACGAAACTTCCAAATTCACCCATCTCACGTAGAGAGGTTATGACATCTATCATAGCTCCCACTGAGTTAGGTTTCTCGTGATGCTCTAACTTATCAAGACATTTCTCATAGAAATTTCTACCACTGTCAAATGGCAGTCTTCCTACAACTATCTCATCAAAGTCGATGACATTGGCAAAGTCACCATCGAAGATAGGACTAGCATTTAGAGTTAATGCCATAACTTCTTCAGCTGGAGATGACTGTACTTGATCATCTCTTACTGCCATAACTCTAGTGGTCTTCTCTCCATACTGCACTGCCCACATCTTACCTATGGTAATGAAGTTAGGATCTGCAAATTTCTCTGCATCAAATTTCTCCTCTTCTTTCCACTTAGGTGTAGCGATCACTATCTTCTCTTTAACTTCTATATTGGAAGTATCGATAGGCGCACGTTGTGGTTGCTGCACAGTTCCATGGTTGTTAGAACCATAGATAGTATTACGATCGTTGCTCTGAGATGGCAGAGGATTATAGAGCTCACCTTGCTTCTGGTTATTGCCCCAGATAGATGAGGTTGTTTGATCATAATTGCCTAGCTGGCTATTATAAGTAGGCTGAGGTCTGAATCCTCCAGTGCCCATAGCTGGCTGGCCATAACCACCATAATAACCACCACTACCGTAGTACTGAGAACGCATATTCTGCTGATTGATGGACGCACACATATTCTGTACACGACGGGTAGTATAATCTATTAAATCCTGCTGGGATACTGCCATGCCACCATAAGTTCTAATAACATCATTTCTTATAGCCTCTTGATTAGATGGTTGACGTAGCAGCATATCGGCCTGATTAGCTATCTGCTGTGGGATATATCCTGATTGTACCAGCTGTCTTAGGACAACTCCTATCTGCTGGAATACAAACTGAACATTAGCATCAGCCTGAGCTGAATTTTGAATGTATGGAACATTCGAGTACTGAGGAGCGTAATTATACATTTTCGGTTCTCTTTTTCTCTCTTTATATACTGGTTAAACTTGGGTGAGATACTCGTCTAATGACTTGATCTCTTGATACCAAGGCATCTTATCCTCTTTAAAATATCCCATATTGTCAATCACTGCAAATGGATTGATATCACCTGAAATACCAGGTGAGGATGGAGATATAGCTAAAGCGGATTCGATAGCTACGAATGATGGATGGAAACGATGTTCCCTATCCGTGATAACATTAGAAGATTTCTTAGAAGTATTCTCCTGTGTTGATGACTGTCTGATCTTCTTCACATCGATAGCGATAAGATCATTGTCATTGTAAAGAGCAGCATTAGGACGTAGGGATTGGATACCACTTAACTTAGAGATACGCATTGGAGGTATCTTAAGCATGGATCTAACATTACCTATTTCTAATACTTTATTGTGATTACGTAGGGTTACATAGAAACGTGTAAAGATCTGCTTGACCATCTCAATTAAGATCAAATCGGCACCACCTATACGTTTCTCAAACAAGTTATTGATAGAGTACTGATTCAACCACTCATCGATACTACAGAAAACATGCACAAACAGATCAAATATATCATCACAGTATATATTCAAAAGTGCTAGTTCATTTTTAGTGTAGATATCAAGATATGTAGAAAGACTATCTAGATGACTCTCAGCATGGTTGGCTGCTAATGCATCGTTAGGTACATTAGGATATAAGACTCTACCTAAGATCGACTTATAGAAAGTAGTATCCATAAGCTCACTTAATCTGAATCTCTTAGCCATCTTTAGAATGTACAGAATTGAGATCACTACACGACGAAGCTGGCGCTCTGGCATGATAGTTTCCCTGTCTACTTTTAAATAGACGTTATTCTTACAATCAAAGTACATATACTGAGGATCGTTAGGAACGGGTTCATCTACGAATGAGATGCCACCTTGCGGGATAGATAGAGTACGCATGACAGTCTGGAAATCGAATCTTGTTAATAAATACAAGATGAGTGGAGTTCTCACCGATTTCTTAGGCGACTTACGTCTGCTATGCGCCTTCATAGTAATGACTTTATCAAAGAATTCGTCTCCATCCGTATTAGTATACGGAACATTTTCAGATCTCCAGAACTGTAGCGGTGATCTCATTACTTTAATAATGACACCATCGTGCACTCTAAAGATCATCTTCTCGATAATGGCAAGCTGGATATAATAACGTGTATCGTTAATTATCAACGCATTCTCGTGAAGATATGGAAGATATAGCGGCACTTCAATTGACTGGTGGTCATACTCAAATAGGAATTTGACTAATGACAACTCGCTTTTTTGGATGTTATATCTACCACGAATCAATGGACAGGATACCATGAAGTCTACACATTGAGCCGGCGGCAATACTTGATACCCATGATAAGTTATAGAGCCTTTAAATAGCTTGATAGCTTCTTTAAATACGGTACTCATAAACTCTGGGAATCGCCCTACTTGGTCTTGTCTGTAACCCTTAAGAAGGTAATCGTTGAAATGTGGAATCTCCTCCTGAAGATCTCCTAATAAACTATTCCAACTCATTTCGTTCTCCGTTTTTATTGTTTGATTTTTTAAGTCAAGTTTCTCCTTGATACCCAAAGCATCTTTGTTAATAATAGATAAGCTATTATAGCACGGTACCATTGGTTATCTTACAATGGTCAGCTTCTATTATTATTTACAAATATAATATTCAAGCAGGACCTGCCGCCATGTATCTGAGTGCTATATCTGATACATGTTGCCGATATCATATTTGCGGTTAATGGTTAAGTTGAGGTTGAGGCTTTCAGCTGGGCTGTCTTATACTGAAAAAACACCCCTACTAATGCCGCAATTGCTGGGATGGCTGCAAGGAGACCTTTCCATATCCTATCCCAGAAATTATCTCTCTCCTCTTGGCGCTTATACGCTCGATCTTCCAAATCTGCCAATCGTTTGCGTTCATTGTCACCTAGCATCTGTTGATACTTAGTTTCCATTTCACGCATCTTGCGCTCATGTTCTTCTTGAGACATGACTCTATTGACATTAGATTGCTCTAACTTATCTTGATTGAGCTGATGATCCATTTGGAATTTCTCATAAGCTGCCTGTTGTTTCGTCGAAGTCTCGAATTTATCGTTCGCAGAGTCTAATTCACTTTGCAACGCTTTAATTCGATCATTTTGGTTCTTGATTGAAACTTCTTTGGTTGCTATCACCTCATTTAACCTTTCTATCTCCTTTTCAAGTTCGGATGACTTGATAGTCACCTGGGCGTTTAACACCTCAGGTGACACTTTACGAGAATCCTCTTTAACTAATTTGGCTAAAGCTTTATTGACCTCAACATAATCAGTGCCTACTATCCATTCAAAGTTAGAGATCATAACTTTATCGACAGCACTATTATTCCAGTCAAATTTCACTTCAGTTACCCTTCTAGATTTACCCTCTTTAGCATCCTCCACATTGTCAAGAGCAAATCTTAATGTTTCAGGTCTATCAGGATCATGAGCCACTCTAACCTGACAGATTTTATTATTGATAACTACGTATAATGTATTAATGCTGGTATTATGACAGTTAGCCAAAACCAACATTGGGACTGGTCCTGAACGGTCGTCCCCAAAGAAACGCTGCGTGATTTCATGCAAAGCTACTCCTACATAAGCTGACGAGTGTGGATCTGTCTGTTCTAAGATAGCCAGATCATTTTCAAATGCCATTGAGATGCGGGCATGAGGTTCAAAATAAGGACCTTGTACCAATACTTCTACTGGTATCTCAATCCTAAACTCTCGGCCTTGATCTCTATGACTTATCTTATTTGCCATATATGCAGATGGAACTGACGCTTGTCCATGCCTAATCCAAGCTTTAACTAGTACGTGTCTTTTGACATCATTACCATTAGGTCTGGGCGGAATGGTATACGTAGCCCCATTAGTTCTAACATAGATGCTCTGTCCAGAATAATTATACACTCCTGAGGATATGAATAAATCTGCATCAGAATCATCAAACGGCATTGCCGAATTACATTCAGCTACTTTAATTTGAGGATCTGTCATGCAACCCTCCGTTAATATTCATAGATAGTCTCCTATTGTTTTAAAAACAACACCGATCCTCCTTTCACAAATTGGTAATATATTTTTGAAAATTCGATGAGCCTATCTAGTCTCTTTATGAGACTAGATAGGTTGAATTAACGATTAGCAAATAAATATACCGAAGCTTGCATAAGCTGTCTTTGATCAGATCCTAAAGTTTCATCTAGTAAGGTAGGATCTGATGCTGCCATCAATGTTACCGAGGAAGCATCATAGACAGTATCTTTAGTAACATTATTACTGGTAGTAGATAGTGATAGTACACTAGTACCGCATTTAGTTAGAAGATCACTATACGCAGTTGAAGCTAGAGGATCATTAGTATATAAATTAGCATATAAGGTTTTAAGGTTATTGGTATTATCAGGAATATTACGTAAACCTAAAATATCTACTATAGCAGAATAGGTATAAGGATTGCCCGATTTGGCAACTGTAGGTAGACAATCTTTTAACACACTTTTTGACCTGTCATCAAAATAAGTAGTATTAGCTGACATCTTAGTTATAAGATCAGTCATACCTTTATCTGCTGCTATTTTTAAAACTACATCGTATAAATTTTTGCTACGTCTAAAGGCAGATTGTGTTTCAGGCTTGGTTATAGTACTATCAAGTTTACCTATAGCTGAATACATAGAAGTAATAAAATCTTCTTTGTTATCTCCTACCTTCTCGTATAGTGGATCTCCAGCAGCATCGATCATAGCTGCGTATTCAGTACCAAGACCCATCATCAGAAGACTATCTGTGATCTCATCTAGTTTTACAGTCTCATCTAACTGAGATTGGATATATGAAATATTCTCAGCAGTATCTGCTACTGTCTGAGCAGTTTTATTTGCAACTGCTTTAGGATCTTGTGAGACCAGATTATTAGTAGCAGTACTAGATTGAGCTAAAGCATTAATAGCTTTAGTTGAAGATACTGAAGAGACGTTAGATGATGCTACAACTGAATTTGAATTGGTAAGATAGGTATTGGAGTTTGATACTCTCTCAGGTTTACCGTTTATAAAACTAGTAAGACCTGCAGTCATAGCAGAGGTGGATAGCTGAGTATTGGCAAAGGACTTGATAGTATTATTTACACCGTTAGATAGACTATCAGTAAAAGAACCAATAGACGATGTAAATACTGATGATACACTATCTAAACCTGCCCCTGAGGTTACATTTGAGATCGCAGCTTTTAATGATCCTAGTGACTTACCAGTGTTAGATGCCAGGGCATCTGTAACTTTATTGATAGCAGTTGAGATATCAGCTGAGGTAGTAATATCCATACCTACAGCTTTAGATATATTACCTAGAGCACCTTCAGTTACACCAGATAACATATCAACTAACCCAGAACCACCTTTAGCCATCGTCTTAGCACCTGAGATAGCTGAATTCAATGGCTGAGTTACAAATGATACTGGTTTAGATAAAGCTGAAGTAGCATCAGAGGCTAGAGTCTCTAATTTATCACTTACCTCTTTAGGTCCTAGGTTAGCTATAGCTGAATTAGAGGTTAAAGCTGAGGTAGCTGCACTTACTTGTCCAAAGACACTATTCATAGCCTCAGAGGCTTTAGATGACAATGAGGATAAAGAAGATCCCAATACACCTGAGGCTGATGCGGACAGTGAATTAGTAAGATTTGATAGCGATGAATTTAATGAACTTGTGATCCCACTTAAAAGAGGTGAGGCTGATGAAAGATCCAACGACGGTATCGCAGATTTCATACTAGACTGCAAAGCTGAGGTCAGACTTGAAGTTGCATTATTTGTCACATTGGAAATAGTAGATTTAACCGTAGATACTGCATTAGTTAGAACACCTGCAGTAGCCGATTTGATCTGACCTGTTGTAAGCGATGTAGATCCCATATATCACCCCTGTAGTTAAAGAACTCCACCTGCGGCGTTAGATAAGATATGCATACCGCTGAAGTATACATCAAGTACTACTGCAGCTCTGTTGATAGAACCAGTATCTTTAGCTATCGTAGTCTGTCCTTGTTCTTCTAACTCACGTTTGTATTCAGCAAAAGCTGATACATCACCACCTCTATATTTGATAAGCTCTAAGATAGTACTCTTAAGCCCACGAGCATATAAAGACTGTACTTCAATTTGAGATAATGAGTTAGCATGATCAGGTTTCATAACCTGTCCTGTCAGATGATCTATCTTAGAATCTGAATCAGGTACTGCTAACTTGTGATCCACAAACTGAGCCATACGTCTTATAGGTAAGGATAATACCGCATACTTCTTAGGTGTTAAATAGTAAGATTGAGTAGGTTCGTCCCAAAGTTTTAACCTAGTAAAAATAGGTATCGCAAGCTCTTTGGCTACTGCTAATAAATCATCCATCCTGATTTTAGTTACAAGTGGTGGCACTTCTAGTTGTAGCATATCTTCATGGTTCTTAAGATCCTGCATCCACTGATCGAAATCTTTATCTGTCATGGTATCAAACATAGTCTGAAGTTTGACAGCATTCTTACCGGAGGCTTCAATCTTCTGAAAGTACTTGATAAGGTACTTTTGTATTTCTGCTCTTTTAGGTGTCATATATTTAATTCTACCCTCATATTCTCTATCATCCAATGGCAAAAAATAAAGCTGCAACTGTAACCTACCTATACTTCTAGGTAGGTTACAGATATAAGCTATCATTCATGTAAAACTCTATTCAAACTCCAAGTAGGAATTAAGTAGTGTTTTAGATTTAAGTACCTATAGTACCATTTAGAATGATGAGGTATATCACCTGTCATAGAAGGTTCTAGTGATAAGATCGGATAAAGAACAGTTGCCTTATCTTCACTTATGAACTTATAACCATCTACAATCGCATCCTGTATTAGTATCTCCTGCCAATGGTCAAATACCAAAGATGAACTTCTAGCAACTCTCCAAGAGATCTCCAGATTAGGATTCCATCTTAATTTGTCATAGCAAGCCATATTGAGTGATTTGAACTGATGGCACCACATCTCAAATCTACTTTTAAGTTTGATCTCAGCTGATGGTATCAAAGGTTCAATTCTAAAGGCAGATAACTTAGCATTGATCTCTTCACCACACTTAAGTCTATATAACAAATACGAGGTACCGTTATGCTTGACTAAGTTGATTTTAAGACTTACTCCTAAGTTACCATCTGCGTAGCGGTGTTTGTTCTCATGCAAATATCTTGAAGTATAAAATTCAGTAGGACCAGTTAACAAATCTTGATCCCAATCTCCAAAAATATACGCACCATTAGCCGTCTTGCTGAGAGCTTGAACTAGTGCATGAGCTCTTTTTAGAGAATGCCTATCGGTAGTAGTATATACCATCCAGTCATCTACCACAACAGGATTGTTATTATACCACCTAGCATACTTAAAAAGTGCATGAATGATCTTACTCTCAACTACAGCATTATGAGTCATTTCTATCTCCTGGGTGGATTACCCTGGCATCTTTAATACTAGTAGCATCTTGGATCCTGTGAGTTACCATCCACCACCGCTCCAGAAGGGTTGGTTTCACAGGAGTAAAAGATGCTCGAAAGATACCTTCAAAGTCGACATGATAAATACCTTTACCGTAACAACTAGTAAAGGCGATATCAGTAGGTTCCACTATCGTAGAACTACTGATCTTAGGTTTTGCTATAGTTTTGATGATAGTATTTGTAAGTTTGTTATTATAAGGACCATAATGACAAATCTCTATCGTCTTATGCACAGATTTTTTTCGTAAGAAAGGCAGATAGCCTACCTTGCCAGTTGAAAAAATAGTCTGATAGTGATCTTTCTTATAGTCGCATCTAACTTCCCAGACTGACGAAGTTGCCATGCCTAGAGAAGTTAGCAGGTAAGGAAGTTTACGCCCAAGAGAGCCTAGAGAGAAAGGTTGGTCTGTCAAATAAGCGCAGACTATCCTTGCTATTCTACACCCACAGTTGGTATAGGTTATCTTGAAGTTATCCTCCTGCATAACTTACTCATCCTTACCAAAGTTCAAAGTATACATCGTGCTAACCTTATTGTCCTGCTTGGCTATACTCTTAAACTCTGTCTTAAGCTTAGCTAAATTCAACATAGCCTCAGTATTACCCTTGAACAATTTGTCAATATTTTTCACGATCAGATGATTGATTCTGATATTCTTAGTACACTGTTTTGGAACATTGATAATGAACTCTTTAGCCTTAATGGAGTATACTCCAAGTAAGAAGAATTCACCCATAGGAATCACTCGCAATTGCCCTAAATCATTAGGTTGTAGGATACGATTTACTCTAAGATTGTTAGGATCACGAGAATTCATATGGAAGATCACTACATCCTCAAGTGTATTAGGAAGACCTACTACGATATCAGTCTTAGCACCTGAACAGATGGTCTTACGGACAGTAAAGTTTTTGTAGTTCTCAGAGGTTATTTTTCCATCACGATGGATAGCATAAAAATCCTTAGTGATAGGATATAAGTTATAATTACTCTCTGAGGTTACATTGACTAATCTTTCAACTATCGAAGTGCTTCTATCTTTACCTACTACTAAGGTTAATTCATTTCTCTCAGATAGTGGATAACAGAAAACATCTTCGCAGTTGACTTCCTTAGTCATACAGGTAACTTCTACCATCTTACCTTGTTTTAGTATGAACTTACGTGGTGTCTTACTATCGTAGAGGTGAACAGTCTTAACTAATGTAGAAGGCCAACCTTTAGTTAGTAATATCTCACGCATGTGATCATAGTCAAAGAAGTTGATGATACCTAAGTTACCAAACTTTACATAACCTATAAAGTCATCTGAGTAGACAGTCTGCGAAACGCTCTTATAACGATGTAAAAGTACCGATGCATCGTTGTAGATAGTCTCATCAATTCTATCAAAGGAAGCTACGATAGTCTCCAAATCAGCTGCTATCTGCTCTAACTCCTCCTCTAAAAGCTTACGACTATTACGAGTCCACACAGTCAATGGCTGTTTTGCGACGATACCTGCCTGCTTTAAAGTAAGCTTATCAAATTTCTTGTAGATAGCCTTAATAGCATCTTCAATACTATCTGAGTTACGAACTAATTTGACTACTTCATCTCCCTGATCCACCACCAGCAAAATAGCTTGGTTACGCATCCTCTTCTCAATTAACTGAGCCTGACGATACTTAAGTCCTGTAGCTATATTAGCAGCTCTCTCTTGGTACCAGTAGTAAGTTAAAACTTGCGGATCTAACTCTTCTATTCTTTCATGACGTACGTAGTTATAGAAAGGATAGAACTTAGAGTCAAATTTTAAACTACCCCGTAGACGATCTAAAACTTCAAATGGATTCTTACCGTGCTTTAGGTTAATGGCAAATTCAGTATCATCTGAAGAATAGTCATTAGCACTATCTAACACATCACGAATCCAATCTTTAGGATCTTTAAATCTCTCACGTAATTTAGCTACTGTCTTACCAAAATCAACTCCGTATGGCAGTGATCTTAGAATAATCTGATTACCAGATACATCTGCCCAGCCTTCGATTTGAATTGTAGTCTTATAGTTACCAACAGCGTAAGAATTTAATAACTCTCTGCGATTTAAAATAAGATTACGAATGGGAAAAGCTGGGAGTAAGTATTTGGCGGTAGTCTTAGCAGGTGGAATACCTATGCCACGATTCTGATAGTAAGATGCAAAGGACATCACTAAACGACAGACGTCCTGAAAATCTATCATCTGAATCTGAGATTTGAAAGCATAACCTACTGTCAAGTTACCTAGCACTAAAGCCATTGGGACTTTAGGGATAAGGTACTTAGGTTCTAAGCCTTTAGAGTTCTTAGTAGGCATCATCTGAAATGCTGCGCTATTAACACCACTAAAGTAGATGTCCTGAGTAAACTCAGAAGACTTAGCTTCCAAATATCGTGAGTGAGCATGACCTTCTGTGTCGTAGTATTCACCATACTTACCTTCAATAAAGATAAGCGGGTGACCTGTCACAAAAGGTTGACCCAATCTTAGTACGGCCTCAAAGATAGAACTATCACCTGAGGTATGTACTTCTTGTAAATCGCCCACCACCTTATTCATAGGTCGCAGTTCTTTGATGTCACGAGTGAACCAAATGATTCTTCTGATCAAAGATTTACAGCCATCTGAGAAGTGCGGGAACTTGGTCATTAATACGTCTTCACTGTAGTAGATAAGGTTATCACTTATCTCAGTGGAGGCATCCTTTTCTTGGACGGTCTGAAAGCCTTCCATATTTATTTCTCATCCTTATCTTCTATGTTAATTGAAGACTTGAAAGGTGACCTATCAACCATATGACGTACGTCATCTAAAGCTAAGGTGATCACCTCACCTGTCTCCTGATTTCGTACGGTTACAGCTAAGTCTACTACCGCAAACTTGCAGATCAATAGTAACCTCTCCAAAGTCCTATACGTCATAGCAGGTTGATGTAGACTTCTACGCATATTGTTACGATTAGAAGTCATATCCTGAGTTGACATATAGGTGTCTTGAGCATATTGCTTAAAGAGGAAATCAAATCTTTCTTTAGTTACGCCCTTCTTAATTAAAAACAGTCTTGCTATCTGAGCCAACGGTTGAGAAGTTGTTCTCAGATCTTCGACTGTGAACATCGGTACTTCCTGTGACACGGCGGATATCACCTCTTGCATTTCTCTTGGATCTATCTTATTTAGAAAATCAAGATATGCTGGGATCTTAGAAGTATCCTTATCTTCGGTTTTTGCCATTTAAATTTCTCCAACAAAGGACAAGTACTCTTCCCTGGGATACTAGAAGAGTAACCATCCAACTTACTTTTAAAGTAATATATACCTTCAACACGTATGAGCTAGTAGTCTATCTGTTCACGAGCAAAAGTATTGCTTAAAGCTACAGATCCTGCTAGTAGTCTCTTACGTCCTGCTGTATCAGTACCTAACAATTCATAACTCTCCTTTAGATCACCTATAGAAGTGATCTGAGTGATGGCTCTTGTCTGAGGATTCATCAAAGTAGCAAAGCAGGAGGCTGATGGCATCTCGCCTAGTCCTTTGTATCTGTGGATAGGAAGTGGTAACTTCTCATCTAGATTCTTCAGACATACATACAACATCATCGGAGTCATAGGTTGTCTCTTAAGTGCACTACCTGGCATCTTAGTTGTGACTCTGTAGGTGATATCGTTATAACGATACTTCTTGACTAGTGGAAGTAGTTGTTGTACGATAGTCCTACCGATACGCTCAAGACCGATTAGGTAGTCATTAGATCCTACTGACACTATTAGAGCTGATTGCTCATAATCTATGGCAACTCTAACATAACCCGGGGCATCGTGGGATGCAAAGCATTTTACCAACTGATCAAAGTTAATCGTAGGATATAAATACTCAATACCTAGTACTAATCTCTCTACAATCAAGATAGGTACATTTAAAGATTGAGCTACTGAGTAGAAGCGTTCACCTATGTGTTTTACAAGATAAACTATCTCGCGAAATAACTCATCATCTGCTTTAACTGTACCTGCTGGGGACTCTACTTCTATATCCAGAGCTGGACGATAGATGTATTTGACTCTAGCATCGTACAAAGCTACCTTATCACGTAAGAACAAAAACCTTTTACGTCCTAATTCCATCGAGTATAGAGGAGGTCTTGCAACCCACACCATACCAGATTCGATGATACGTGGATTTAGAATATACAGGTTATTGATATGCAGTGCCGCGATATGGTACCCATCGGGATCGGCGTCAGTTGCGATGATGATCTTAGAGAATCTTGCAGTACTCATATCTGTCGTATGCGGAGAGATATTGAGTATTTTAGAGAGATCTTTGTAGATATCATCGCTCATGAGCTCTTTACGATTTTCAGAGATTCTATCTAGATAAGTAGTAGGGTTAATAGGTTTACCCTTAGTCTCATAGATAGCCTGAAATTCGTTATCACGAGTCTTGGTAATATTACCTGCTGATGTTCCCTCAACTATGTATAATTCGCACTTGGTGTTGTCAGATGATTTACATTCTTTATAGTTCTTTGAATACTTCAAATCTACAAAGACACGTCTACCTTCTGATTTCTTCAATGGCATATCGTAAAACTGAGCATATCTCAATTTGATATCGTCAGATAGTTTCAATGCCAGATCTTGCCAGTACGCATCTCCTTTGAGTGAAAACATACCTGCAAGCTCAGATGCGAATTGTCTACTAAAAGTAGCATCACGATAAGTATTCTTAGTAGTACCTGATAACTCGGCACCGTCGTAGTGAATGTCTATAGCTATAAGTGAAGTTGGGAAGTTATAGTCATTTAAAACGAAGTTCTGATATTCAGGAGTCTCTTGAAGCTTTGACAACTGTTCACGTAGAACTTTCATAAAAGTTATCGTAGCATCGTTACCTGTTCTATCAACTAAGGATACGTTATTGACTGCAACAAAGTACTGAGGAAGTCCAGTACCTGATCTTTTAGTTACATAGTACTTAACTTCAAAAGATAATCTATCATCTTTGACTAGAGAAATCTTCTTGAAGACATCAGAGAAGATCACCTCAGAGTTAGTTCTCCAAATCTCAAATAAGTAAGCAGGTTTATCGATAACTTGTAGAGAATCGTAAGCTACTTCCTTATTTTTAGATGCCAGTAAACTATTTAAAGTTCCTATGGCATCTGGGATAGGAGCAGACCAAACTGTCTCAGGTAGTTTTCTATCATAAACATAAAACTGAAAATCTATGGACTCATTGAAAATATTCAACTGCTTACATAGATTGACTAAATCTATGTAGCCCGATTCCATAAAGTCAGCACCATCTAAAAAGAACTGAGCAGTATCAAGTTCAAAGATAGCTAGAACTCCTGATGGTAAATTCAATGGTACCTTATCTTCACCTGTGATGCTACCATCAGCAAGTCTTAAAGACGCTACAACTGTCTCAAGATAGTTCTTAGTAAAAATACGATACTTAGTAGATAGGGCTGCTGCAACTTTAGCACCATATCCTAACTGTCCACCCGAAGCTCTATAAGCAGTCTTAGATGAGATTTTACCTGAAGTACCTAACTTGGTTACAACTGATCTTAGTTTGTCCGATGGAATACCACGTCCTGTATCCTTAACTAAGATCTGGAATTTATGATGAACTCTGTCACGGAACATACCGATATGGATAGTTCCACCTACAGGTTCGGTTTTGCCTTCGGGCACCATAGTGACTTCATCTAAGGAGTTAGCCAAATACTCCCAGATAGTATGCACGATACCAGCATCATCACCTGAGATGATGTACATCTTAGGACGTTTTCTAATATGCTGGAGATTGGCATATTCGCCTATAGTGTCTGACGTATATTGCTGCGCCATTTCTGTTTTGTTCTCCTCATTGTTAAGCTAGCTAGAACACGTAATGATCGGTAATTTTTAATTATTAAAAACTTGATTACCACTGTAACGAAGTGTTCTGCTAATACGATCACATTTACAGTTGCCTGTCTTACATTGGAATAATATATAAATTCATTTATAACGAAAAAATATCATGTAGTAAGGTATAAACACTATTATAAATAAACAAGGTTTACAATGCTGTGAACTTGGTCATTTAGCAGATGGAATAAAATGACCAACAGTTCCCTGAGTTGATTGTACAATACTCATGCTTTTTAAAAAGTAGACCACTACCCTAGGATAACTAGGGTAGTGGTTCAAAAATAACTATTCTCAATTTTAAAAATATTCGCGAATAGTATATCTAGATTAATTATCTCCTCGTATTTACGGTGGGTTATGCTATAGATAGAAATTAAGAGGTGACTCCCTATGTCAGAGCCAACGCAAGATGCCGTAGAGGCTAATATCATTAGTCTAGAGGCCAGTATTCAAAACCTAGATGTAGTCAATTCTAGGACTCAAGATGTTCGTAAAATATTATTAGATAAATTCTTACCTGAAGTACTTAAGCTTGATATGAGTGTGGGCCCTCATACTGACCCAGATCAATATGCATCCCAAACTAGATTTATCGAGCAGACTCGTCAGTTACTTAATGATATGGATACTTCTGCTAAGAACCATGTAAGCATCAAGTTAAAACAGAAGGATCTGGATGCTCAGCAACAATCACAGGTTAATATCGTGGAACTTTTATCTAAGATACAAATCAATACTCAGTCATGGAATCAGAATGATGGTTCTGCTGTAGTTCAAAATGCCTCAGAACTTGCAGATACTCTTGAGAAACGTGGCAAAGAGCTAGGTTGTCAGGTACTGGATACCGAACTTGCAGTTGGAGATAGTAAACTTCCTCAACCTGAAAAAGATGATCCTACTTCAGACCCTGCTAAAGAAGACAAAGAATAAAAAAGAACAGCAGGTGCGGCAAGCCTGCTGTTCTTCTATGCATACTTTTAATCCCAAAGATTATTAAAGTACTGAGCAAAATATCTAAGTCCTCTCTCAATACCTGATTTATAGATAAGAGAAGCTTCTTTAACTTTCTCTGGTATTTCCATCTTAGCATTAGAACCGTCGAATGACAGTCTATCGACTGATTTATCTTTAAGAGTTTCTGCGATCCAGGTAGTCATAGGGTCATGACTCTCATCTTCTGCCAGCTCCCCAAAAGAGTAGAGCATAGCGTTGATAATTGATTCCCATTTAGCTGCTACTTCTTGAGTCCTCTCTCCATTATCCCCGCAATAAATACCTTCAACTACTGCAGGGCACCCGTGACGTTCCATTCTTTTATATTGCCAAAGTGCATCTCTAATGATTTTAGCTAAAGTTTTATCAAGATTCCACAGTTCCTTTTGCGATAATTTTAAAGTACCTTTCTTAACAAACATAGAGCTATCTCCCAAATCTCCAATATCGTTTAATATACTCAGGTTTAATTGACCAGAAAGTAGCTTGGATAAAATCCCCACTACCCCATTCATCTTTACTTAGATTAAATACTTTATGCCAAGTTTTACTAGCGTATTCTATATACTCTTCTTGTGAACAACTATTTTTATCTACATCCTGATCTTCAGTATCAAACATAACCCATTTGTTTAATACTCCATGCCAAGATTCCTCATCGGTTAACAATACCTTATTATCTGGAACCTCTAGTTCCATAAGTACGTGCCCTTTAGGATAAGTTCTAAAATAGGTTGTGCGCAAATCAGGCTTTTTATTCTTGCCATTATACTTAAACCAAGCCCAGATAGGGTATACTGCCTGAGCAGGTTTAGGTATTCTACGTTCCATGATTTTAACTAACCAATTATAAGCATCTTTAAAATCCTGAGACCATTCATCACCTGAATTTAATAATTCTGATTTATTAGGATCCATGAAAAATTCAGTCTTCTGTGCCTGTTCAAATATACATTCAGGTTGTACTGTATACAACTTCATACCTAGCTCCTTAAAAGGTGTATCCACTAGATGATAAACGATGTAATAGAACATACAAATATGCAAGGAGGTCTAGTATGTTGGATAGTTTCATCGAAGTAGTACACGATTTCTCAGAGTTTCTTATTTGTTTTGGATCCTTGATCTTTGGATTGTTAATCTTCTACGGATTATACAAATGCTGTGAAATCTTCTACGAGTCTCAACTGAGCTTTTACGATGAACCTTGGTATAAAGCTCTTTGGTATTGGATCCAAGATACCTGGATACGTATAGTTTTCATTATAGCTTTAATCGCAGCACTTGTTCTAGCTGTCTGCGGTATTTATCAGTTAGTATTTATCCAACAGATATTTTGGTAGGCAGAACCTTATGTCTTTAAGTTCCGTATTTATTTCCTCCTGCATAGGGCAGGAGGCTTTTAAACCGATACCCAATTTCATCTACCACCTAAGTGTCAAAGATGCTGGTAATACTTTTACAACCAAAACTACTAAAACCAAAGAAGTCAAAAGTGCCCCTTCTCACTTCACATCTGAAAGTGACATCAACCGTTTCTGTGTTTCCAACTCTATTGAGGGGTGCATAATAGCTCTGATAGGTTATATGGATCCTAAAACACCTATGACACCATTTTGGTCCAATGACACTAGTGCTATTCCCGATCCTTATGACTTTGAATTTTATGTTTATGGCTGTGATGCCAGCAATCTTCCTTCAGATACTTATATTTCAAATGAGAGGATATTGGCAAATAAATTAGTCTGGGATGCTCCAGTAACTGGCGAAGCATGGATACTCAAGCCCACCGTCTTTCATAAACTCGGTAAGATAGTAGTAAGACGTAGCTCTCAAATCTATAAAGCCTTAAAATTTGAGCCCATCTACCAAGTACGTGGTCCAGGTAAATATACTAAAGCATATGCGTATCCGTATAAATTTGTGGAAGGTGCTGATCCTGCTAATAGCTCATCTGAATTTACTTTAGATGACATCGCTGAGCATTTCAAATATCAAAAACGCATAGTCACTATCGTAGATCCTAAGTATGACGACAAAGATCTACAGATGCTAGTCGATTTCTATACTCATTTAAAGAGTATACCCTACACTACTACTCATGATAAGACTATAGGATCCAAAACTCTCTTAAAAGAAGGAGGCATATGTTTCGATTTTGTGCGTTATCAAGCAGAGTGGTGTGAAAAACATAAATTAAAATATACTGCTTACTTTACTGCCAGTTATTCTAAAACAGGTAACCCTTGTGTTTATGGAGAATCTTCACATACTTTTATGCTCGTAGAACTAAATAAACAAATCTATTGGCTAGAAGCTGCTTGGGGTGACCAGATGGGTGTATTTGAATTCACAAATACTATCAAAGCACTAAGATTTATTAGACTGAAATTCTGGGAGCATATTTGCGATCAGGTAGCTCATTCTTTTAAAGAGACTAAAACTCTCAACATCCCTAGAATTTATACTTACAATCCGTTGGATAAAAGATATCTGGGTATAGGTATTTACGATTTCATAGCTGAAGTTGGTGGAACCGATAGCTATAAAGGTTATGGTACTTTAGTCGAACTGCCCACTCAAGCATTTGTGCCAAATATACCAAATAAGAAAGCTTTCATAAAAATATAAGATCGCTACTACCTCCCATTAAAGGAGGTAGTAGTTTATTTTATTTAGAATTCATAAGCTGGAATAGTAGCTCTGCCTAACATAACAGAGTGACCACCAATATTACCAAGAATGGTATAATCACCTGCAGCATCTTTAATGTCAATAGTAGCTACTACCTTACAGTTATACTGAACTGAAATAGTAGCCTCAAGATGATTTAGCATTTCTTCCTTGTTCTTAAATTTTGAAATTTTATTCATATAGTCTTTAAAAATGACCATTTATTTATTCTCCGTTATTAAGTCAAATATGTATTCGCTACGACTGAATACATCCCATTAGTAATATATAGTTAAAAAATAGTAGAAGATCACTGTATCACTAAGATACAGTGATCTCATCTATCCTATCTTAAAAACTTCTTAAAGTTCTTTAGTACGTAAGGAGTGATCTTAGAGGAATGCATAGCTTTCATGGATACCGAGGTAAAACCGGAGGTAATAGCCAAAGCCTGCAGACCTATAGCTTCAATACCTAACTTCTCAATACCAGTACCACAGCATTTAGCACAATAACCAGGTGAAGTCTTACAGAACATAGGAGAACGTATCTCTATCACTTCACCTATGTGAGCTTTACACCAATCATTGGTTAATGGTTCATCACCACCTACTAAGTACCTACCATTCCACTGCTTGTAGTTCTCTTTAGTTAAAAGTACCTTTAACCCAATAGTAGACTTACAATCATCCTCTTCTATCTTAACGTGCTGGAAGGTACGCATCACGAACTTAGTCTGAACACCGCCTTTAGCAGTTTCTTTACCACGTCCATAACTACCACGACGTATATCGTTAGCGGCGTTAGGAATGTCATCTATTTGCCAACCTTCTTCAAGAGAAGATGGAGTAAAGACATATTCACCTGGGTTCTTATTAAAGGCAGGGGATACACCAAAGGTGAAGAAAAATTTCTTTCTTTGATCACCAAAAGTCTTACCTGGGTCGTACATATAGAACGCCTCAGAGTCATCGCCTTTGATGAACTCTTTATCCAAAGCTATGAGTTCTTCCTCAATCTTAGCTACTGTAGCCGGATCATTCAAACTATCTTTGTATTTAGCAAAGAGTTCTTCTTTCTTCTTACGGATAGCAGGATCTGTAGTCATAGACTTCTCAGACCAAGCTGACAGGCATAGTGAACCATCTTCGCCGAAAGAATAAGCATTTCTCATATAGGCATTGAACTCTGCTCGTGTGCATTTGTCTTCTAAGATAAGTTTAGCATAAGCATCATCCACATCCCCAGGACTCATCTTAGAATTGATATAAGGAATAGGTGCACTACCTCTTTTTTCAAAAGGATCTACTAACAATAGATAGTTCATAAAGAACTTACCTACATCAGTTATAGTAGGTTCACCTTTATAGTTAGGTATCATCCCTTCTGCTAGTTGAAATTGATCTGCTGGAGTAAATGGTGGGTATAATGCATTATCTATGAGTTTGACTAACATCAGCGCAGTATCGTTACCTGGTATCTTGATGATACCGTAAACTGACATCTCAGGAGTAGCATCAGTAACCTCAGATTCATATTGGATCTCAGATGAGTGAGGAATATGGATAGCTGGCCATTCATCAAAGACTTTTAACTCAGCTGGGTGATCTGCTTGCAGTTTGATCATATCTGAGGTAACATAAGATCCATCTTCATTTTGAAAGTTAAAAGTAGGTCTCTGTCTACTAGTGAACCAGTCAAGCCAAGCTATACGTTCAGTACACCAGTGCGGAATAGTCTCTACTAGATAAAAGAACTTAGCGTTAGTGATATCATAACTTTCAAAGGGAGCTGCATGTATCATCTATCTCTACTCCTCTATGAACTTCTCTTGGATGATAGTAGTAACACTATCCATCAGTTGTTTTTGCTCATCAGTAAGTTTGTGAGCTAACTTACGTTTTAATCCTAATACTCTTGAACCTAGTTCACCTCTAGTGATACCGTCATAGTAGGCATGCATAACTAGAAAGATAGCGTGTTCATCTTTTAATACAGGTTTAGGAAGTTTGTTTTCATCAAGCCAATAAGCTACATGGTGGGATTGAGTAAGTTCATGCTCTCGACGTATATAGTAACGTTGTTTCTCTAAGGCTGGGTTGATCTTATCCCAATCTAGTACTGAGAATCTTTTTAAGTTATCGGCTGATACTTTATCAAGGTTATATCTTTCAAGTAAGGTACGAGATAGTGGAGAGTTAACTATAACTCCTATCTTACCATCAGTAGCTTTGATGATATCAAATACTTTCTTGATGATAACTCTTTTTCTCTCTACCTTTTGAATATATTCAGATGCTCCATCAATATCTGGCACTACTGCATCTTCACCTGAGTCTTTAATCTTTAATATACACTCACGTAAGTATTCACGGAACCTGTCATCTGAGATAACTTTAACACCTATGTAGAAATAAGCTTGGATCTCAGGATTTTTAACATCATCTTCATCAAATAAATAACGTAGTAGTAAGATAAATAGATCATCTTGAGCATCTACTTCGTCATCGTTATCTATAGTAGTAGTAAGAGCATCAAGATCAGATCTCTTAGCTAGCATAGGAACTAGAGAAGATGCTTGAATCAGTTTGAGTATCAGTGTAATGTGTCGTGCTGTATACCAATCCTCTAACAAATCTTCGGTAGGTACTCTAAAAGAGATACCGTAATCTTGGAGATCTTCTATAACCAGTGCGTAACATTCACGTAGAATATCGTTCTCAGTGTAATCTGTTTCAGCTCCGAAATCTCTTATATACAGAGCTCGTGACATATAGTCATCTACTGCTTCGGATACTTCTTTTAACTCTTGTATCTGTTCTTGAGCAGTTTTAACTTCCATGATAGACATCAATATAACCCTCATCTCTGAGTTAAGCTATACCATCGTTCGAAACTTAAGCAAAAAATATAACCCCCGAAGGGGGTTAACGCTACATGTCGCCGAGAACTCCCTCTGGGAAGGAGCCCTCTTTGGCTCTTTCCCAGAGCTGATCGTACTCCTCCTGAGATACGATCTTGAATATGTAGGGAGCGTCTTGATAGACAACTCCCGTTATAGTATCCATCTTACGTTTTTGTGGTACGTAAGTTCCTGGCTTCTGGGGCTCCACCCCAATCATCTTCTCGAATTGGGTTAACTTTTTAGGGGTGTTATATATCACCACCCAGTAATCCTTGCCCACAGTCTCGCTTTCATCAAGCTCAGACCACAGGTTGCCAAGACGGGTTTCTTTTCTTAATCTCATAACAATTCTCCCAAAATAGACTGAACCATTTAGTCTTTACCACTTAAATAATATACATTTGAATTTATTCCATCAACAAAAAATAAGGGGCCCCTCAGGGCTACCCTCAATAAATACGCATTAATTTTTCTGCTGGAACTTTTTCCTCTTTTCCTCCCTGAGCTTTGTCACTCGTTGCAGGTATATCTCCCATCGCGTCTTTTTCTCCTGCTCTGCGCACTTCTTATCGTCCTCCATTTCCAGGAGGTGGGTTTCGTCGTCTACACACGTTTGATAAGCATCTTGAATCATCCCTTCAGCTGTATCGGCATCCCAGGGTTCCGTCATATCTCGTACTACCCAGATGGATTGATTTCCATATCCGATTTGCACCACTATCCTATTCGGAGTCAAAGAATCGCACCACCCGCCGGCAACTGAATCATAAACCGTTGAGTGGACCGCCGGTTCATACCGGATAAATTCTATCCTAGGATCAGGATCAATACCTCCAAGTTCCTCGGCAGTTGTTTTGGTCAGCAGTTCGGCATCCATTTTCCCAGTTAAAATATCGATAGCATTCATTTTAAATCTCCTCGTTAGTTATTCGGTCTAATTAGTGATATACATTTAAATTCCACTCATCACCTTGTAAATACGACATCCTGTAAAAAAATATTAGCAATGGTATAGTCGTATTAACGGCTAGGTTATTAATCTTGTAATGTGAGGTACGGCTGCTTAGTCAACCCGCCACATGCGGTGAGTCCTCACGGACAACAATCTGCAAGCTCCTAACTTAAGTTAGGAGTAGTTGACTTAAATAACTTTTTCCATTAACTAATGAGGTATAAAATATGCCAGTTACTGTTGGTTCTGCTTCTAAAATTAACCGTCAGAAGCTAATCGCTCTGAATACTGCTATTTCTGATGCTGATAAGACTACCTTTGCTGAAACCGTATACCCTGCAGGTATGTGGCTGTTTGACACAGACGGCAAGATCTATCACGCTGATGGTGTTAAGACCTTAGCTCAGCTGTTAGCTAACCCAGTTATCGATCCTTCCATCGCTGTTCTGACTGCTGCTGAGCGTGCTAAGATCACCAACGCTGGTTCTGCAAACGGCTTCGTTGTTGCTGACGCTAACAACAAGGTTCTCGACAGCCAGTTAAATCTTGTTGGCGATGACGGCAAACTCGCTGATAGCTATCTTGGTAACTACTTCGAAAACGGCATCCTGAAACTTTCAGCTTGCCCAGAAGAACTCCGTCTGCACTTCAAGTTCGTAGCCGACATCGCAGCTCGTGACGCTCTGTCAGATGAGGATAAGAAAGGCCCTGTATTCGTAGTTGATGCTTCTGCCGATCCTACTGTCGGCGCTGGCTGGGCAGTATATGTATTCACCACTTCAACTAGCGGTGATGTAACTACTTATACTCCAGTTAAGATCGCTGAGGGTGAAGGTCTTGACCTTAACTTCGACGATATCGTTAACTACAGCCGTGTACAGGCAGCTGGTGCTGTTATGTACGATCACCCAATCATGGGTCAGGCTATTACTCTTACCGAGTATGCTACTCTGTCTGCTGCTTCAGGTTCATAAGATCTGATCGACAGGTACTATGTAGTTAATCCTATGTAGTTAAAGAGAACCGGGGAGGTTATACTCCTCGGTTTCTCTATACCGCTTATTTTTTATTTTATCTATAGGTGATTTGAAAAATGGTATAGTTACAAGTAATGTAGGAGAGTCCTATGGTTTCACTTGAAAACGCCACTATTCATCCTAAGCAAGAAGATATCCCTATCAAAGAAACACTAGATAAAAATGATCTTACTGCTATAGGAGATACTCTAGTATCTTTAGACTTAGATTTACTATCTATAGCTATCTCGCATTCAACTCCTGTAGATGCTCAAAGACTTATCAACGATATAGTTCAAAGTACTCAAATAGATCTAAGAGATCCTAGGATCACTAGTGTCATGACTCCTGAACATATCTCTAAACTCAAGACTTTTGAGTATAACCATAGAACTCAGTTACTTGCTATGATCCAAGAGAGCTTTAGTAAGCAAGCTTTGCAAAGTAATCGTATATCCTCGTCATCTAAGGCTAGTGTATTCCGTCGTATTTTAGCTAGTGCATTGATTGGAGTATCCTTACTCTACGTATGTGCGATAACTTGGATACCTATACCTACAGACAATATAAGATTTGCTGATACTATTTTAGGCTTTCTGTTAGGTACTGTGATCTCAACTGTAGTTAACTTCTACTTTGGTAGTTCTGTAAGACAATCCGATCTTGCAAAATACCATGAAGAAAAAATCAAAGAATTAGGTGAAGAGTTCAGAGATAAAGATATCACCCAATAAAAAAAGAAAATCCCCTACTTCTACCTTAAAGGTAGAAGTAGGGTAACCACTATATTACCACAATGCACGAGACACCTTGCGAGCGTTCTCATGCTTTAAGGTCATCAAATCTGAAGCTGCTGATCGCATCAGTTGCTCTTTAACCTGAGCTACTTGTTGTAGCTTCATAGATACTGCTAACTCATCTACGATCTGATTCTCCTTAGGAGTATCGTCTCTATGAGAGTATACCTTACGGATCTTGATATCGTGATTCTTAGCAGCTGCCATATACCTCTTTACAAGGTCTAGGTTGGCGATCTCACCTGACTTATCAGACTTCTTGAAATTGTTTCTCTCCCAAATAGCAGCACGAGATGCTACTAATCCTACATAAGCTGAATCAATACACAATTCAACTTCGCAGGATACATTGAGAGCTTCTAACCCTCTAATAACCGCTATAAGCTCCATGCGATTATTAGTGGTGTTAGATTCGCCTTCACAGGCAAGTTTATTTTGGCCTTCGTAGACGAGCATATATGCCCATCCACCACAACCATTATACTCTGGGTGTTGGAGGTCGCCCTGATAACAGGCGCCATCCGACCAGAGTTGGACTTTAGGTCTTTTCATGACGACCTCCTCCCATTTTTGCTGTAGTTACTTTGATCCAGTAGGTATCCCCTTACTAATAGTGCTATGCAGTTAATTATTAGTAAGATCTTTTAATACCGCATCTACATCTATCGGTTGCTGACGTTTCTGATAGATTTCACCTAGTACCTGATCGTCAGCTGAAATAGTTTCTTCCATTGGTCCTTCCCAGGATTCCCAAGTGATACCATCATACCACTCATCAAACTCTTCTTTTTGAGTTTCGGTTAACTCATCTACAGACTGTGGACACTCTTCAGTAAAGAGATTACTGTAGAGTTTGTAGAATATCTTAAGATACTCTCTCATGGTAGATACCTCATTTAGAGGTAAGGTATTACCTGCTGCATCTGTAGCCTCACCACAATGTGGGTTAGTGCATTTGCAAGTAACCTTCGGCTGGAGGATGGATCTCTCCAAATCCTCAGGATCACCCTCTATCTCCCAATCACCTTCTGGAGTTTGAACAAATGGTACTCGTTCTACGAATACCCTTAATGCTACATTGCCACATACTGGGCATGCTCTTAATGTCATCTTTTATTCCCCTGTCATATTTGCTAAATATTTCTGATTTGAAAAGATAATGCAAGACTGTTTGCTAACAGCCTCTTTAATATCTTTGAGCGTAACTCTTAATCTGCATCTGAAGATATAGATAAGATTGTACGCAGGCTCTAAGATAACTTCTTCGTCATTGATACCTACGATCTTAAAGAATACATCACAAGCCTCTTCCCCTACATCAAACCCACCTGGGAATTCAGAGAACTTATCTTTTACCATATCCCAAGTTGCATTGTTAGGCGGCATCAAAATAAGATCCTGTGCATATGCTAGTAAATGCTGAGGATCAGCATGCTGCGCCCACCCATCAAACTGCATCTCATCTGTGATTGCCACAAATGTATCATTAGCTGCAAATTGTCCATAGACAAATGCATACTGAGATACCAGATTCATGATCCAGAACGGAACATCGGATCTTACGTATACTGCAACGTGAATCTTCTTGGATTCTTCCTCACCTTCTAACTTCACTTTATCTAATAAAACGATATGGTTTTTGTTATCAGGTGTATTCTTGGTGCTCCAACCGTTGATCACAGAATCGAGCGCTAGAAGGCTTGATCTTGGGGCCTCCAAGTATTGAGAAAGTCCAAAATAGACCAATACTGGAGTATACCCTTCATGATCAAATTTGAACTTGTTATCTATAGCGATATCAGCTTGATTGTAGATCTTGATGATCTCATCATCTGCTGACGTATTTTCGGTTTCTGACATTTACTTTTTCCTTTGGATTAGCTAATCTTCTACGTACAAGGTCAAAAGGTTACCCTTATACACTTAAATAATATATAATCGAAAACATCATCACCTTCGCAGACGGAAGGTGATGCTGTCTTTAACTTGACTTAAATTAAGAGGAGAACTACACATCACTAGTAAGAAGACGCTAGTATCTTACTAGTATAGTTACTTAGAGTTGTTTAACTCTTTTAGCTCGTTGGAGTTCAACTTATAGTAAGAGCTATTTTAATTTTACTATTAGTCACTCGTATCAACCATAAAGTTTTTCTCAGAAGCCTCTTTAGTTAGCATACCGTAAATATCAGAAAATAAGATCTTCTGTTTAGAGGAGGTTCCGGTGGTGATAGCAAAACTACTTAAGAACAGATACAGAGGAGAGCAGTTAGCATAGATGATAGACTTATAGTCAGCTATAGCTTTAAGCTCTTCTGGGATCGAGTTAGTAAGTGGGTTGATAGGGATACGTGTTATCTCTTTGGTCTTATATTTATTCAAGAACTTATGCATACGTTTAGCTGTATCAGGAAACTTCTGCTCTAAGTAGGAAATGTAGCTATAAGACTTCACATTGGTCAGTGGTAGAATATAGCACTTAGTAGGAATTGCTATGCTACCGTACTTCTCACCAAATACCTCCTCCCAGAATAAATAATTAAAGAAAATAGATTGTTCTACTGCTTTGTACTCATCTCTATTCTTGATAGGATCGATAGTTAAAAATTGAGTATCACCAGATTGTAGATCATCGTAGATCTTTCTTTCAAACTGTAGAGTTCTTAGTATGTATTTCTTAGCTGAGATACATCCATGCTTGTCGATATCGTTGATAGCAGATTTGATGAACCATTCAGCATAGTCTAAAGTTGCTCTGCATAGATTTGATCCACGTAATCCTACACCTTTAATATCAAGCTTAGGTTTGTTATAGAAAACTCCCTCCTGTATCTTCATGATAGATGCATAGTGTTTCTTACGGGAGGTCTGAATCATAACTGGCATCATGAACTCATTTTTCATATTTAAAATGAGCATATCCTCACCACAAGCACCTAGGATAGTAGATAAGTGGAATAAGATATTAGCATTAGCTTTAGATAGCCAGTATACTGCTAAGGCATTCATGTTGTAAGCTCTCTGACACATCGAGAGGTTACCGTTGTACCATTGGATCCAAGTCTTAGTAGTAAAAATAATAGAATCAGTATCTGAGAGAATCGTACAATCACGAAACATCTGCTTATGGGCAGCTACGTTATCTATACCCACATGGTGATTCATGAAGTGATCAAATAAATCTTGGATAAGATCTAATCTTGACTGCATACGTTTACCTAGTACCACTAGCTTGCGTGCTACATCAGGAGCATTGTACTTAGGATCTAAGGTCTCATATGGGGTGATCGTATTACCAGAGGTTGGGTTAGTAGGCATTAAGTGATTGTAGACTGTAGATAATACAATCAAAAGATCACTGTCAAGTTTAAATAACTCCTGAGGATCTATCTCTTTCCATTTACCATCTTGAAGTACTTCTGTCTCGTCTATGAATAGATCATCACACCAAGGACGAAATACTTCATCGTTGAACATCACTAAATTGCGCATATTGCTCATGTAAAAAGCAAAGGCTCTATCCCCATCTGACATGGCCTTTATGTATTTAACAACTCTTGGGTGTTCATGCACAAAAGTATAACGATGATGGTTAGCCATCAAAAAGTCATATAACTCTTTAGAAGTTGGAACTTTGATGTTATGTTTTTGACATAAAGCTAGAGTATCAGTATCCAAGGGTCCTAAGTTTTTACAGGAGACTAGGAAATTGATAACCTGCTCTTCAGTTCTAAAGTAAAAGTTAGACTCTAAGAATCTTTCTGCATGCGCATAAGCATTTTGAATACAAAAGCGAGCTATAGAGGTAACTGAGTTGTAGTTAGCTTTAGATGATAGAAAGTTATACCCTGATCCCATAGCACCTGGCAGACTATTCATCATAATTTTGATTGTGGACTGTTTTTTGTTATGGAAAACTTCAGCTACACGATCATTTCTATTCTTAGCTGCCAGCATCAGTTTCTTTTCTTTTTTACGATCTTTCTTCTTAGCATTAACCATGCCACCTAAGAAGGATCTTTCCTTATCAGTGCTTTCATAGAAAGTACCAGAAGGTGAGATGATCTTATTACGGTATTTCTCTATAACAGCAAATAAGTCAGCCTGCTTATAACAAGTCAAATTGCCATCTGAGTGCCTATGTTTTAAGTCATTTGGATCAGTAGATTCTACGATTTTAACCGTAGGCCAGAGTACATCCTTCGCAGGGTCTAGTTTAGATAGATCACCCTGATTGTGGATATACATCTTAAGGTTATTTTTAAGTTGAGCAGCTTTATCTTCAACTAACCCTCTGACATATGCAATTATCTCTCTTTCAGGTACCAAAGGGTGAGTAGCTTTAAGATAAGTTACCATCTGGTCTACATAAGAGACAAATATATTCTTACGGGTCTTAGGTGCATCTAAGAGTTGTACCTTAGCCATGATTGTATCCTTGCGTCCTCATTTAAGTCTTTCTTAAAATGGTAACTTGAAGTAGATATCTACAAGATAAATAAAAATAGGTTATAAGACTCATCTCCTATGTAAGGAGATGAGTCGTAAAATATTAAGCTGCAGACTTCTCTTTAGTTTCTCTATCGGCTGAATTGACAGCATCTTTAAATGCATCAAGATAAGACTTAGTGAAAGTCATGATCAGCTTAGAAATTTTAGTTATATTAGCAATATTGTTCTGGACGTAGCCAACGTGATAAGATATATCACGAATCAGCTCTCCGTATTTTGCTTGATCCTCAGGATTTTGGGTATCGTTTAACTTCTTATTTAAAGCATCCAAAGCTTTATTAGCATCGGTTAAAGTTTCCAAAGCTGATTTAGTAGCTTTAGTAGATGGAATTTTATCAAATCTATCGAACATACGTAAAACGTCACCAACACTTACTACCCTGAGATCTTCACCTTGCATAGAGTTAGCGAGCTCACTTATTTTCTCAGTCATTTCTCTAGATGCTTTGGCATCAGCTTCAGATTTCTTATCTTTAGTAGAATCAGAACGCTCAATATCTGGGATTTGCTCTAAGCACTCACGCAAAACTATTATGCTGTCATTAGTGGCTTTGACGATTGCTTCCATTTGTCTAATAAAAACCTCAGGGTCGTCACGCACTTTAGCACTAACACCCAGTGCTCTAACTCCTACTGACTTGAGAATATACTTAGCACGAGTGATTTGCTTGGCAACCCAAGCCAGGAACTCCGTTACCTTGGTCTTGATCCAATTGATAACCTTCTTGATAAGTTCAATGACCTTGTCTATCTTAGCTTTGATCCAAGTCTTAGCATCCTCTAATCCAGGAAATGCTGTAACTCCTAAAGACTCAAGACTTGCAATATCTTTGATCTTGGCAAGTTTAGCTTTCCCTTCTTCTGAGCCAAAGTTGATAGTAAATTTAGCCATGCTATCGCCACGAGTCATCTGAGATCTAACTACTGCAAACTCAGACGCTAGTAGGTCTGATGCTAACTCCATATTGTCCATGTAGAGCTGCTCAGCATCAAGCTTAACCTCAGGTTTTTCTTCAGTAGACTTTGCATCGACTGATTCGCATCCAGCTAAGAATGCACTTAAATCTATAGCCATAAAAATCCCTCTTTAAAGAGTTTAAAGTTAACTTCATAGCATTGATCGATGTTATAGCTATTGTTGCCCGTTGTATCCTTGAAGTTTCAAAAAGGGATAGGTATCTATGAGTTTATTTGGATCTATGCTAAATGCTGGGTTAGATATGTGGAATGGTAATACCGCTACCACTAACCCAGATGGGACAGTTACTATAACTGGTCTGTCACCTGAATTGTTTGAAGAGTTCTTAAGGCGTGAGTATAATGTCAATCTATTTTTCCAAAGATTGACTACTAGAACTTGGTCGCGTAAGATAACGTTCTATGAATTCTTTGTGCCTGAGATGATCTACTTAATAAATCTCTGTGCTCAAAAGAGATATATCTCAAGTTCCAAGGTTAGAGAACTTACAGCTGAGTTTGAGAAAAACACTTGGTGGTCTTCCACAGTTGAGAAAGTTACATCTCCTGTGGATCTATCAGTGATAGGTAGTGTCCTAAAACCTGAATATGAACCTAAACCTTATCAAAAAGAGTTTGTAGAGAAAGTATACTATCAAAAGAAAACTCAGTATAGGTTAAATGGTTATCTACTAGCTTTGGATGTAGGCATGGGTAAGAGTTATACTTCTATCTTACTAGGGGCAGCTCTTCATAAGACTAAACATATCGTCATAGGTCCTCTATCTGTTTGTAACACCGTCTGGCCTACGGAATTTGCTAAGTTCTATATCAAACCTCCTAAGATCTGGTATCCTAAGCTTGGAGTAGATAAGTTAGATGCTACTTATGATGTCTATATCCTCAACTATGAGTCTATAGGTAAGTTACATAAGGATCTTGTCAAATACTGTCCATCGCAAGATACGATCGTGATAGTCGACGAATGCCATAACTTCAAAGACTATAAATCTAAACGTACTAAAGAGCTAGTAGCACTACAACAAGATCTTAGATGTCCTGATATCCTACTCATGAGTGGCACACCAGTGAAGGCGCTAGGAAATGAGTGTGTACCTATCTTCCAAGTTCTAGATAACTTTTGTACTGAACAAGTTCTAGAACAGTTAAAGCAGTTAAATCGTTTCCCTAAGGTTATGAATGAACTTCTTCATAACCGTCTAGGTATGATGATGTATCGTAAACTTAAATCAGAGGAGCTGGAGTTACCACCTCTAGTTGAATCTGAACTTAAGATCAAAATACCTAATGGAGATCAGTATACTCTAAAAGAAGTTAAGAAAGTGATGATAGCATTTAGGGATGAGAGAACACGTTACTATCAGCAAAACTACGATAAGTACGAAAAAGACTTCCTAGATGTCTGTCAGTACGTAGAGGATAACTGTCTATACACAGATGAAGAATGGGCTCGGTATAAAGAATACAGATCTCTAGTCTCTATGTTCCATAAGAACGGATACTCTTGGGAGTTAGCCCCATTGGCAGTTAAATGTTCTAACTTTGAAAAGGAGATCATCCTGCCTCGTATCCCTAACGAGATGAAAAAGAAGTTCCGTCAAGCTCGTGCTGTAGTCAAGTATATAGAACTTAAGGTTATGGGTGAGGTACTAGGTCAAGTCTTAGGTAGGTTACGTATCAAGATGACTTGTGAGATGTTAACCCCGCAGATAGCTAAGGTTATAAGAGATGCTGAAAAGAAGACTCTTATCTTCTCATCTTACACTGATGTTATCAAGCTATGTGCTAACATCTGTAACTCATTTGGATTTGATCCTGTGTATATCGATGGATCTAACTCTAAGCGTTCTCAAGAGATCGTAGGTGAGTTTAAATCTAACCCCGAGATCAACCCACTGATAGCATCTCTAAAAGTTATGGCTACAGGTCATACTCTCAATGAAGCTAATACGGTTATATTTTTAAATAATACGTTTAGATCGGTAGATAAGACTCAGGCTATGAATCGTTGTTACCGTATAGGTCAGGATACTACAGTCTATGTGTATACTCTTATCTTAGATACAGGTGATGAACCTAATCTATCTACCCGTATGCAGGATATCTTAGATTGGTCGCAATCCCAATTTGAAGCTATCGTAGGTACTTCTGGTACGGTAGTAGATAATCCTACAGTTGCAGATGGTATCACTGCTATCCGTAAAGCTTTCAATGCTACTAACTTAGATATAGCTGATAGAGTTGAATATGTTTCAAGAGTTATATCTGAACTAGATCTTATCTAAATTAAAATATAAGGGGTCAAGAGGAGTATAGGTGTGACCCTATACTCCTCTCTAATGCTTAATGCTAACCATCTTTAAGATGAAAAAATATACAACCGCGCCGATCCTATCGCATCACTCAAAGGTCCATCCGTAAGAATTTGATCCGGGAAGTACATTTTCTATACTACTTATCAAATTTCCCTAAGATTCCAACATGAACGATATTCTACAGATAGCGAGTTGATATATAACTCGTCTTAGTTCACAATTGAGTTTAGTTGTGACTATGTGTAGAGTAAAGTTCACAGTATAATAGTACCTTATTATTTTTTAACTGGATCTTGTTTAATTTAAAATATAATATTTTAAGGTACTACTCTCTTTTAAGGAGAGTAGTACCCTGATAGATTTATCAACCTATGGATTTCTATGCGTTTTGTACAAGTAGTTATTATCGTTTATATCTCCTAGGATATATGGGGTTATATATCTCTAGAATATCTATTCTACTTACTACGAATGGATACATTCGATATACCCTATCTATATCTTCCCCTATGGGGTATGATACTTCGTTACCGTCACCGTTGATGTCTTTAATCCAATATATATTTCGGATGTATATATACTTCGTATTATGTATATATTGTTATATATTGTATTAAAGATTATTTACACCTTCCTAGAAGGTTCCCAAGTGACGGTTCAGGTCAGCTTGGAAAGCTCTCACAATATAGTTACCCAATTTGCAACAATCAAATCTACCAATCATATTATTTATGTTAGAACCGTCACTACTCCTACCTGATATAACCCTATAACTGGTGCTTGATAGCTCATCTCCGATCTCATAGGGTAGATACAACTCTAGGAATAGGTTAAAAAGATGTCTCTAGTGTATACACTAAGGACACCTAAATGAGGTCTTTTTAACCAACTACAACTATATAAATCTAGGAGTTGTATCAATCAAAATAAGTGCATGTGCAAAACATACTAGTTAGCCATATAGGCATCTTACAACAGCACTATGCACTCTAAGCTATATAGCATCCAATCTAAGATGGAGACCTTGGGTTACGGTCATAAGACTTATAGATACTTTACGTAGTAAAGATTAGTTTTAGACTCACCGCTTGATAAAGCTACCTAACTCTGCAAGAGTAGGTAGCGCCATGCGGTGATGAGTCAAAACTTCTGTATCCCCTTTGAGAGGAGATACATCGTTTTGGTATCTTAAGCTGAGGTAAGGAGGCCGTAACCCAAGCGAAGGACGACGCCAACTAACCGAAGCGAAGGTAGAGAAGTTAATCTAGCAGTTCATAGATCTAAAAGCTATGCTTACAAAAAATATTATCCTGCTAGTTAATCTTCTCAAATTTATCTCCTCTTAAATTTTTTATACTTTATAAAACTAAAAATAATTAAGTAGGGGGTAAGCTATTTATGCTTACCCCTACTATTATTTATTATTATTATTATTATTATTATTTATTATAATATGAGTTAAGGGGGGAGGTCTTGCCGGGGGGACGGCATTTTTTTGAAAAACACAATATACATATAATAACAGTATCAAAAAATAAAATGCCTTGATTCAGGGAGTAGGAGCTTTTGCCCTACTCTCCTGGAATAACAACGAACAACAACTTTACACACCATCTAATTTAGAATATAATTCTGCTATGAGCTCTTGTGGAAGAGTAATAGCCTCAATATTCCAAACTGGTTTTAAATTTATTTTTGATTCAGATAGAGTAAAAGAACCTGCTCGTGAGATTGATAACAAATCAGTTCTGTTTAGGACGCTCGTAGCCGTAGTGGATGCAGTGAATATCACCACACGTCGTTTATGCGGGATAAAATGTTGTATCTTAAAGAACCCTCCTAAGGCTGCTCTAGCTTCGGACGAATACTGATAGGTATCAGTCAGTTTTCTGACATTTCCTTTCTGATTTACAACTTTAGTTTTATAAGTCCACCTATCTGTAAAGTCTCCTCTGAGTGTTTGTCCTACTGGTTTTACTAAAATCACTACTGTGTCGGCAAAATTCATAATATCAAAATCATCTAGGAGTGGTTTGAATGCTTGAACGTTCAATTGAATTCTGACATTAGCAGAATCAGCAGTCAATGACTTAAACTCGGTATCAGGAAGAGTACAAAATCTTACTGAGTGCTTTTTGATCCGATCCATTATTTTACAAGTTTGTTCATAAGTAGGATAAGGTGGAGATGGAAAAGATTCATACTCACGTTGGTTTAGATCAGTTCTTCTAAATACGCTAGCGTGATCTTCTACTACCTGGTAGGTTGATATAAAGCAGATTAACCAAGTTTTCGACATAGCTTCAAGAGCTGCCGCTATTCCTTCGTAAATTGCCAATTCAGGAGTTGGTTGCTGACATATTAAGACAGTAGTCTCAGCATCTAATTCTTTACTATCTGTTCTTATTGAACAATTCCATTTATCTCCGGATACCTTTATTGGCTTTAATAGCACGAATGTGTAGTGTCGTCTTAATCGAGTTAATGTATCAAACATAGAAACTCCTATAAAGTAAGATTAGATAGTTGAAATTTGTATTTTGGTACAGGTCAGATGGATAATGTATATTTGAAATCTAGATGAGATATCGATCTTTCCATCCGATGAGTTATGTAACTCTTTTTAACGTTAAAAGGAATTTATTATGGCAATTGATTTAAATGCTTTTTTATCTGGTTGTGAATCTTATAAAGAATCTGAGCCCGTTCCATCAATGGAACAGCTAAACCAGATGCAGACTGAATTAAAATTTGAGTCTCAGCTTATTCGTTCTCAGATGACTGTTGTTAGCGAACGCGCTGCTACTTTCCAAAACTTATACACCTATCAGCAGAAGCATAATGGTTTTGGATCTCTTGGTGAAGTTATCGCCTTAGAGAACTATACCGAAGGTAGTAACAAAATCACCGATTCTTTATATCGTTCTGGTATGGAGAGCATTGGTGAAAGTCTTAAGAAGATGTTAACCAAGATCAAACTGTTATGGAATAAATTCACCGCTTGGATTAAAGGTGTTGGTGAGAGAGTTCTGCTTACTGGTGTCGGTGCCAAAATAAAAGCCGAAGCTAAATTTGCTAAATATCCATTTACTGCAACCGTAGTAGAAGTAGCAGATACTGATGGAGAGCATTCTCCATCACTCGGAAAGCTTTGTGCTGCTATTTACACATTCGCGCACGGTGTTGGTGAAACTAGCGAAGAAGAGTTCCAGAAAGAGAGTAACGATGTAGCTGAATTGGCTAGTTCATTCAGATCTACTGTTTCTAAGGGTGAGAAGACTTTCAAAGATGCTAAAGATGTATTTGATTATTTCGCCAAAGTAAAACACGCGTTTGAAATTTCTTTGCCAGCATCTCAGCATGTTGCAGCTTCTTGTGAAAAACTTATGGCTCTTCCAGAAACTACTCCTGACAAGCGTGTAACTGATTTCATCAGCAAGTCAAGCGATGCGGTATACTTATTGCAGGATCTGTTTGGTGGATATATGAGATCACTCACCGCTATTGAGGAGGCTATGAAAGCAGCTAAAAAATCTGATAAAGAAGATGCAAATACTGCTAAAGTAGGAAATAGTTTACCACTGATGAAGTAGTTATAAAGCTTTTGGCTGTTTTTAAACGTCGGACTATGGGATGAGTACCTTTATTAGGTACTCATCCTAGTTACATGTAACAACTTTAATAGGAATTAAAAATTATGGCAATTGATTTGAATGCTTTTTTATCTGGTTGTGAATCATATGACGTTGAGACTCCAACCGCTTCTGCTTCATTGGAATCTGTAGCTTTAGAGTTAAACTCTATTACTTCTGAAGTCGTTATGACTAATAAAGAACTCCAGATCGGTCGTGCTAAAGGTGAAGAGATTTGCCGTATGTACAATGCTCTTGAAGCTTATGGCTGGAATAAATCTTTCTTAACCCTTTACCCAGCTTCCCAGATGAAGTCTGTATTCGGTGTTACTGCTCCAGCAATGGAATCTCTGTCCTCCGATGTTAAAGCCGGTCAGGAAGTTCTTGATAAGATCGCAAATGCTGCGGCAGGTGCTGGAAAATGGATCGTTGAGAAATTTAAGCAGTTAATTGCTCTTATTGGTAAGTGGCTTGGTAAGGCTAAAGATTTCTTTATGGGATTTGGCCCTAGAATCAAGAGACTGAAGGATAAGATCAAAGCCGGTGGTGCATCTGCTCTGAAATTCTCTCAGGATAAGTATAATGCCCTCAAGAACAAAGTTCAGGAACTCACAGCTAAAGTTAAAGAGTTCTTAGCAAAGCGTAAGTCAGATAAAGATCTCGCTGATGGAGCTGCTACCGGTTCTGCAGATACTACTGCAGGAGTTGGTACCGAGAGCTTTGATGAAGCTTCAGTTCAGGAGATTATCAAGCTGCTCGATGAACTCGGTGATGCTGGTAAACAGTTGACCTCAGTTATGGGTAGTCTTAAATTACGACAGGATGTTCTGAAGAAAGGTATAGCCGAAGCTCAGCAAGCTGCTGCCAAGGGCGAGAAGTACGACGGTGCTAATATGATCAATGCTATCTCTAAAGAAATCGCAGAAGCCAATGAGCTGTTAGCTACTATCTCTAGCATTCTCAGTGACATTTCCGCTGATATTGAATAGCAAAAAATAAATAAGCTAAGAGTCATCCTAGGATGACTCTTAGCTATACTGGTTATTGCGCTGCTAACGGATAGCAACACCCATGTTGTTGGCAAGCGTGTCATAGATGAAAATGACACGAGGGTTATCAAATCCCTGCTCCTTCAGGAATTCGTATAACTCTTTATAGTTTTCTTTGCAGACTTTATAGAATTCCAATTCGGCAGCATCGCCGAATTTAGACTCCGGAATTTTAACTGGCATACCTACTGCTAGCGTATGCCTTGTTGAATTGAGATCCCATTTTGCTCTAGCAGCAGAAATGAGATCTTTGACGGTATTGATGTCCATGATTTCCTCCGACTTCTATGTTGGTCATTACCACACTAGTAATATATGATTAAGATTTTTTGATCTTCAGCGTTAATCTAATCATTAACATCCAATGAGCATTAGCTCTATATTTGTTGCAATAAATAATGAGGATTTTAAATTATGTCAATTAATCTTAAAGACTTCTTAGCAGGATCAGAGGATTTTAATGAAGAAATCGTTGATCAAGAAGTTGAAACTGAAGAGATCACCGACGAAGATGTCGATGCTGCGGAAGCAGAGCAAGAAGAGGCTTCAGAAGAAGTAGCTGAGATGTTCGCCAAGGTAGATCTTATGCAAGCTCAGATGACCCCACTTATGGGCATGATTGAGCATGTTCAGAGCAATGGAATCAATAGCGAATTTTTAAAACTCTTTAATTCTGGTAAATCTTTAGAGAAGCTTTTAAATATCTATATTCCATCTTCAGAATCTTTTGATAGCCTAACTTCCAACGATAGACAAAAAGTATGTGATCAGATCACTTCAGGTCTTGAAGCATTATCTGATAAAATTCATAGATCACTTCGCGATACTTTCATGCGTCCTTTTTCTGCTATCTACAGACTGATCCAATCTTCTAATATTCTGATTAAGAAATTAAGATCCGATCTTATTGCGGTCAAAGGTCAGTTGAAGTCGGCTGCAAGCCTTCCTGATAAAACCCTCAAGGTATTTTCTCCTGAAGCACTTACAGATTATAAGAAAATAGATTCTGTGAAAATTCGTCAGAGTGCTTTAGACGCTCAAAAAGAAGTAGCTAAGATGAAATTTTTCGATTCAGAAAAAGAACCTGCTTCAAAACTCATCGATGAGTTAGAGAAAAATATTAAGAAACTCGAAGCTGCTCGTCCTGAACGTTCTGAAGTTAAGCTGCAGACGTTTAAATCTGCAAGCAATATTGCATCCTTAGTGGATTGGGCTATCGCTCTTTGTGATTCGATTATTAAACAGAATAAAGAGTACCAAGGACATGTTAAGTCAGCATTTCAAGAGCTGACACATCTGAGAATGGGATTTCAGCGCAATAGCTTGGTTCGTCTTCCTTTGAAAATTATGAATATGACAACCAAGATTGATAAAGACGTGATTAAAGGTATTTTATCTATTGCTAAAGCAGTAGCTCCTAAGAAATAAATAATAACTTAGCAGAGATACCTCATACAGAGGTATCTCTGTATATTTACTTTAAATCATCTGATGAGCGTGCACAACTCATTTTTAAACGTTTAAAGGATGAATTGGATATGACAACCAATCTTGATGCATTTCTAGGCTGTGAGTCTTTTGAAGTGCCCAATGAGCCAGAGCTTACTCAGCGTGAGCTTGACTCTATGAAACGAGAGATTGATTTGAAGTCGGAGCTTATGACGGCCAAGTTAGCTCTGATGACGGAACGTATCACTACGTTTACTAAACTTGGTGCTTATTATAAAGCTCATAAGAGTTTTGATAGACTAGGTGAGGTAATCGATCTTACTTCTTATACCTCAGGTATGGAAGATGGCGGAGCTAACTTCTTTTCAGCTATCTTAGAGAATCTTAATGTTCGCGACATTATAGATGCTATCGTAGATACAGTAAATAAGTTTTTAGCCTGGCTTATCTCAACTTGCCGCAATATTTCCAAGACTATTTCAACTTTTATTTTAAAGTGGAAGTTAGATAAAGTTACCTTTCCTATAACAGTTGAAGTGTATACCCCAAAAGAGCCTAAAAACACCTTCCTAGAACTAGAACAAGCCCTAGATGTCTGCACTCAGGAGTCGGATATTGAACTAGATCAGAGAAGTACTAATAACTTTAGACTCTTAGGTGATACCAAGACTACTGGATTTTTATTAGAGTCTAGAACTTTTAAGAGTCGTAATGAACTTAAAGCTCTTATAGATAGCTATAAAGATCTGATGGTTTTGCTACCTGATAGAATCAAACTTATCCAAACTAGATTACAGGAAATTAAGAAGGCAGGTTCTAGAGTTACGGATGGACCTAAGAGTGCTCTTGATAGACACCTAAATAAACTTTGGAATACTATTTTGACTATGCAACAGATAGAACAAAAAGAGTTAGATCTTGTCAATCAGTCTATAGCTAAAATAGGTATCGAAGTTTCTAAGAATAAAGAGCCTACGACATCAGAAGTTCAAGCTAGTGCTTCATAACCCGTTTAAAACGGATTATGCTATGTACAACTGGGTATAGTGATCCTAGGCCTGATACTATGCCTTATCTTTGGTACGTTTATTTTGGTTAACCTAAATATAGGAATTTAAATTTATGAGTTATAAACTTTTAGATCAGGTAGAAGATGATTACTCTGCCGATGAGATGACTCCAGAAGAAGAAGTAGAGACTCCGGTTGAAGGTGACGCAGCTCCAGAGGAAGATACTCCTGCAGAACCAGAGGTTTCAGAAGCTACCGCTATGAAAGCTCGTATGGCTCTGATGGAAGCTATCGTTGATCAGGTTGTAGAAGACGAGATCGATGAAGCTAAAGATCCTGATACCAAGGAAGTTGACGACGATGAAGACAAAGACGACGATAAGGAAGATGACGAGGATGATGACGATGCATCTGAAGGCACTTCTGATGTTGATACTGAGAAAGTCGAAGAAACTGTCAACAACGTAGTCGATAAAGCTGTAGCTTTGCACTTTATTCCATCATCTTTCAAGAAGAGAATTCCAGGTATCATAGCTCGTCACTTAAAGGTACGTGATCCTAAGGGTCAGTTATATGCTAAAGCTGCTTTATTCTTCACAGCTGCTATGGCAGATGACTCTATCACTGCTGATGACGAGAAAGATACTGTAGCTGAAGTTTTAGATACTGGTGCAGTTAAAGCTGACCCGATTGAGAAGACTCAGGAATTCGAAGGCGATAACAAGCAGGACATGTCTAACGAGACCGAAGCTAATGCTTTAGACGTACCTAAAGCTAAAGCTCGCAAGGTTGGTGGTCTTGAAGCTTTCTTAAATCCATTCATGGAAGGGCCAGCAGTTACTGCTGATGCTGAACCTGATACTGTATCAGAAGCTTTGGAGACAAAGAAGGATGAATCCGAGCCTATCGAAGTTACCCAAGAGTTCGATGGCGACAATAAGCAGGATATGAGCAACGAAACTGAGGCTAATGCTTTAGACGTTCCATCTAAGGCTATGGCTCACTTAGCTGCTTCTGCTCTGGTAAAGAAAGCTGCTACTCGTGCTGTATCAAGAAAGGTTTCAGGACCTATGCTTGATAAGCTCTTACATGAGCTTCGTTATCAGTTACCAGCGAAATTTGTACAGCGTTACAAGATTCGCTAGTTAAGAGATTATGGAGCCACACCTTGTTACGACTTTTATGACGGGCGCCATAACCACGCAGTCCTCCAGTCCCCTTATAGTGGGACTGGAGGTTGCACTATATCTTTTAAAACTCAACTAAAGCATACTCTGTAATTGTGACTTATATATAAGGAGAACTTATCAAAATGGCTAAGCCTAGAGATAATTCAGCTCGTAAAGCTCAAAGACGTAAGAAGCAAAAAGCACTACGTTATCAAAATGAGTTACAACGAAGAAAAGAGCAACGCGAGAAAAATGCTCAGTCTCACTATTCTAAACCTACTGATGCCGTAACTGATTTTATCAACCAAGGTATTGAGCTTACTAAGTGGGCTAACTTTATAGATACTTTAGTTGACAAACAGATAGAAGAGATGACTCTGCGCCAGAAGACTGATACTGTCAAGTATGCTCATATGCCTATAGCTACTTGGGCTAAGATCAAAGAGAAGACCCGTGACCTATCTGAAAGCTCATCGTATTTACTAGAACTTGCAGGTAATATGAGTAATACTAAAGAGCTTGGTGAACAGATCAAACTTATGGGAACAGGTTTGTCTCGTATGGCTTCAGCTTCTACCACCTATAAAGAGTTACTTGCAAGAATCGAGACTGCTCGTAAACAGTATGAAGAATATTTAGCTAACCCTGAAGCAGTGAACCCAGAGGAGTTAGATATCCCAGATGAGGCTTTTGCTGTCCAAGAAGATGAAGATATCAAAACTATCAAGGAAATGGCAGATACGGTAAGTACACTAGCCGATGAAGTTAAATCTCAAGAAGAGGTTTTAAAGACTATTAATTCATCCGTATCAGCTACTACAGAAGTTACACCTGAAACTACAACACTATCTGAGAGTTCTGGTGATAGTGGTAGTGATCTAAATAGGTTTTTAAATGGCCAGTAAGAAACGTGAGAGAGACCCACAGGTAGTTTTTCTTGAACAATGTAGATTGTACTTAGGCGGTATAACTGCAAGAACAGCTCTGCATGCTTATTTTGGAGTTGCTCAAAATACAGTTGTAATAGCCAATAGTACATCGGCAAGAACTCATGGTGATAGACTCACAGACTTTGCCGTAGGCGAGATTGGAATACATGTACTTAAGATTACTAATACTACTTTCTGGGAAACTCTCTCAGGTTTACTTGAAGTACAAACTGGAGTGATCCAGTATGTTAACCTTGCTAACTTCTTTAAGATCTTATCTAAGTATAAAGTATCAGGACTTGAAACTTTTATTAACAATAGAGGTGAGAGAGTTTTGGTACCTAAAGGTAAAGAGAAGATCACGCGAGATGATGCTATCGGATTTAATATCACCGATTTCCATATAGCAAGAGAGATCGTCAGATGGTATGAAGATATCACTTACGTAGGATGTGAAGAACATAGAAAGAAGTTCCCACATCTTGAGACTGATATGCCTCGTGAGTTGATGATGTATGGTAAGGTATACTTTCTTGATGTAGACTTCTCTAAATTTAAAGATAGTGAAGGTAATCAAGTCTTCACCCACGTACATGAGACAATGCGTATCATGGGAGTAGATGGATTGACTTCGGTAAGTCTACAGAGCTTTATCAAAAAGATCGTAACTGATTTCATCTTCAAATCTTACTGGTGGGTTATAGCCAATAATTATGTAGTGATGATGTCTTTATACAAAGACGAGAATGCAGTTATCCGTAGTTTTAGACCATATGTAGTAGCCATGCCACTTGACAGTGATATCGAGTTGACAGACAACACTACTATGACAGAAAATGAAAAGGACGAAACGAAACATGTCTGAGAATATAACGCCTAATAAAGGGAAGATCTCTATCAACCCTGCTCCTAAATCCCCTGAGGTTAAAATGAAGACTGCTCCTGTCCTGCCGCAGGATGAAGAAGAAGTAGTAACTTCTGATGATCTTAAGGATTATGCTGAAGAGGAGAAAGTAGCACCTCCGATTGCTCCTGTGGACAAAGAATCTCAAGAGGATATTCAAAAACAAGATACTCTAGATGATTTAGTGGCAGAATCCTTAGAAGCTGTAGATGAAGGTACTAAGAGCGCCTCTAACATAGCTGATGCAGGATTGAGTGTTCCTGTATCTACTGCAGAGCATCTAGCTGAGTACGCCTCTCGTGAAGCTGAAGCTAATGCTGATCGTATAGCAGAAGTCACATCTGATCTTACCTCTGACATTCAGAAGATCTATACTGCTACGATGTTACTTACAGAGCAGCATCTTGCTCTATTAGAAGCTTTAAAGAACTTAGAGAAGAAACACCCAGGTGTAGATCCTAAGACCTATCTTAAAAGATCTAAAGGTGGTATAGGTGATAGCCCTGCTGATATCTTCTCTCAGTATAGAAACGAAAAGGTTATCGATCTTGATGGCTATCGTGGGTTAATGGCTATGAGTGCCTTAACCTCAGGTGGTATCAGACGTATAACTTTGTGGAACTCAGGTATACAGGTACGTCTACGTTCATTACCTTTAGACTTACTCAACTCCTATCAAAAGGAAGTTTCAGCAAGAGCATATGAGTATGGAAAAGACTTTGGTGCACTGTACTACAGGTTCAACGATTTAACCATTTCTGAATACATAATAGACCGCATTTTGCCGGCTGCTATTGTAGGTTCTAATTATGTGCACTGGAAAGATCAGAATGCTCTAAAGAGAGTTATCTCCTGGCAAGATTATCCAGTACTACTTTGGGCTATGGGTGCTATGTTGCATCCTAACGGAGTACAGATCAACTTTGTCTGTGCTAACGAGAATTGTGGACATGTCCATACTGAACCTAATGTAGATTTAAATAAGTTACACTTACTTAATACTGATCTTATCAACGACGATATGATCGCTCATTTCAAGATGCAAGGTGCTATCTCAGATGAGCAGTTAGAGCACTATCGTAATATCTTGGATCTCAAGAAGACTGTAGAGTTCAGCTACAAGATCGATGGGGTTACTAAGACTTGGAAGGTTGGATTAAAACAGTGTTCCGTGTATGACTACGAGGCAGTAGGTAAAGACTACAATGCTGAGTTACGTAACGCTATGAAAGGTGAGAACTTAACTAACAGATCAGCTGTAGATACTTATATGTCTTATAACGATCTGCGTATCTTCAAACCTTGGATCGATTTTGTTGAGCTTACTATGACTCGCAATAATGAAGAGAAGACCTTTAGAATGAAGAACGTCGGTACTGATGTTAATACAGCTAAAGCATTCTTTACTGTTCTAGATGAGTGGCAGACTCATTATCCTAAGTTTAGACAGATCATGCGAGACTACATCTTAGATACTAAGATCTCTCATATAGCTTACTACTATCCTAAATGCCCTAAGTGTGGACAAGTACCTGAAGGTTCTTATGGCGGTTATGTTCCATATGACTCTCAGTACAATTTTTTTATCCTATCGCTGATGCGTCTTTACAAAAACATTTCGCAGGTAGAAGGGGCTTCAAACAGCTAGAAGATGTCTCTAAGTTATTAAGAGATGTTAAAGCCACTAGTATAGCAAGATACCACGTAGTAGCTGAACTAAACTCCAGGTTCCAAAACCCTGAAGCTTATAAGCACGTACGTGATAGTTCTATGCAGTGGCTTACCTTTGATAAAGATCGTCCTCTTGGTACTTACCTTGAGGATGATGTTTTGGAATTCTGTTTGCACTCTGAGGTACATAAGTACCTAGGGTTATCTTTTACTGACCTCATGCAGCTAGATCTACCTACCTATACGAAGATAAAGGAACTTATCAACCAGGAGAATATTCGTAGATCTGACCAGATGGATCGGATGAAGAAAGAGACCAAGCAGCGATCTGACAAAATTTTGAACCAATTTAAGAAGAATACGTAACTATGGAAGAGAAACCAAATTTTAACACCGAGCTTGCAGTAGTTAATACTAACTTTGATACGAACAATATCGTATCTATGCACGATGAGGAAATCAGAGAACGTCTGGTGACAACTTTAGATAGTTGCATCGAAGTATTAAAATCTCACTGTGGCCCATTATCAGGATATGCCTTACTGATTAACCACTTCTCAGCAGGTGAGGATACTAACCCATCCCTCTTTACTCGTGATGGTATCAAGATCATGAATAGTGTATCATTCATGGCACCACTTGAAAGATATCTAAAAGATCTATTATGCTACATAGGTGAGAGAGTAGATGGGGCAGCGCATGATGGTACTACAACTTCTATGCTCTGGTCTGCTTTATTGCTAAAAGAGATCATCGAAAATCAAAAATCTCTGCAAAACTACCATCTGACTATGTTCCATATCAACACTGCTGTCAACGAGTTGTTCACAGGGGTATTGGAAAAATTAAAACGTTATACTTTCAATCTTAACAGATGCGCAGGTGTATCTCAGGATACTAAGTTATCTGAAGCTGAAAAAGTTATCGCAGGATCTAAAGTTGGGTTCATGCAGGCACTATCTTCATCAGGTGGTAACGTTGAGCTTGCGACTGCTATGAAACAGATCATGGAAAGATCCCCTGCTATAACCTGGGAATACATGACCTTTAAGAACTCTGTAAATGAGGAAGGTAAGCTCTTTAGGGTACGTACTGATCCTTATGATTTTAGAATCGCTTGTGTAGGTGATACTCGTAATGATCTAACTGAGGCTTATGGTACTGAGTTTATAAGAGAGAATGCTACCGTATTCGTCTCCTATGAAGCTATCGTACAAGGTTCTATGACTTATGAAGTTGTGATGCATAAGTTCATAGGTAACTTCACTCAGGATAGTCCATTAGTCATTATAGCACCTAAGTTTGATATGCAACTTATCAACTTTGTAGATGATCTAAATAAGATCAGAGGTAGCTTAAATAAGATCTCCTTATGGCAGTATAGCTCCAATGAACTTTACAATGGTAAAGCGTATAATTGGATGCTAAGAGTGCTGCCAGCTATCGCAGGTGCTGAAAGTTTTGATCCTGATAACGATGATAACATCACGGATAAGCACTTATTTAAAGCTAAGAAGGTCTGGTGGCATAACACCTACATGGAGTTTTACGGTATCGTACCTCCTATGGAAGAAGGCTCTTGTGTACATCCTTTCTATGCTCACTTTGATACTGCACCTGAGTTTTATAAAGGTGGTGTAGAAACACTAGAGCACCAGTTAGAAGTTGCTAAGCACTCTCATGAGGCTAATAAGAAAGTAGTCGATACTTATGTTGAAGCTTTGAACTTACTTACAACCGTAAGACGTCCTACCTTGGAGGTTGGTGGTACCACTCACGATCAGGCTTTGAACTTATTAGTAGCAGAAGATGTACTAGGTGCTATTATGTCATCTACTACTAGAGGATTTTTAATCAATGGTCCTATGGCCTTAGCTGGTGCTATTCACGATCTTGCAGCAGAGCAGACTGATAAGGGTTCGACTCCTACTGAGGAGAATGTAGCCAAGTTCAAATCTGAGATCTTAGCTATGATGGCTCATGCCACTGATGATATCTTGATCACAGTCTATCCAGCTCAGGTTAATACTACTGAGCTTACCAAACGCTGTGCAGCTGATCCTAATTTGTACGTTAACTCCTTATCTTGTGTAGATGCAGGTATAAATGACGATATAGAGCCTGCTCATTTTGCCGATTTTATAGGTGGAATAAGTAAGCTTGAATCTTTAGATAATGCATCAGCGGGTGCACTTGAAGTTGGTACTACTTATCCAGTATTACAACCAGTACGCATCACTGAGGAAATGTTACGTCGTGTTCAGGAGTTGGTGATCAAGTTCATCTCAACTGATAAGATCGTAGTATCAGGCGGTGTTAAAGTCAACGAGGATAAATAACTATGGCAGTAATCGAGGCGAGTTCTATCACAACTGGTATGACTATCAGTTTTAGAACTCATAACCCCCACGACAACGTAGTTTGGACAGGCAAGGTCATAGCACTGTGTGATTATGATGTTGCCAAACTCTTTACCGATGTAGATACTTTTCATCAAGAAGTAGTAAGATCAGATCCTAATACCAATTATGGCTCTGCAAGTGAACTTGATTATTTAGTGTTAGAGTTTAAAGACAATAACGCTAATGTAATCAAACAAGCATTTGCCCTACCTTGGTTAGTAGCTTCATCTATCGAAGCTATCAATGAGAAAGAATACATCGACATCAGAGTGTACTCTATAAGTTCTACTAAAGCACAAGATCTAGCTGCAGCTATTCAGTCTACTTATGGATATGTAGCTAAAGTTTTAGAATAAGATATATGGACATCCTCTACTCTTGGAGTAGAGGATGTTATATTTTTCGTTACAAGCATAAATATATATTACACTATTGAGAACTGTCAAGTTCATATCTAATAATTAAAGGAGACGTTATGTACACTGAGAAAACTTTTCTAAAGAAATTAGCTAACAGACTAGATGGAGTTGTTGTTGATACTGGTGTAGACCATGTAGGATTTATTGTTACCAGCAGTTTTAGTGCTACAATAATCTTTCTAGAAATGGACGAAGAGAAAATAGCGCAAGAAGCAATTGCTAGTAATGCCAAGCGTATGAAGATACTAATTGATATTATCGGTAAGGAGTATAATCAAGTTGTTACTGTATTTCAAGAAAACAGAACTGCCGATGATGTCAAACAATGCGCCTATCAGTTACTAGATACCTACGTACACGATGTAACTCATCTTGCCGACGAGGTTGACCTAGTGCGTGATAAGGTAGTAAAGAGAGATGATATTTTTGCACAGCCTTTTGCATTAGTAGATAAGAAACTTAACCTTAAGATCTGTAGTGGTGAAATGGTTATGGCTGATAAAGGATCTGGGAGATGTATGTTAACAGTTAACTTTGATAAACGACCTAAGGGTAAATACGATGCATTAATAAAGTGGTATATTTTCTCAGGTGAGTTTGGAGGGTTAGCACAAAACTTAATCACCCCTGAAGAATCTAATGCAGCTGAAGAGGATATAGTAGCTCCATCCGCAGTTCAATAAAAAATAAAACATCCCCTACAAAAGTAGGGGATGCTGAATCAGAATATTATTTTTTATTCTTTTTGTTATCTTTGTCAGAAGAAGAGTCAGAAGTTTCTTTTTCCGATTTGTTGTCAGAGTTATCTGTCTTGTCGGTCTTATCTTTATCTTCTTTAGCGATATCATCGACGATATCGTCAAATTTCTTCTTCAGAGCCTCGACGAAGTTATCTGCAGCGTCGCGCACTGCTTTTTGTTCAACTACACTATGAATGGCGTAACCGATAACTCCCCCTAAGGCGATCAGGCTCGTATTCTTTATCCATCCCATTTTCTTTTCTCCTATACCTTAAAATAAGGCATTGCAGTTAATAAAATAACCAAGAAAACAGTCCCATTGGAGTATACCCTAGGGCGATGCTTTCTTCCTTTGGAACTCTCATGAAGATTGGTACTAGCATAACAACTCCTTTAAATTTTTGTACCGTTTCATGAATCCATTTCAACCAATCGACGGATTTCATATCCATCTCACATAAGTAATATATACCTAAAAAAGTTTCACCACCAATACAAAAAATATGGATAACCTACACTCAGAGCTTTGTGCCCTGAGTGTAGATAGAGCTACATCTTATTCTGCAACTGGGGTTACAGTGACGACCTGAGTATCGGAGCCATAGGTAACAGTTACGGTACCTGCACCAGCACCAACGGTTACAGTAGCACCTGTAAGTTTGGTGTTGATTTCATCTACAGTACCAGTCAGAGTTACTTTGGTACCAGCACTATAAGTGTTGCCGTTAACAGTTACAGAACAGTTGGATCCGATGACAGTTAAGGTCTGTGATTTGGTTGAAGAACCAAGCAGGCTTACACCAAGATCAACTTTAGCTTCTGAAGTACCAGTAAGAGCATTAGAATTTACTACTAATACAGGTTCCTCTTCAGTAGTCTCAGTGGTAGTATCCTGGGTCTGAGTTTCAGTTGGTGTCTGAGTAGGAGTCTGGGCAGAAGAAGTATCGTCTCCTTCTTCCTCGGCATCGTCAGAGTTCTCAGTTGCTGCGAATCTTAGATACTGACGATCTACAACATTCTTGTCATAGATGAGCTCAACACCTAAGTAAGCGTTGGTAGTCAGTGGACGGATAGTCAGTCCTGCGATATCAGCATTGATAACTTCAGGTCTACCTGAGGATACTCTGAACTTACCCTGTGAGATAACACCAAGATAAGAAGCCCATCCGAATACTTCACATCCAAATGGAGCAATACGAACTGCTAAAACTTTACCATCTTCATCAGCAACGGTGATCTTACCTAATGCAGTATCGGTATTTAAAGCCATAGCAGGAGGTTTAGGCAGAGATAAAGTTGGAACACTTACAGTCTCACCTGCTTTGATGGTTACATTAACGGTAGTACTTGCAACACTATTAGCTTCGTTCTCGTTATCGTTGACACTGATAGTTAATGAACCCTTACCAGTTGCAACTGGAACATAGTGGATCTTACGGAGCAACGCATTTAAGGTAGCACGAGATGAAGTTACCTGATAAGTCATATTAGGACTTGCAAGGCTAACATCATTAACTCCTAAGAGGTAACCGTTGCTTGGAACTAATTTTAAAGTTAACTGACGATTTAAATCATCTTTGATAGAAACACGAGTTGTGATAGCAACTGGGATTCTTTCAGTTACAGTTGTATTGGAAGCCTCACCGTTTACGATAGTAGGTCCTACATGAGGAACTGTCACTGATTCTGGTTTGTGATCTTTGTCATAGAAGTAAGCACAGTCATTGGTAGCATCAATCACTAAAAATGCTGAGAGAGTTTTGATCTCATCTAACATAGATGAATAATGATTGGTGAAACTTAATCTGAATACTTTATGAGTTGAAGAGAGACCAGCAAAATCTGCTATCTCACGATTGGTGAATTTTAATTTATACTTCATCGCACGAAGAACAGTTGGCACATCCATGCGGTTGCCTGTCTTCAGTGGTGATACAACTATACGAAAGTGCTCTGTGTCGTAAGTTGCGGATACTCTATTTCCGGAAATCGTATTGCTCATTTTAATTCCTACTTAAGGCTATGTGTATATTCCATATCCCACTTTCTGTACTGTGTTATTACAACAGTATAGAGAAATGCAGGGAGCTTTCGTCATGAAAGCTTCATAGAATATCTGACTACCCAAATACACGGGATTTTAAAAATTAAAATATGACTACACTCCGTAAAAACTGGGAGTGCAGTTACATATCATTTAGAAGGAATTATTGAAGGGTAATACTACTCTCAGGAACATACTCTTTATAACCTAGTTGGGTTAGTAAATCACCTATATCAGCTATAGCGATTCTAGGAGTTAGCATCGTATCAAATATGGTATCCTCAGTATCCTCTATCCAAGGTTTGCCTAGGGACTTTCTCATATGAGTTAAGGTAGGTGTAACTTCAGGTAGAGGTAATAGCTCAGATACAGTACTATAGAGGTTAGCATAGATACTACATCCTACTAAATCGCACAGATGTTTAAAAGTGGCAAACGGAAAATAGATAGTGATAGAATACTCTTCTAAGAATTTATTTTTAGGATTGAGTATTGATACATCTATTCTCTCATGTTTTAACCCATTCTTAGTTTTGATAGGTAGTGAGGTATACTTAGTCCCAACTTTATAGGTAGATAGATCTTCTTTAGAAAATGCTTCGAGAGTATCTATGGTAGCTATCACAGTGCAGGATAGATCAGATGTAGGTACTCCTAAACTATCCTCTGAGAATTCTTGAGCCAATGCCCAACCTTGGTTAAATAAACTATACTCTTCGGTGGATGATTTTAATCTTTGAAAGTCAGCTAGAGTATCTCGTGGGTAAAAGCACATAGTGCTAGCTAGTAGTTCTTTTATCGTTAGATGTTTCATATATTCTCCTATAACCCATACTCCCCTAAATGAGGAGTATGAGCTTACTATCAAAATTGTTCCATAAATGATAGATATCTTGATGGATATATCGACTTAGTATCTTCAAATGAAGGCTTGTCACTCCATGTGTACTCGGTATATCTCTGGGGCGCAAGTCCAGGATGCTTACAGATAAAGTATTTTTTGTTAAAGTTATCTGGCATAGCAAATGCCCAACCTAATAATTGATTAACCGGGAACCACAACGATCCACCAGTAGTATCAAGTTGGATCCAAGGATATGGGTATCTTCTATCTAGTACCGCGGTAGGTTGATAACACTTAGTAACCAGTCCTTGTCTATTAGGGTATACCTTTTTACGATTCTGTATAAGTCCATATTCGGTGATGTAGTATTGATCAGCTCCTATGAAATCTAGGAGCACGATTTTAGTGCGGTTAGCATAAAGGTTACTATCTATGATAGTTCTACTGACCTCTTGCAAGGATTGTTTTAATATATTAGTCATAAGCCCATACCGAATAAATTTGTTCTGTTAAGTTGACTCTTCTAAAACCTTTTCTACCTTTAAAGAAAGTTTCACCCATGATCTGATCTATAGGTATATCGTATTCATTACCAAACTTATCTTTTATGTGAACAAGCTTCATACCAAGAGGACAACTAGTAGATGGTTTGCAGACTTCTTTTAATACACGATAACGAAATCTACAGACTTCTCCCAATTGGTTGACCTTATAGTGATCAAAAGGATAAGGTAGAGCGATTAAGATCCAGATACCAGCCCCTGCCATCTCACGATCTTCTTCTTTGATGTAATAAAAGGAGACATCGTCTGGTGTAAAGGTACAAGTCTCTGGGAAGTTATCTATGATACTTAACATAACACTAGGATCGGCTACTTCGCTGTACACTCCACGAGGTACTCTTTTAGAGGTAGTTGTCATATTAACTCCCTTATTTATGTATAACATCTAAGTGATATATATCTATTTAACTTTTCATTTGAACGATGGTATACAAGTATATAGGAAATAAAGGGTATAGAACAAATGGTAGGAGTTTGGTACCAAGAAGATTTCGTCTATAAAAGAGCTATAGTTCATTTTGAAACTAAGAATGATTCTTTCATACGTTTGTGCATGGTGTACAAACAAATGGGTATTAAGAATTGTTATTGGCCTTTAGCTATTATAGATCGAGATTTAGTTAATGTAGATCCATGGGCAGATGATTTAACCGATGTACAAAAAGCTAAGATAGCAGTAGAGTGTAAGTTAAATCCTATTTACTACTTTCGAGAAGTACAAAGAATACCAACTGCAGGTGATAAACCTATAAGGTTCCAAGCCTCAAGAGGTAACTTAGCTTTGATCTGGTCGTTCTTCAACGATAAGGATATAGGTCTAGTTCAACCTCGTCAGACTGGTAAGACTTATGGTACTCAGGCTATCGTCTGTTACATGATGTGCGTTCTAGGTGAGAATATCGACATAGGACTTTTCACTAAAGATACTTCCCTTGTGCAAGATAACACCGCTCGTCTAAAAGAGTTAAAATCAGAAGGTCTACCATCTTGGTTGATAGTCAAATCATCTAAGGACTGGGATAGAAAGGAAGGTGTAAGTTATGCCTTGAAGAAAACTTTCTATAAGACCTTTACTTCTGCCAACGATGAGCGTTCAGCCAATAAACTCGGCCGTAAACTAAGCACTGCGGCCTAACAGAGTAATCTGTTATAAATAAACCTGTCTAAACGGATAAAGTCCATCTTGGATGAATCACCGTGCTAAGTTAGCTTACATAACGTTATGTAAGCTGAAAAAGCCTAACGACTAGCGAAACGAATCTATACAAATGGGTATAGAGGAAAGGAGTAGCGTAGGGATACATGCAAGTCCCCAAACGGCAGGAATCCTATACCAAAAATTAGGATTGTGATATAGTCTGACCCACTTAGTAATAAGTGTAAAATCTCTCGTCTTCTCCACATGCGTATGTGGTTTTAAAGGGTGCAACATTTACCATTATTCATTTTGACGAGATTGCATTCATGAACTATAACTGGATCGTAGTACCGGCTGCAACTAAATCTATGATCCAAGCTTCAGTATCTGCCCGTAAAGCAGGACTTCCATCACCTATTATCTATACTACTACCGCAGGTAACCCTGATACTCCAGAAGGAAGATTTGCTTTAAATATCTTTACTAACGGCATGGCATTTACTGAGCATTTATTTGATCTACATAACCATCAGGAGTTAACTGAGTTATTAAAGCGTAATAGTTTTAATAACGTTCTCTATCTTGAATTCTCTTATAGACAGTTAGGTAGAACTGATGAATGGTTCCGTGAACAGGCAGCTCGTTCTCAAGGCTCTGAAGATGACATCGCTCGTGACTTACTAAATCTCTGGCAGGCTTCATCTTCTAATAACGTTATCCCTCAGAGGATAAGATCTATACTACGTAACAATGTTAGAGATCCTAACTGGGTGGACTTCTCACGCGGTTTTGCTATGCGCTGGTATGTATCTCGTGAGTATGTTCAATCTGAAACCTTCAAAGAGATGTCTATTATAGGCGGTATGGATACCTCAGAGAACATCGGTCGAGATTTTACTACTCTAGTTATAGTAGATCCATCTTCTATGCGAGTATTAGCAGTTTGTTCTTGTAACGACTCTAACACTATGCAGATTGCAAGATACATGACAGATCTATTAATAGATTTTCCTAAGCTAGTCTGGGTTCCTGAACGTAATAATACCGGTATTGCTATTATAGACTTTGTAATGGAACAGTTACAAGAGAAGAATATCAATCCTTATTTTAGAATCTATAATGAAGTTATTCAAAATAAGCAAGATGAGAAATACTCTAAAGTAGATATCTACGATTACCACAACATCTATGGACATTTAAGAGCTTTCTTTGGATACAGAACCACAGGTGGTGCTATCGGGGGAACTTCACGTAACTTACTTTATAAGAGTATTATGATGAAGTCTCTAGAGTTAAACGCAGATAAGATCTTTGATAAGACCCTTACTAATGAGTATTGTAACTTGACAGTTAAAAATGGAAGAATCGATCACCGAGATGGGTTACATGACGATACTGTTATTGGACATTTGTTATGTAATTTCCTAGTCTTCCATGGACATAACTTAAGTTTTTATGGTATCGATGAAGGTACTGTGTTATCTGCTATCGATACTTCAGTTACTAAACCTATCATAGGTGATAGTAAAGAACATCAAATTCAGATCCGTAAAAGGATCAATGAACTTGAAGATGCGATAGCAACTTGCAATAACCGAGTATTAAAGCAAAGCTATGAACGTGAACTTGAAGTTGTCAAACCGTTGGTCAATGAACAGATCATGGGAGTACAACCACTATCAGTAACTCAGGTTAAGTATCAACAAAATGAAATCAAATCAGTTGGTGCCTCAGGTGTTACTAAAGCTAATAACTTTGCTAATAGATTATTGACTGCTATGAGTAATAGTAGATTTTAAAAAAGATACCTTCTACCTGTAAGGGTAGAAGGTATCACCGAGGTAATTATGATTCTTATTTCATACGAATTTTTTCAGCCCAGAAGTTAATGGAGTTACGATCTAAAGCATCGATTTGATTTTGAAGTTTAGCAAAATCTTCATCGATGTTACCATCGACCACCATACGTATCCATGTAGTTGGGTTTAAGTTACGGAATATTTTACTTATAAGTTTAGCTGCAGGGGAATCAAAGTAAGTTTTAGCAGCTGCAATTTCTCTGCGAGCCGTCTCTATTGTGAGCACGTATTGCTTCTTAATTTCGGCAGGCAATGTTTTGTACATAGGGCTGTTAAAGACAGCCTGGATATCTTCAATGATTCTTACTAATCTTTCGGTTCTATTCTCGTAAGTTACAGAATCAAAGTAAGCCGATGGACAGAATTTGCGTACAAACCCTGTGTAAGCTTCCATGCCTCTTGCCTCAGATTCCCAAACAAACGGTTTCCAGGCATCAGCATAGATTTTCTCTATAGCTTTATCTACTTTGATCATACCAGATATATATGCGCCTCCCAAACCGTGACGGACTGCGAACTCGTCTGATAGTCTCTCTTGAGTAAATAAATTGTTCTTAGTGGCTCTTACTTCGGAGTTTTTAATTCCATTAGTGGATCCTGTCACATAACCATGCAAAGCTGTATCGTATTCTTTAAATCCTAAGAACCAGTGGAATACTGCCCAAGTTAAAGCCCAAGCTAAGACAGTTAATAAACCACCGATAACAGCAGCACCAAGTACCAATGCTTCATTTCCAACTGAAGCATCTTGAGACTTAGATTTGAGTTTCTTGATAATAGTTATGAGTCGATTGGTTTTATCTAATCTATCCTCTAGCAGTTTAATATCTTTCGGGGTACCAATTTGTAATATCTTCTTTTTGGTAGCAGTAGCTTGATCATTAACAAATTTCTGGATACCATCAATCTGCTCGACAGTATTTTTAAGTAGAGGCTTACTTATGGATTCTCCATGCCTCATTTGACGGCCAACAGCATATTGGTTACCAAGTAACTCCCAGAAAGTTATGGCATGTCCTATTTCGTGCAGATAAATAGCGGCAATCTCTTCGGCAGTTAAATTTTCAATCCCGTAAAAATAATCTGTTAAACAGAATAGCGTATTGCTATCAATTCCTAAGCCATACTTCAAAGTAATCTTGAATTTATCGTTGCTAAATTCGTGATGCAATAACTTAGAGGTTTCGCGATCAATAATATTTGATGCGTTTTCAAAAAGTGCTAGGATATCTTGATCGGCATTTTTGTTGTCATTTAAAGTACTTTGAGTACCAAATACTCGGTTAGTTATGGTATCATATTCTTCATAAACACCAGCGTCCAATATCAAGTTACAGTGAGGATCTATCTGGATGAACGCTCCGTAACCGCCTGTGACTTGCATATGAGTCAGGTCGATATTAACTTCTTTTTTGAGAATGGTCTTTATCTTGTCGAAAAACTCTTTAGAGTTGCAATACTCGAACATCTTGTCAACTTTATAGATGGATTGAATATTCTCTTCAGTTGGGTTCGATAGCCATTTTGGTATTTCGACGTTGCCTTTCTCTACTGCATCTAAGGCAACTGAGAGATCCAGACTTTCTCTATAATTAATGGCTTCTTGGAATAGATCTATCAGACTCTTAGCAAGAGATGAATTAGTCTGAAAGTTAACCATTTCCTGACCTGGAATGAATGCACTAAGGTCCATATAAACTTTCCTTTAAAATAAAATAAATCTAAGCTATACCATCGTTAAAACAGGAAGACCTGTCAGGTACCTGACAGGTCTCCTACTACTTAGATATTTAAGAAAGAATCTAAATTTTATACCTTACTTTTTGCAGGTGTAGTTTTACGTACTATACGAGCAGAAGCTGATCTGAGTAACTGATGCACGATTCTGTCAGTTAGTTTAACTGAAGACGATACTGCGCGTAATACGTCTACAGCACTATCTACGCTCTTTGCATCCTTGTAATCAAGGCCTTTGAGAGAGGACAATACCGCATTACGTAACTCTTCACGTTTAGTATCAACATCACCTATAGCTTTCAAAATGGCTTCAGCACTATTCATAGCACTAACAGCATCATCTAAAGATAGAGATGAAACTTTAACTATAGAAGTCTTAGGCATCTTAAATTTAACCTGAGCCTTCTTAGAAGTAGCTATAGAATCTGTAAGTGTAGATAGCTTCTCTTTACCATTTAAAGTTCTGATAGCAGTATCTATAAGTTTGATACTATCAGCAGGTTTAGTGATATTGTTTAAAGCATCTACGATATCAGCGTTGCTTGCAAGTCTTGCTGATCTCTGAGCAATAGAGGCATCGTCTTTAGAGTTGTGGCCAACTGACTCTTTTAGACTAGCTATAACAGCTTTAGCTGCATTAGCTCTGAGTTTTGAACCCTCTGCTACCTTATCTAAACCTTTTAGAAGTTTAGTATAGCTTGCAACTACTTTAGAAGTAAGTTTAGCTTCAATATCTTTAAGACCATTTAAAACAGCTAAGGATTCAGGAGTATCTTTGGTGTTAAGCTTGCGGTCTAAAGACTCTAAACTTGGAACTATGACACCCAACCCCTTAGTGATACGGCCGCCTACGTTGTAGATACGCATAAAGTCGGTATCAAGTCCGCGGTTTTTGATATAAGTTAACATAGTGTTAACATCGCGAAGGTGAGATAAGTACATAGTAGCTTCTTCTTCAGCTTCAGCTACAGTAGCATCGCCTTCGGCCTGTTCTTCTAAAGCTTCAGTATCGGCATCGGTGTCAGTTACCTGTGCCTCTTCTTCTTCTTCAGTTGCAGTATCTTCTACAGGTTCTTCTACCTTAGATTCCTCAGGTTCCTCAGCAGGAGTTTCATTTTCTGGAGCATCAACATTAACATTGATATTAACATTGTTCTCCATTTTAAAATCCTCACACCCAGACAGGAATGAGAATAATGATGAATAATCACTCATGATGTGTTTCCTATTTTGTTTACGTAAACCAAATAGAGCCAGATATCTTGGCTCATTGAATGTCGAAAGATATATAGAAGCAAGGCACGGACTTCCCAAATGAAGCCCGCACCTTGAAGTCCTAAGGCGAATTTGTTAGTGAGTACCCTGAACGATACGAGCAGAAGCTGTACGTAAGAGTTCACCTAGGCACTTTCTGATAACAGTTATAAAATCTAAAACAGAGGTGAGAGTTTTCTCTACGATTCTTATAGCATTTTTAACTGTACCAGGGGTGCTATCTGTTTCTGAAGTCTTAGCAGTTGCTGATGCACCATCACCGGTGGTTCCAGTTTCAGAGATTTCAGTAGTGGTCGAGATGTTGCGCATAGAATTTGCCCAATCATCGAATTCTTCGTATACTGAATCCATTACTTCAACCTGATTGTTTAGAACATCTAAACGTTTCTGAGCTTCATCTAAAATGAAACGAGCATCATCGCGAGTAATTTTATCTAAAGTAACTTTAGCTGTAGGCTGGAACTTCTGAAGCTGTCTAACTTCAGTATCAATAGATTCTTTGATAGGAGCCAGTGCTCTAGTAGCAGTAGAGAGATCACTATCAGAGAGTGAAGATGTTACAGCTATTAAGGCATTTTTAACACCAGAATCTACTAACAGATTAAAATTGCATTTGAGCATCTCTTTGATGCTATTCATATCTAATACCTTAAGACCATAGGTACTAAGATCCTTAACATCTTCGCGATTCTCGTCTAATCTTGCACGTAATCTATCAATATTCTTCTGATAGTCTAAAAATACTAATTTAGCACCTTCTATAAATCTCTTAAAGGCACGACCGATTCCTACGATAGTCTTGCAGATACCTTCCCAGATAGCGGAGCCCAATCCTTCTAGACCTGCTAAAACTTCAGTTGGGTTACCAGAGAAGCTATTAAATTCTAAACTTTCACAAGAAGGAATAGAAGAGATACCAGCTTTGATCAGAAGATCGTTGTAGTTATACTTCATGCTCCAAGCATATGTAAGACCACAACGTTTAAGATCGGCGATCATAGTGTCAACTTCGTTGTGCTTACCGAGTAGATAATTTACAGCATGAAAGGCAACTTTAAGTTCGTTTTTAGCTTCATTGGTCTCTTCAGTAGCTTCAATTTCGTTAGTAGCATCTAGAGAGCCTTCATTTGGAGCAGTAGCAGTGCTCTCATCAGTTGCGATCTCCTGATCTTTATTCTCCTCAGGATCTTTAACAGATACGGTTACATCAACATCACTCATATATGGATTCATATGACATCCTCTGGTTATTCAAATTGGGTTTTAGATTTGATCTCATTTAAAGCGTATTCAGTGGTCAAGTATTTCTCAACCAGACTACCAGGTACACTCATAGGTACGTAGTCAGATGAATAACTATCGTGGATTAGTTTAGGGTTGAGCATAGGCAACCTATCATCTGCTACATCTTCTATCGAGAGAGCACTATAGGTACGTCCATATCCTTTAGCTCTAGCACTTACAAATGCTCGTTTTACGAGGTTATCTAAGCTATCTATGTCGTAATCAAATGGAGTTACCAGATGATAAAGGATAGAGAACATGCAAGCCCAAGCTTTAAAATTATTAAAGTCAGGATTGATATCTTCTATTTGAGCATGATAGATTTCCTCTAAGCAGATAAAGCACTGTGAGATCATGCCATCGTTACGTAGAAACTCACTGATAGGTGTTGCTATATAAGGCTTATTGTTATAACCATTTTTATCTAGCATAAGTTTAAATGAGTTAAAGTGACCTACTAGTAGAGTATCAAGTGATTCTAGTTCAGCAAAGTTATAAGGAGTAGCTCTTACCAAGGCATTTTTAAATAATGACTTGGAGAGTTTGAACTCGTGATCTAACAGTTCCTGAATTCTGCGTTCTTTTAAAGCTCGATCTAGATTAGCTCTGATAGAGGCGACTACTTCAGGCTCCATAGGAACTAACTTATAAGGTGCTTTACCTATAAGTTTCTTACCTTCTAGGAGTTTGTGAACTAGTCGTAATAATCTAAAACAGGTGAACTTACGTAATTCATCTTGATGAGTACGATGAAACTCACGTACCATATATTCATTATCTTTCCAAGGAGTGTTGTAAGCTTGACCGTACTGCCAGGCAAGCTGGACAGATGCTCTGCCCAAGGATGCCTTACGGAGAAGTTCTATACCACACAACTTGTTTAGATAATCTAATTGATAATCTAAACTCATTTCTAAACCTCTGCTTCAAATTTAGCTATGATCTCATCGTATTCGGCAATCTTATCGTCGTATGCTTTGATGATACTTTCAAGCTTAGCATATTCAGGAGAACTAGCATCCAGGTCATTGAGGTTCATTCTTAAAACCGCTACGTGAGTTCTCATCCATTCTAACATCTCTTTACGTTTTTCATGACGAGAGAGTTTCCAGTCAGAGATAAATGCTACTACGTTACCACCAAAGACAGTACCTAATAAAGATATCGCAGCCGCGATACCCACACCTACAGCACTGATGGTTGCCAAAGTGATGAGGTTCTTTTGTCCTTTGATAAAGTCTGCTTTATCTTTGGTAAACTGCCCATTTTGGGAGAATTCAAAATCAGCAAATTTACGACGAGATTGTTCGATCTGATTTACTACATCAAAGTCATTCTTACGATCAATAAGATCGGATACTAACTGAGCCGCTTCATCAGCATGATCTTCTAAGTATTTAAAACGATACTTAGGGATCTCCATCTGAGTTCTGCAGCTGACTCTTACTAAATAGGAGAAGAGGTATTCACTAAAGTTAGATAATACATCCGACTTCTTTAGAATTGTCAGTAGTGCTAGTAAAGAGATACGAGCATTGTAGATAGTGATAGTTTCCTTATCTACAATAGTATCTAAATTCTTTAATACATCATTTAAAAGATCGATGTAATTTTTGTGAGCCTGGATTAAAGAGCCAAATGGAGCATTCATCTCTAAAGATTTAGCTTTACCAGTTAGACTTCTTATATAACGAGTATAACTATCTTTACCAGTACTCGTATCCTCACGCATAGCCTGATCGACTTTATTCTGCATCCAATCCTTTAACTGAGGACCTTTGATAACAGTTAAAACCTCAAGTATACATTTGTGAACAGCTAAATTGTCCTCGAGTAGATCACGTAGATCATCTCGATCAATAGACTTAGTTTTAGGATCATTAGAGAGAGCCCTAAACTTGTTCATCACGCTGTCGATGACATCACCAAAAACTGACATATTGTCCTATCTCCTTTACCTAAAACTTAGGTGCCATATTAGCTGCATAATTCTTCATGATAGCACCAAGGTCAATCTGCTCTGATTTAGCGTTGCGTTTGACTTGGTCATACTTCCAGACAGAGAATGCTGGTAAACCGTTATAATACATCTCGACCTTACCGTACATAGGATCGACGACACATAGCATCATTGCATATGTTCTATCGAAGAATCTCTGACGGTTAGCTTCATTATTCCATTTAAGACCAGTAGCTGAGCATGCCTGATCAAAGGAATGTTTCTCAAAGATTAAAATAGTATTAGCGATATTTGCTCTCTTATCAAAGTCTGATCCCATGACAGCATTGGAAGCTTCTTTTTCCCAGTGCTTGGCTACAGCTGACTGTTGTTTGGCTACCATGTCACGTAAGGCACCAGTTTTATCTGCTAGGATAGCTTTGTTACGTTTCCTGACGATATCACAACCTAAAAGGAAATCTTTGAAAAAGGAGATCTCACCTGCTTTAACTTGCTGCCAACGAATAGCTCTTGATGCTTGGAAGTTTAATCCGACGAATTGTCTGGCAACTGATGAGTTGATAAACATCGGTGATAACTGCAAGAACAGATTTAAGGTTAATTTAGTTGAAGTCTTATTGGAAGAATAAGTTTCATTTGATCTGGAGATTCCTAAAGTTTCTTCTTTTTTGCTGTCGTATGCTGGTTTATCTCTATCTTGCGGATTGTACTCTTTGACAATAGTAGTACGATCTGTGTCAGAAGGGTTAACAGAAGGCTCTTCAGTACCATCCAGATATTTCTTAGTTACTTCGTATTCTTCTATATAAGTTTTCTCAGACTTTGATGATCCAGCCTGACGGGATGAGCGAGCTCTTTCACGTTCCTGCGAATTGCTTGTTTCATTTGTGATTAAAGAACCTGTATCAAGATCAATTTGGATCAATCTTCCACAAGGTAGCGGAACTTCTTTACCTTGAGTATCTATTATTTTACCTGTGATAGTATCGTTAAATTCATTGGTATCAGAATTTCTGTTAGAAGTCTTAGTTGTGTTACGCCCAACTTTCTCATCTACTGTAGTTGTAGATGCAGTATCTTTGACGGTAGCTGATGCCATCTTAGGCGAGAATCCAAAATAGTCTTCTACAGCTGCGACCAAATCCTGGACTTCTTCTATCTTAAAGCTTTCAGTACCAACAAGATCAATCTTATCACGAATAGTTTTGGAGCCAGATATCGCACGATCTAATCCTAAGGCAGTTAAGATCAAACCTACATACAGGTTCATGATGTTCTGCATCAGTGGAGATAGAATTTCATCGGTTGATAAATTCTCTTCAATATATACTCTCGAAGTCAATATAGCACGTCTAGCATATTTGAATAAACTCACGCTGTGATCACTTCTATAAGTATCTTTAGCTCCGGCGAGTGCATTTACAACACCGGCTAAAGTGAAAGCATCATTTGCCATAAATTTTTACCTTTAACATGTTAAAAAATCCCGCTACTGCGGGGGTCGGATCCATAAAATGACTCCATTTACAAGGGAGAAATATTTATGTCTGTAAGCTTGAATGCGCTTGAAGAACTTTATGCTCAGAGCCTGAGTCAAAAAGATAAAGAAGAGAAGGTGCTGGCAGCTTATGGGAACCCAGAAAGACCGACTGCTAGTACTACTAGTAACCCAACTTCTGACCCTTATGCTCCACTGACTCCAGATCCTGTTACGCACGCTCAGGATTTTAGCCACAGTTATGCTAGAAAATATGGTTCTTTCATTACTTCTGAAAACTTTAAGAAGTATGCTGATTTTGTATTAAAGGAAACTTCGCTTCTGATGGGTCATGGACCTTATCAGAACAATATGCAGTCATTTTTATCTCGTCTTGATAGACATGGCTCAGTAATAACTCCTTTAAACACTTTGAACTACGGTTATACTTTTATAACTCGTCCAAGATTAAATCTAACCGGTGCTAATTTGCATCAGCATCCGGTTTTATCTACTCTCTACTCGTCAAATGAAAACTCAGTTATTACGATGATACGTGCTTTATTGGATACTAAGTTATCTCGTGGTATCTCGATGAATCTAGGTAATGTACAAGATACTTCTTATACAACTCCTGAGGCTACTGAGTTTAGAGAGAACTGTGCTAAATCTCCGCTTATAGATATCAATAACCCTTTCTTCGTACCTCTGTGTAATGGACTTATGGGCATCTCGGGTTTTCCTGATTTTAGAATGGAAACTGATCGTAATGAAGGTGACTTCCATAATGGCAATGAAACTTGGGTCAAAGGTTCTGATATGAATAATGCATCAACGGAACTCTCACTTGAGTTTCGTGATGTGCAAGGCAGTATCATTATGAGTACCTTTTATTATTGGTGTTTATATATGGCACTGCAAGCTAAAGGGCAGGTAGTAGCATATCCAGATGACATCTATGAACAAAGATTAAATTACACTGTCTCTATTTATAGATTCATAACTGATATGACTCGTGAAAATATTCTGTGGTGGGCTAAGGCTACTGGGTGTTTCCCTATCAGTGTACCTATTGGTGGATTGTTTAATATGGACCAGGGTTCTACCTTTGTAGAATCTGCAACTAAGTTCTCAATTCCCTTTGCTTGTAATAAGATCGAAGTTAATGATCCTGGTATCTTGTATGATTTTAATGCTTTAGTACGTAGGTATGAACCTACTATTAATTCATCTGTTTTCACACCAGTACCAATCAACGATAGTACCCAAAACTTCAACTCTCTTCCTTATATTGTATCTACTCCAACTCAGGGTCTTATTATGCAGTGGCGTACTTCTGATAACTACGCTTTTGATGATCCTGAGAATAACAATGTAGATCTTACTAATAAAGAAGAACGTGAGGAGACACAGAGTAATTTGGCTATGGAAGTTGCAGCTAAGAGAGATGCTGATATCGCAGCAGCTGTAGCACAATTTGCTCAGTCGTATGGTGGTATAATGGAAGAAGATCAGATCGCAGCGCGTGAGATACCTAGCCGCAACAGACCTGTCGATGGTTACAGTATTCCTAACACCGATTATAAAAATCGCTTAGATAAGTATGCTGTCAACGATACTATTAAATCATAGGTAGGAGTTATAGATGTTTGAGGATAAAACTAACGTAGTGGAGTTATTGTCAAATCCACTTACAGCAGCATCTGCTACGTTATCTGAAATAGAGAGTAGGTTAGGAGGCAATGCAGTTATAGCTGATCCTAACTCTCCTGCCTGTCATTTGCTTGAGGCAGGTGCATCTTGGAATGCTGCCGCTATTCAAGGCATGATGGCTAAGATGGAACAGCTCTATCCGCATAGAGCAACTTCGATGGAAGATCTTGAGCACCACATGTCAGATTTTGATTATCTGAAGATGTATGCAACTCCATCGCAGGGAACGATTCAGTTAACTTTCCCTAAGAAATACTTCATAGCCAATGCCTTGGAGTATAACGATCAGTATAAGAAAGTAACTATTCCTAAAGATACAGTTTTTACTATTGGTAGATACAGATATGGTATTTATTATCCTATTGATATCTTAATTAATAAGTATACTAATACCTTTACGGTAGTTTATGATACTTCTTATTCTAACCCATTGCATACATTAACTCGTAATGTAGTCAACAAATATGATTTTACCTACAGTGGGCTTGATTATATCTTAATTGAATTTCCTATCTACCAATTTGCCAAGGAAATAGTAACCGCTACTATTATTCCATCTACTTCTTATTCACAGAAGTTTATCTACAATAATAGGTTCTATGCCCTAAGAGCATTTTCAATTAAAGATGGTGTTTATACTGAGTTATCACAGTCACAATCTAAGATAGTTTATGATGTTTATAATCCTACTATCTTGCTTAATGTGTTACCAGATGAGCAGAAGTTAAAACTAACTATTCCTCAGGCATATTTAGATAATGACATCATAGGAACTAAGTTATACTTAGAGATCTATACCACTATGGGTGAGCTTGATATCGATACTACTAATATTGATAGCTCAACTATAATGATCAATTACAATATTGATTCTAAAGATACTACTAAGTTCTCTGAGATTTTACAGAATCTGCCATTTGACAATATCATTAAAGTGTCATCTGCTAAGATCACTGGTGGTTCTAATGAGATACCATTTGCAACTTTACGTGATCGAGTAGTCAACGATAGGTTATATGACAAAGTACCTATCACTGAAGCTGAGATCTCGGATTATTTTGAGGATCATAACTTCTATGTGAAGAAGGCTCTAGATAACGTTACTGATCGTATCTACTACGCCTACAGAACCTTAGAAGATGGGGCAGGAAACATCATTCCATCTAAGAGTGCGCTCCTGCGTATCTTAGGATCTAATATTTCCTCTTATGAATCTTTCATAAAGCAAAGTGATGATAGCTACACTATTCTGCCTACTACTGTGTATCAGTATAATAAAGATACAGATGATGTACTGCCGATGAAAATGTCGGATGTACAAGCATTAGTAGATCTAGGTAAAGAGGCGTATGCGGCAGCTTTAAATGAAGGTCAATACTTCAAAGGATTATTTCACACAAGGCTGGATATCTCAGGGCAATATCCTAAAGCTATTTCTTATAACTTGATGAACCCTGAGATCAAACAACTTATCTTTAAAGCTGAGAATTACAACATAGCTTTAAAGATGGTAGCCTATGAAGCTTTGATTCAGCATGCCGATGAAGGCGCAGGCGGATATGATTTAAGATTCTCTGTGTATAAGTCAGATGACTTTGCTAATATAGCTGAGTCTGAGATCTTAGTCTACGTATGTGTAAAGACTAAAGATAACTATTGGATCGGTGGTGAGGCAACTTATCTTACCAGTACCAATGAGCGTACTATCTACAACTTACACATAGCAACTAACTACCTCCTAACTGAGGAGGGTAGAATAGCAGTTACTAATCTACAAAATGAGACTATTATCTTATCTGAGCATTTGATCGATCTTACCTCAGAGTTCCATGTGATCTACTTAGTAAAGAGAACTTCGGCTGGTGAATCGTATGAAGATGCTGATGCTACTGTAGTAGAAGGACTACCTGCAGCTTATCTTGAGACCTATGTAGCATTATCTCGTCAGTATGTAACAGTAGAGCTTGGTTACTCGCTTGAAGATGTAATTCGTAACGATATAGAAACTTCTATCTCTCCTAAGACTTATGCTAAGTATGAAGTAGATGTTCCTATGTACTACGAGAAAGATGAGTATGCTCGTGATGAGACGGGTGCTTATAAGGTTACTGTCAATGAAGATGGTACTATGGAACTTACTTTAACTCATAAAGCAGGTGATGTAGTCAAAGATAGTAACGGCAATATCGTGTATGCTCATAAAGTTGGTGATATCAAATACGATACCAATGGAGAGCCTATCGTAGCAGTAGACAGAGAGAAGTTATACTACATCGATATGATGCTAGTAGATGCTAAAGTATTCGCCTCAGAGCGTAATGCACAGACTTCCTTTATAGATAATCTCTACGATACCATTGAATCTTATTTTGATGTAGTACGTAATCTACAAGATCAGTTACTAGAACGTACTTATGTATATTTTAAGTGCGTAAGATCCACTGGTACTGCTAGATTTAATTTTGGTGATGGTGTAGTATCTAAACAGAATGTAGAGATGGACTTTAAGATAGTTTGCTATGTTCCATCTTACATCAAGAAAGATACTACGATACAAGAGACGATAGTGGCTAAGACCTGTGATGCAATTGAGAGTGCCATCAGGACTAAAGAGATCTCGATGCTGGATGTGTTTGAAGAAGTCAAGTCTAAACTTATAGACTACATTGACCACTTCGACCTTTTAGGAATCAATGGAGATCATACCACTCAAACCTTCGTCATAGTGGACGAAGATGCGCAGCCATCGTTAAAACGTCAATTGGTGTTAAATAATGACAATGTTCTCTCACTGGAGAAAGCACTGGATATTACATTTATCTCACTTGACGATAACCAGGATACTACATCTGTAAGTGTTTAGTGTACAAGATAGGGTAGTAGTTCTACCCTATCCTTGCATCATGAGATGAAACGTTTCAACCAACTTCTATATATGGAGTTTTCGATGTCGAATAAAAATACCATTTCCATCAGTGAGCTATCTAAAGATCTGTTAGCTCAAGCTGAAGAAGAGAAGAAGCAGGATGCGCAGACAACTTCTACAGAAGAGCCTGAACCTGCTAAAGAAGAGAAACCTACTAGTGACAACTTACCTCATAAAGAGGAAGTAGTAGCACCTAAAGTTCAACCTGTTAAACCTAAAGCTAGAATCATCCGTTCTAAAGATGAATCCGCTTTAGATTCAGTTAAGAACTTTTTAGATATCTTCTTGAATGCACCTATAGGTTCTAAGAAGAAGGCTAATGCTCTGCATGCTATCTTAAAGTTAGTATTAAAGATGCCTAAGAAGATCATTTTGGATACTATCTACGATTTCTTTGTTAAATACAAGAGAGCAGAATTTTTAAATCCTATTAACGCACTGCAGGGTACTCAGGATCTAGCGCCTACTGAAAACGTTAAACTTAGAGTGTTCTACGAGTTAATGATGAAACTTGCAGCAGGTAATGCTAATAAAAATAATCTGTCACTTGAAATGATTCGTACTATTTTCGGGTCAGATGATTTGACTACCTGGGCTAGTGTTAAATTGGATCGTAATTATCGTAAATAAAGAAAAAGGGAGATACTAGTCGTAAGACTAGTATCTCCTACTATCAAAGTTGGTAACCGTTAAATCAATCTAGTTGCAATGAACTCACCTGCTATTCTACAACCAGTATCAACATCCATCATGTTTAAATCCTCATCAGTTAATTTCTCAGAGGCATGTGAATGATTGACAAAGGCTTCACCTAGCATAGCGTGAATTCTTCTAACTATACTGTCGTGGTAATGTACCTTGAAGATAACATTATTAATCATGCTTTCAATGTTATTATCGCCATCTGAATTTAATCTCTTAATCTCAGAATTGATAATAGGTAAACACTGATCCATGAATTCATTAAGATTTAACCCTTCAGGGATATCCTTCTTAGGAGTTCTCTTGATGTAATCTTCAAATACTAACTTGGCAGCTTTAGTCTGATAGTCAGCTTTGATTCTATCAGCATTTTTGAAGTGTTCAGTATTCTGATCTTTTAGAAGTTGATTGATTTTTTCACGATTGTCTAGTACTTCCTGACCACTGATACCACCAAATGGGACATCATCTCTGAACTGTAAAAAGTGGGCGATATCTTCTAATCTGCCACCTTCACGAGTAAAGTTCAATACGTTGTCACCGTTTAAAGTGTGCTTACCTATAATCAATGAGTTCTCGTATAAAATACGAGTTGCTTGTAGCTCATAGGCTGCTAAGGAGATGGTATTACTTAGAACTTTTAGATTGTGATCAATTTCATCACGTATTCTTGATGAGACGTTAAGTGGAGTAGCTTTGGCTACAGGTACCATACCTGAGAGCTTAGAGAGCATACCGCAAGTAGTATTGATATCAGCAACTACGTTGTTAGAATCGATCAAGTGACGCAGAGTATCAGTTAATTTACGGAACTCATATTTAGATGTTAAAATACCTATGAATCTTTCTACATCTAATTCGTCATACTGCTTAGTAGCAGTTAGGGATTCATTAAATCTCATCTTCATATCACGTAAGGCTTCAGAGCCTAACTGAAGAGATTCGATATCATACTTGCCGCTGTTTAAAGCACTTCTAACTGAGTTGATGGTAAAACCGCCTTTGAAGTTATTGACAGAGTCAAAGACTTCCTCTAAAGCTTCTATACCACCTTGCATATTGATCATCTCATCCCAGTTGATAGTTTTAAACTGAGGAGTTATATCAGAGTTAGGTGCAACTAAAGCTTCCATGCCATCACGACGTAAGAGTTTTTCAGTAGTCTCATTGATAGCACTCTTAAGTGACTGCATCTCAGGATAGACTACATCTGACAACTCTTTGTAGCTCTCACGTAGTTTGGATGCAAAAGCATTAGCAGCTACATTGAGATCTTCAAAGATAGCTGAACAAGTATCATCCTGCTTTAAAGCATTGTAGCGATTTACAACTTCAGTTACTAAGGCACTATCAGAGGTAAGTTTGCTTGCATCTATAGAAGATAAAACGATATCCACAATAGAATTAGTAGAGGCACTGATCTCAGGGAGTTTAGCATTGAAGGTAAAATCAACTAAACTATTAAGATCCTCTACTAGAAGTGGGGTATAGACAGTGCTATCATAATTACGAATATCACTCATGATTTGATCCTACCTTTTATTTTGACAGTTCTGCCTGTTTCTTGATATTGGAAGTAACTTGTTCATAAATAGCATTAGTTACTTTGAATTTGTCAGACTTCTTAGTGTTATCAACCTGACTTATAGAAGCTCTGGCTAAATCTAGGCAGATGCAGTAATTGATCACATTACGACATATCTGCTCTTTTGTCTGTGTCATATGGGAATTCCTCATTAAGGTTACATCTAAGGTAGGCGTCCCTACCTAAGTCATCATATGACCTAACCCATCAGTACGAGGAATACGAGGTTCAAAAGATCTATGGCGTCTATATTAGAATTTTTACCAGGAGAGGATGAATCGATCCTTCCTGTAACTGAACAGCAGCCCATTAAAACGGATAAAGAAGAATTAGAAGAAGCCGAGGAGGCTACTGAAAATGTGGAAGAAGAATCCAAAGCAGAGGAGACAGAGTCTGCTGAGGATCAAGACTTATTATCTGAAAATGATAGTGAGGAAATGTCGGCGGATGCGTTCACAGATGAAGAGTTGGATGTGGCGTCGCCCCGTTTTTTACTATACCTTAGATTCCTTCCTAGATTTACTTATGGTGACGGCACTAATAGCGACACTCCTGCTTCTTGCCCTAGTTGCGCCGATGCCGCTGATGCTGCCATCATAGACGCCGAAATAGGTCCAGATGAAGAGTCAGAAGAACCAGGCTCTAAGGAGTTTGACGAGAAGAAAGAAGAAGCCGTTGAAGGCGGTGGCGATACTGGTGATGATTTTGGTGACATGGGTGGAAATGATTTTGGCGGTGATATGGGAGACGATCTTGGTGGAGGTGAAGAGACACCTGAGGAGAATCAAGGCGGTGAACCTAACCAAGATGAAACTCAGCTACCAGAACTTAGAGCTGAATTACTAAGATTAAAAGCAGCTCAAGAAGCATTTACTGATGATGTAGCAGAAGGTATAGGTGCCGGTGTTGATCTTTTCAAGAAACTAATTAAAGTAGGTAAATCAGCCTGGGCTAATATCAGAGATCACTCCATGCGTTCTGTTGGTAACATGACTAAGATCCAGAAATTTTGGGAGAAGAAATTATCTAAGATAATAGATAAGATCGATGAAGAATATCTAGCTCGACAGAAAGCTATATCTTTTCCTCAGGATGTGTGGACTGATTGCGCTAAGGCTATGGCTGATATTATTTCGACACTACTGCGTGGCACTCAATTAGTTGCAGATGACTCTTCAGAAGTCATAACTTCGGATTTAAACAATATCATGCGAGCATTTGAATCAGTAGGCATCAACATTGATCTTAAATCCAATAGAGCCAATTTAACTGAGTTTAATAGTAAACATGCTCGTGATTCCATAATAGATTTGGGATTTACTCCTAGAAACATTTTCGGATGTGTTGAATACTTAGGTCATCTAGGTCAAGTATTGGATCCTAAGATGATAAAGAAAATGAAATCTGATAATGAAGCATTACTTACTAAGCTTAAAGAAGCAGTTGCTAAAAATGATGAGAAGGCTAAGGTCCAGTTACTGAGATTAGACTTCTTAATGTTAGCTGAGAATACTGCATATCAGGCATTAGATACTTTAGTTTCAGATCTTCTGCATATCTTATCTAACTATGAGGATGCAGCTAACCAGATTAGAAAGAGACCTGGGATGTCACCTGAGGAGAAAGAGCAGAAACTTACTAATCAGATCCTAGAGAAATATATGGGATCTTCAGTCAAATCTAATGCTTGGAAAGGTTGGTAAAAGATAGACTCCTAGGTTACCTTAATGGTAACCTAGGAGTTAGATATATTAATTACGTGGAATCTTATTGTCCATAAAGATCTGACCTATAGCTTGGGCTATGCCAGAACCACCTAAGTCGGATGCCCAATAGTTAGGGTTGAAGTATTTATTTCTAAGAGTATGCATGGCAAGTTCTGTATTACGACGTAACTGATTTAAACCTGATAATCTTTCAAATAACCCAACACCTGCTAGAGTATTTAAGTACTCATCAAAGGAGCTATTGTCAGAGGAGATCAAATCTGAAATAGAACTACCTCTCATGGTCATGTACATTATAGGAGAGAGATCCTTGATACTGATGTTGATATTAACAGTAGTAGGAAGATTCTTATAAGTCCAGCCAAACTCAGAGCTACCACGTTCTAGAGATACTGATTCAATTAATCCCATAGGTACTGAGAAGATACCTTTGCAGTAGGCTTGGCAAATAAATGGCTGCTGATAAGAATTAGGACCTGCAGCTCTTGGGAGAGCACCTGCGAGTATCAGAGCCATAGGTACAATAATCGTCTGATAGATAGTAACTACATCTCCATAAGGAGCACGTAACTGGAAAGATAAGCTATGCGACTTATTAAAGCTAGAGCTTTTATACTCATCTGGGATATCTACATACGCACCACAGGTTACAGCTGACATAGCTTCACCTAAACCTACAAAGGATGCAATAGTAGAAGTAATACCAGATAAAAAGTTAGCTATATTACTTATCGTTCCTTGTTGCGATTGATCAATACCTGCAGCTTTAGTTAATGCACTATCTTTAGTCTCCTGGATCTTAGAGTTGATCTTCTCAGCTAAAGTAGATGGACCTGCTTGGTTATCAAAAGATTCACTAGCGCTGACACCCTTCTCGATTCTAAATCCTACGAACTGAGTAGCACCTGCTGCAGTATTTTTAAGTACTGCACTAAAAGAAGTATCTTCTTTAACTACTAAGTTTTCACCAGACCAGGATGGATAAGCAGTTGAGTAAGTTTCGTTTTCAGAACCTACGCTGCTAGATACATTTTCGTTGATCCTATCTAACTGCTCTTGGACATTTTTAGCACCATCAGAGAACCATCCCTCTTTATATCCAAGATTACGGGCTTTTAGAGTTAGCATATCAAATATACTAGGTCCGTTGATACGTAGTGCCAGTGGCAGCGCATCATTACTCATAGTAAAACCTGGTATCATAGCTCCCATCAGATTAGAGAACCATCCAGAACCTTGAGTTTTAGATTCAGCTTCACCGTATAATCCAGTTGCAACTAACCATTGAGCGCAGATACTATCTACGTAAGTGTAATAAGCGTGCATCTGACGCTTGAAGTCATAGAATCTATTTACATGAGTAGTAGTGGCAAGTTTAGATGCTATTTGAAATAATTTTAAAGGTACGAAAACGATAGGAAATGCTAATATACCTAAAGCACCAAATAACTGACCTAACTTAAAGCCCTTACTACTGCCAATAGCGTTGTACTGAGACATATCTTCATTGATAGCATTAGCTAAGAATTTACCTACATCTGAGTATTGAGGAATGCCAAAGGATAGATAAGCTACTGATTGATTCATCTGGGTAGTAGATGCATATACACGACCCTCACCGTAGCTTGATTCAGTATTATCTGAACTATTAGCATATACAGTATGTGCACCAGTAATTAAACTTGGATGTACGATGTCATCATCACGGTTAAATTGCCATAGGCAGTTGACTGCATCATTAGCACCTACACGAGTATCTTGATAAGAGTGAGTTAATAGAGCAGTATGAATACCTGAAAATTGACCTAGACCACCGTTGATAGCAGTTTTACCAGATTCATTACCGCCTGATCTTTCACCCCAAGAATTCAAGGCATTTTCATAGATCATGCGAGGTGAACTGAACTGTTCACCTAATGTAACTTGATAAGGTACACGACCCCATTTGGTGTCGGCATCTCTTAAAACTTTTTGTCTTTGACCAGGCATATATAACCTCGTTGTATCGATACAGAGCTATCGAATGTTTTAAAAGATAGTAGACCAGGTATCCCCTTCCGAGGATACCTGATCGTTATAGACTTATCTAGCTGTAAGCTGGAGCTTGTCTTCTAGTATTGATAGCAGGTGTGGTATCATAGGAAGAAGAAGGTCCTCCCGAAGAAGGTTTATTACTTTCTATGACATTTGCTATAGCAGTTAATATTGGTGACCCTGGTTTAAACATATCTGCAAAGGCATTGACCATCGCATTTTGATCTATCTCAGAGGATTTAGTTCTCTCCTCAGGGGTAGGTCCTGTTTTAATCGGAGCCGTCTCTACTGGTGGTTGTTTAGCTTCAGTCTCAGGAGACTTAGCTTTGCCTTCGATGTAACCTTTGATAGCATCACGCAGCTCAGTTAATAACTGGGTTTGGATCTTTAATTCCCCAAGATGCGCATCCTCGGTTGGAGATCCTACGTTGCCAGTCTGAGATGGTGTATTAGTCATAGTTGACTTATTGACATCAGGGTTAGTCAGATCTAGAGGCGCTGTTGATTGAGTTAATGCTGTATCAGTTGCAGATGAAGAGACAGCTGATGAAGTAGCAGTACTACTATCACTAGGTGAAGTAGAATCAGATGACAGACTCTTATCGACTGCAGCTTGCGCAGCTTCTTGAGCCTGCTGTTGCTTATCAATAGCTTGTTGCTGTTCAGCTGTAGGAGCATTGTCTTGACGCGCTTCATCTGCTTTTGCGTTAAGCTGATCCTGCATAGCTTGAACTGCTGCTGGTTGCTGACCTTCCTGGGCTACAGTGCCTTCAGTAGCCTGTGGGTTACTGTTATCTACAGGAGGAGCATCGTTAACTGTACCGTCAAACTCACCTACGCCCTTGGACGCATCGGTGACCTGGAAGTGAGGTGGATCCTTCTGAGCCCACGGACGACCTAAGCCGTACTTACGTGCAAATGGTTCGAAGGTTTGAGCTACACCTGATCTTGCAGGAACGTCGACAGCGGCACCAAGGATATGCTGATTCTTTCTACCAGAGCCTGGAACTTTATATTGCTTGCCCTTGTAGGTTATCGTCATATTCTCAGGCGGTTTGGCCGGAGTATGGATACCAGGTTCGTGTAAGATGCGGCCACGTACCCATAGTTCTGCTTGATGTTTAGGATCACGTTTTGCTTCGTTGATCTGTAATTTCTTACCAGTCTGATCCTTAAAGTCTTTAGCAGCTGCCGCTAAGCGTGCTTTGAATTTAGGATCAAGACCTTCTAAGTTAACTGATTTGTCTTTAGGGACAACGTACTCTTTAAGAGCTGAGGCCAGTTTAGGATCAACTACCGTTGAGCCGCCAGTATCACCAGCTGCACTTTGGGTATCAGTAGAACCAGCTGTGTCACTACCTCCGCCACCTGCACCACTGCTTGAAGATGTTTCACCAACTCCAGAACTAGTGCTACCAGGAGCATCGTTGGTAACATATCCAGGTTGACCTGTACCACTTAGATTTCCGCTATCCTGAGTACCTTGTTGTCCTTGGGTGTCAGTAGTCTGAGCATCAGCCTGCTGCGAAGCTTCAGCATCTTTAGCCTGCTCTTCTTCACTCTTCTCACCCTTAGCTAACAGATCGAAGAACCCTTGACCGAAACTTGCACGTTTGGCAACCGTAGCAGGTCCCATGTCAGCAGGTCTTTCAAATCCCTTGAGTACACTCGTAGAAGCTTCTTCAACTGACTTAGCTGAAGTTAATGTCTTCCATACCTTACTGTAATACTTACCCCCAAGTTCATCCATTAAGAACTCAAGCTGAGTATTAAGATCGGCAACAGAAGTACCATTCTTACGAGCTTTTAATACTAACCCTGCCTTACGGTCAGCAGTAGTCCATTGAGCTAAACCGTAGCCTACAGAAGCGTACGGCTTTTTCTTCATTATCTTAGTAAGTTCAGCTTTGCCTTTGCCGGACTTTACTAACTCATCTAATAATTGGGTAAAGCCATCATCCGTGTGACCCATGCCACGTTGAACGATATTAGCACGTAGAGTAGATTCAGCTCTCAGGTTACCCATCAGACCAGCTGCACCCTCAGGTGTAAGTCCTCTGTCTAATAAGAATTTCCAGATAGCTCTAGCATTAGTCTGCATATCACCATCAGGAACCTTAACAGGGGCTATGGCTCCACCTCCACCAGATCCTCCACCAGATCCCGAAGAGCTAGGGGTCGTAGATCCTCCTTCTTGCTCATTTTCGTCATCTGAGGAGAATAGACTAGTCAAGGCATTAACTCCACTAGTGAAGGTATCCTTAACAGTATCAATAGGATTAGAGAAGAAGTTCTTAACCTTAGTTAAAAAGCTCTCATCTTCCTTCTGAGCCTCTTCTTTTGGAGTTGCAGTTTTCTCTTCTTTGAGTATACCCATTCTGCGCAGAAGATCAGCTATAGGACCACCACCTGGCAGTGCCTTCTTACCTTCAGGAGTATTGGCAAACATTTTACCAAATTCCTCAGGAGTTGAAGGTTTATCGTCCTGCTTTGCTACCTCTTCATCAGTCTCACCTTTGTGGATGATATCATACCACTTACGGTAACCTTCTTCAGTAGGTTCTAATTGATCTGCGTATTGAGCTTCTTTAAGATCTTGTGCGGCTAAAGTTTCAAATGCCTTTAAAGCATTCTCAAGTTTATCCTCGGGAACATCCGTAGGTTCAGTTGCAGTTAATTCTTCGTTATCACCTTTAGGTGAGTAGACATTGATAACATGTACATAAGTAGCATAAACAGGTGCGAACCTACATAAGACCCAAGCACGGAAAAATTCATTTCTATCTTGTAAGATCTTATTGTTCATACCAGTACCAGAGATACCGAAGATATGCAAAAATCCTCTATTAATAAGATCGAATCTTGCACAGTAATCTTCTATCTCTTGATCTGATAATGGATCACGTTCTGCCTTTAGTACTTCAAGATAGTCATCCATCAAATCACGCAAAGATCCAAAGTGCCTGAAGGTCTTAGGATCGATACCTATGTATTTGTAGAAGGCATCTTGTAGTCTGTTATCAGTTTGACTTTCACCTGTTATCCAGGCAAATAGACTCTTAAGTCCACCAAAGAGCCCTTTCTCTTTAGCTTTGTTGACTTCAGCTTTAACTGTACGTAAGGCTTCATCAAGTGGGATCTCATCTTTAGCTTCATTGACAACTGTATCTTTTGCTATATCAAAAGCAGATTTAGGTTGCTCTTCAGCTACCTCTTCTTCAGTAGTAGTCTCATTGAGCTGTTGAGCTTGCTGTTGAATAGGGTTAGTTGAAGGTTCATCTTTAACCTTATTTTGTTCAAGCTCTACCCCTTTCTCTAGTGCCTCAAAGCCATCGATTAATGGTTTTAACTTCTTAACATCGTCAGTACAGATAGAAGCTATAGCTTTCTTAAATTGTTCTAAGGCAGCAGCTCTATTAGTCTCTTCAATGTTATCAGGAGTTGGGAAACTAGTAATAGGATCATGGGAGGCTTGATGTACGATATCAGAGAATGCCTGGAATATAGGTAAGAATCTTAATTCAAACCATTTACGGAAGTATTGTAACTTCTTACCAGCAGTCTCATCACTATCGCCACCTATAAAGCCTAAGAAGCCGCTATCAATAAGATCAAACTTCTCAGCCCAGTTGGTTAATTCCTTATCAAAGATAGGTCCACGACGTTTACAGATGACAGCATGAACTTCTTGTTCAAGATCATCTACTATATCACCATATTCGTCTATGTCCTCATCAGTAAGTCCATAACCGTTGAATCTTATCTTACGCCATTCCTCATCAGCACCTTCGCCGAATAACCAGCTTACTACTGAGGATGCGATATTGATAGGATTGAGTTTAGCAGCAGTCTTGGCCATGATTTCGGATGCTTTCTCACCTAAGGTAAGATTATTCCATCTTTCATCTTCAGCCTCTTTAGCTTTCTGCTCTTCTGTGATTTTAGTTCCATCAGGGTTTAATCCCTGTTTCTTCATCTCCTCGCTCTTAGTCTCTTTCTCTTTGACCCAAGCTTCAAAGTCTTTCTGAGTTGGGATGAGTTTTTGAACTTCAGGATGAGAGTTTAAGTATTTGAAACCTTGATCTTCCACAGCTTCGATGACTTCTTCATGGATCATCTCAGGTATAGCTTCTACATCTGGGAACCAATCGTATTCTTCTTTGCAAGCCTGCTGAATGGTTCTGCAGTAGATCATGAAGATCGGTTTAAATCTCTTAAGTAACCAAGCACGTCCATATGCAAGAGCATTATCACGAGCTTTCTTGGCATCGTTACCTTCAAAGAGGCTACCTACCGTTCCACCATCAAAGGCCTCTGAGATACCAAATTCAAACATCCAGCGTAGGATAGTTTTATCGTCAATGGTATCACCGTCTGTGATCATGTCAAAGACATCTTCTTCGATCTCCTCTAAGGTAGAAGCGTACTGAGTCATATCGACTCCGTAGAGTAGATCTTTAACCTCTTTCCAGCGAGCTTCTCTTTCAGTATCGTTGAACATGTTTAAGATACCGTTAGCAAGCCAGCCTACAGGTCCTAACCATTTGAGTGTTGACTTTATAGTATCGACAGTATGAGCTCTTTGAATGCCATAATCACGAGCACCTGAGGCTGCTAAAACACCAGCAGCAGCTCCTGTAGGAGCACCACGACGTGCAGCTTTCTCTTCATCTTTCTTCTTTTGCCATTTGAGGTAACCCTCTTCTGTAGGCAACAGATCTTTGATTTCAGGTTTTTGACCTAAAGCTTCATCGATAGCTTTCTTATAAGCTTCTAATGATTCTTTTTGGTACATAGCTGGAATGTCGTTGACATCTGGTTCTTCATCAGGTTCACACTTACAAGCTTGCTGTGCTACTTTTAAGTATAAGGAGAACATAGGCAAGAAGCGATCGTGGAACCATTGTTTAAAGTATCTTAATCTACCATTACGTCCTTCATCAGTCTCACGACTACGACGAGCTAAGTTAATAGCAAGACCACCTGAGAATACACTAGATAATCCAGTATGAGCTATAAGACCAAACTGTTCAGCATATTCAGCGATATCGTCATCATCAGGCAGATCGTCACCATCTAAGAAGTAATCTCGACAGTCATCTTCCATATCCTCTAGGATACGGTTATGCTTTTCATATTCAGCACCGTAAGAGGTATAGCGTAGTGACTTCCAATGAAGATCAACATTAGTATCATCGTTACCAAATAAACCATTGACGATCCATCCTACCGGACCTAGCCATTTAGATGCGCCTATAAGTTTATCAGTAAGTGATTTTTGTGGTAGAGCATTACCATTAAGATCCTTTTCAGTATCAAGGCTAACTCCCATACCAGCTAAAGCTGCAGATCCAGCACCTAACTCACCTGAGAGGTCTTGACCTGCCATCTGCTTTTCTTCCATCTGCTGACGCCACTCTTGGTAGGCCTCTTCAGTAGGAGCGAATTTTGAGATGTCATCTTTACTTATGAGCTCTTTACCCATTCTCTCAAATTCGGAGAAGGCTTGTGGTTCAAAAGTACTATCGATATCATCAGGATCTGGTTTTTCGTTAGGATCTTCTTGTGGAGTATACTTCTTTACGATATCACAGTAGAGTTTGAATACTGTACGCATGCGAGTTGCATACCAAGTATTAAAGAAGTTCATTCTCCATTCAGATTCGGTCTTAGGATTATCCCATTTCTTAGACTCTTTCTTCTTATCACTAAAAAGACCACCTAAAGCTTTGCCAGCACGAGCTGCCCACCCTAGAGGGTTGGCATAGCTTGCAAGTCGCATAGCTTTGGATACAAATCCTTCTTTCTTGATAAAACCTAAGGCACGAGCATGCTTCTCTAAATCTTCAGCATCTAACTCGTCATCACCTTCAAAGAGGATATCTAAAACATCATCTTCAAGATCGTCTAATGCTTCACGCATATCTTCATTGTTAGGATCGGCTCCGTATAATGAGTAACGACAATCTTTCCAACGAGTAACAGTATCACTATCCTCCATCATCCAGGAGATGAGTTTATACCCACCGTAGAGTGCTAATCCTGCAGATATTGCCCAACCTATTGGGTTAGATACTAAGAAGGTAGCAGCAGTACCAAGTCCGGTACCTATAGCACCTAGACCTGAGAGAGCCGCACTACCTACCGCAGTTCCTGCTGTACCAAGACCACCTGCGATAGCAGTTCCGGCTGTTCCTAAGCCACCCATGATGGCAGCGCCAGCAGTACCCAATCCTGAGGCTATAGCAGAACCTACACCAGTTGAAGTAAAGCCTGATGCTAATGCACCTAATCCAGTTTTAGCAGCAGCACCTAGGGCAGCGCCTCCTCTTCCTAAGAGACCACCTAGTGCACGGATACCACCACCTAATTTAGTACCAAGGCCACCTAGTTTACTACCTAAGGCAGTGCCAAGTAAGTTAGAGAAGAATCCTCCTCCTTCCTCGTCGTCTTCATCTTTCTTACCAAAAAGACCTAGAAGTTTAGAGAGGAATCCTCCACCACCTGCTTTATCAGATTTAGTACCTTTAGCTTTCTCTTTAGCATCAGCTTCTCTTTGAGCCTTACGAGCAGCGTCACGAGCATCACGTTTCTTCTTGAACTCTTCATAAGAACCTTCACGGGTACCATCGCCGTCAGTATCACCTGCAACACCTTTGGCTGATGGAGCTGAGTAAGTACCATCGTGCAGCATGATGTATAAATCTTCTAACTTATCACCTACGATAGATTGAAGATCCTCTCGTCCTGCGATACCTGCAAATTTAAAGGCACCACCGAAGATAGTACCAAATAATTTGGTAACACCACCTAAGGCACGAGCTGGTAATTTAAAGATACCTTTAGTGAGATCAAAACCACCTGAGAGAAGTCTACCAGTAAAACCTAGTAATCCTTTAGCACCACCGAGCACGCCTTTGATAAGTCCACCGACTAATCCGGCACCAGCTCCTACTATTCTGCCTAAAAGACCACCTTTTATAAGTTTCTTACCGCTAGCATCACAGATACGAGCAACTTCATCTTCACTTATAAAACAAGTTTTACCATCACGAGAGTAGATAGCACCTTTGATGTCATAAGCTGATTTTAGTATCTTGCCGTCGGTTGTGAAGTACTCTGCCTTCTCTTCGTCATCAACACCTTCTTTGATCTTGATACCCTTTATTCTAGGGGTTTTAGGATCGAAATTACCTTCTACATCCTTAACGAAGACATCGATGTAAGGGTTCTGATCGGTTCCAAATAATACACCTACACCCTTACCTAGTAGTTTGGCACCACCTGTTAAGAGTAAGCCTGCTGGCCCAAATAAAGATGTAACAGCTGCACTAGCAGCTCTCATGCCCACAGCACCAAGTTTACCAGCGCCTTCTGCAAGAGATCCTGCCAGTGGTGCTAAACCACGTAATCCTGCAGCACCCATAGAGGCTAGGCTACCTAAGGCATCTAAACCTGCACCACCTACTCTAGTACCAAAGGTACCAAGTTTACTTAATAAACCAGCACTGCCTTTAATAGCACCAAAACCAAATTTGCCTAAGCCACCAATTCCTTTTGCAAAATTGGAGTTCTTGATTCTATCTCTGATAGTACGACTTAGGTTCTTAAGTTTAGCACCAAATCTACCTTTACTGTTGATATCAGAAGGAGTAGCTTCTTCATCTATCTGAGCGGCCTCTTCAGCTGAATAAGTTGGCACGCCTTTAGACTCTAAGATATCTAAGATCTTATTTTGGATGTCAACTTGCATTTGCAGAAGTTTATTGGTAGATCCTAAGTTTAGTGAAGTACCAGTACCACCAAAAGGAGGAGGAGTAGCTCTACGAGAAGCATCAGCGTGCTCATCTTTGATACTACCACTCTCAGCTTGAGTAGCTCCTGATACTTTAGGATGAGATGCTGCATCAGTTCTAGTAGTTTCAGTTTCACTCTGAGCATTGGCAGCTGCAATCTTATCTTTGAGAGCATTGATGCTATTAGGAGTTACTAGTACACTATCGTCCTTACCTGCAGCTACATCACTATCTACAAATGAAGCTTCAGTAGCTCTAGCAGTCTCTTTAGGTTTAGTGCTGTTAAGATAATTCTCAAAAGCTTTGATAGGATCTTGTGCTCTGCAGATAGTATCGATATCATTCTGAGTCAGTTCAGCTGCAATTTTCAACCTATCAGGCAGAATCATGTTAACAAGGTAACATATTTCCTTATCGTTTATCTTAGCTTCATGGATAAGTTTTAAAGTTTTAAATACAAATGGGAAACGAGCTAAGATATTAACTATCTCTTCAGCTGGTATATCTTCTCTTACGATAGGTTTATTACCATCATCTTCAAAGATGAGTTTACGTAAGAGATTCTCACTTGAGTATTCAAAATAAGATTTACTCTTAAACCATTGCCAAACTCTTTTGACAAGTTCTTCTTTGGTAGAAGATTCCATGCCTGCAAGTTTGACACCATTGGAGGCTAAGTAACGATTAAGATCTGCGAGTTTAGAAGTTCTAAGTAAGCCTTCAATTACCTTATCTATTCCTTTGTCAATGGTTTTAAATGGAGCAGTAACTCTCTTGAAGATAGAAGAGTTTTCAACTCTCTTGGCAAGTTCTTTCTTACGGTCACGCTCTTTGATTTCTTCATCGGTTAACTTAACTAAGTTACCTTGTTCATCGTACTTATAGTCTTTTGAGAAATCGCCTTGACGTACACCTTTTTTCCAAGTATCAAAATCTATGTTACCTTGAGCCTCACCTCTGAGTTTAGATGAGAGGTTAACATATTCTTTATTAGGTCCGGTATAACGTCCAGTACCAGTAGTCTCAAAGAGATCATCAGCAGCACCTATTTCAAGTAATCCAGATGATCTTACAAACTTATCAGTAGCTTGCTGATTACGATTGAGATTATTGATCTGTGAGACGATATCATCTTGCATTCTACGGCGAACACCAGATGAGACTTGCTCATTACCTAAGATATTAGCAAGTAATTTAGCAGCATCTAACCTTTCAGTGTTATCTAAAGAGCCAAATAAATCATCAGCCCATTTAGTTGCTTCTTTACTATCGGAGAACTCAGATAACCTACCATTACCATCGATGTAATCTTGTAGCCAGAGCATCTGGTCTGAACCGAAGGTAACATTAGTGTAAGATGGGTTATTGGCGATATTCCGCATCACCTTGGCAACAGATAATAAAGAAGTATCAAAAGTCTTCTGATAATCTATGTTACCATTTTCATCAGTTATCTGACGAGATAAGTTAGCAGTAAGCTTAGACTTATCTGCTGCATCCATATCAGCTGTCATAAGAGCAGATGCAGATTTAGCTAGTGTATTAGTAGCACTAGTAGAGCTATAGAGCTGATCTCTAAGACTACGTTTAACACCTGAGATAGTATCAAATTGACCCTTAGAAGGATTCCAAGTTCTCTCTTCTACTTTATCTGGATGTACTCCATAAGCAATAGCTTCAAGATAGCGAGTTTGCATTCTCAGGTAGCCTGGGATGATACTTTCAACTGCTTGAGTAAAGTGGTTAGTGATAGTACCTTCAGCATCAGGATCTAATTTATTTCTATCGCGTACCTTAGCTTTAAAATCTAATGGTTCAGCATTACTTGCCGCAAATTTAGCAAGATAACCTAAAATGTTACCATTACCATCAGCTCCTCCTAAAAGAGGTAATAACTCAGCAGGTATCTTACCTGTACGTTTGATCTGATCTAAGAGCAATGGAATCATGGTAGGAGCATTACCAGCAAAGGATTCTATTTGCTCTCGCTGCTCCTTAGTAAGAGTGTCAGATAATCCCTTACCAAGTTTACCACCTACATATTTACCAGTTAAAGATGCTAGGAGATTAGTTAATCTTTCAGCAGGTGATAGGTTCTCCATTGCCATCATGGAAGTAGACATATCGGCCATACCTAAACCCATAGAGAGTAAAGATAATGGCATGTCGATATACTTCGACTTGATGTTCTGTAAGATCTTACCACCGTAACCTGTAAGTTTCTCGCTAGCACTACCTAGTACTTTTTGATAGATAGCCTCTTTGGCAGCTTCCAATCCTCTCTTCTTAACAAAGTCAGGTAAGCCAGTATTGTGACGGATCTTCTCCAGAGCGATACCGATAGTCTGATAACCTAACTTGTTAGCAGTCAAGATATCTTGCTGAGTATACAGCATCTGGTATTTTAACTGCAGGTCTTTCTGCAAGTAAGCCATGTAGGTACTACGCAGGAAGTTAGTCTGGAAGAAACTTTGACGTCTGATACCATCTAACTCTTGGAGTAACTGTCCATGTCTTATGTTATCAACTTTAGTATCTACGATGCGGTTGACTGCTTCCTGACGCTTCTCGTCCATACGCATCGCCATCTCAGATTTGAAGATGGCATTTAACGTATCTTGAGTATGTGAAAGTCTTTGAGCATCTTTACTAGGAACTTGATAGCCACTACCCGTACCTACATCAGAAGCTAGGGATTTTGAAAGTTTATCGTAGAGATTCTTAGGTAGGACTTTCTCTACACGAGGCAGAATACGGTTACTGATGATCTTAGCCTGAGCAAGCATCGGATCGATATTAGACATAACTTCATCTTTCATCGAACCTATGTCAGTACCAAGATCAGAAGCCTTTTGGACAAATTCAGCACTCTTAGGCAGAGCGTTGGCTAGTGCAGCTGCGATACCATGTGCAGCAGCAGAGCCACTTTGTCTTCCTAGTGCATTCCAGTTGATCTTGAATTTGTCTTTCTTACCACTGTCAGGAGATCTATCTTTGTCGTCATCAAATCCTTCGAAGTCAAAGTTAAAATCTGAGTAATGACTGGTGCGATTATCTAGATTTTGAGGGTTGAGTTTGTTCTTGAACTCATTACTTCTCTTATTGGAAGGATCGTTGCGATCTATTGTAGCCATAGCTATTCACCTTCATTAGGAATAGGGATATTAAAAGTGACGAATTGAAACCTACAACAAAACTCTAACATCTGAGCGGTTGTCTCTAAAGATATATCCAAAGCTCCACGCTCGGTCATCTTGAGTTTCTCTTCATCCCACTTTTTCTTGCTAGCATCACTTATAACAGGTGGTGCGAAGATATTTTTGGTAAGCCACTGAGCCTCTTTCATAGGAACCTCCCAAGGTGTACCTTCAGCACATAAAGGTTCTATGTTGTCTATGAAGAGAACATCATACATTCCCCAGTATTCTGTTTTAATAGACACCGGCTCTTCTCTTATAAAACTTACTAAGAAGTCTTTAGAATCAGTGGCAGCTTTGATAGCTTCTTGACATTGTCTAACCAAAGGTGTATCGTGTAGAGGATAAATGTTGATGGTTATAGGAACTTTCAAAAAATATTTAGATTTATGGTTACGCTCTAAGATATTACCTAGGTATTCTTGCAATAGGTAACTAAGTTCAGTATCAGGTGCAAAGTCTAAAGCAAAATCACTGAACTTTTCATCTTTGAGCATCGCATTTAAAGCATCTTCAGTATACTTGATCTTAGGAAAACAAGTTTTAAATTTCCTATCTAGTCTGTCGTTATATTCTTTGACATGAGAGATGATATATTCTCTATCTTCAGGCGAACTTATGGCCAGCATAAGTCCTAACCTTATATCTTTTAATAAGGCAAAATCGATATAGATGCCTCGAACTTCTTTGTAGTCTCTCCCCATGATAGCTTCATTTACTCGATTGAGTATTTGAACCCTCTTAGGATGGGCTAAAGATGCGGTACTAACCATAGATGTAAATATCCTCAATTGACCTTTGTTTAAGTCATAAGATGGGTTTTAACTCAATATAAGTTATGGTCGTAGGAGTGTCCTTTATGGAACCTATTCTACTCAAAAAACTCCCTCCGTTTAATATCCAGATTTTAGATGCTGAAGAGTATATTAAATTAAAAGGGTGTCTACCTGTAACCAACATGGCGATGTTTGAATCGTCAACTAGAAGATTTCATCCAGATGGGTTATACTCTGAGGTTATCTTCGGTCAGGTAGGATCAAAAGAAAGACTTATACGTAGAGGTTATATAGATCTTAAAACTAAGATCATAACTCCTCATCTGTATAAGCAGGTTATCTCACTTAAGAGTTTTTATAAAGAAGTTATCGCAGGTAAAGCTTACGCTAAGATAGCAGCTAACGGTGATTTAGAATTAACTACCCAAGATGACCCTGAAGGTCATACTGGGTATCAGTGGTTCTTAGATATATTGCCAACATTAAAGTTTCCTGAGACTGAGAGTAAAACTCGTAGGGATAAGATAGCATTATTAAATAAGTACAAAAACGTACTTATAACTACTAAACTTATAGTACTTCCAGCAGGTGTTAGAGATGTTAAAGCATCGGCATCTGGTAAGATCTCCAAAGAGGATATCAACAAGTACTATACGTCGTTACTATCACTTACATCAGCTCTACCTGATACTCCTACTACTAACCCGATCTTCGATACGATCAAATATCAGATCCAGATGAAGGTACAGGAGATCTACAACTACATAGGTAATCTCGTAGACGGTAAAGGTGGTTTTGCTCAGCACAGATTTGCAGCTCGTGGTATTGTGTATGGATCACGTAACGTTATCACTGCGGCTCCTATGACAAGAGTTACTTCATCTAAGTCCGATCCTCATGCGTTCAATCCGCATGAGGCATTCGTGCCATTATTTCAGGCTATGAAATCTGCTATGCCGTTGATGGTCAATCAGTTAAAGAGTATCTTCTTTGAACAGATCTTTGCCCAAGGATCTGAGAATGTCCCTTTGATAGATCCGCAGAGAGCTAACAGTTTAACTTACGCTAAGGTTAGTTATAAAGAGATGATGAGATTTACTACCTCTGAGGGTATTAACGATCTCATGACTAACTATCGTAACCCTGAAATACATTTTGAACCAGTAACGTGTAAGGCAACTAATAACGAAGGACAGTTACAAGACTACTACTTATATCTAGTGTACGATAACGATGATGAAGTATACTTCTTTAGAGATGTAAATATCTTCAGAGAATACTATTCACATAAGTTAAACCTAGGAACTCATGCTCTTAAAACCTTGCAACTCTTAGATGATATCAAGGATAATGTAGCTATCATCGGATCTACTGCTCTTTATATGCTAGGCTATCAAGTTGAACCTGAAGAGTTAACAGTTATGTCAATACGACCTATCGGTGCTCAAATAGAAGGAGTTAGGATAGGCGATGATGCTTGGTGGAAAGAGTTCGATCCTAAAGCTAACACTCCTGAAGCTTATAAGAGCATGTGCATCAATGTAGATGGGTATTGGGTACTCGCGCCTGAAAGATTGCTACAACAGTACATCGCATCCAAGAGACTTAAAGATAAAGATAAGATCAAGTTCTTGAAATCTATTTATCTTGATACTAGAAGAATACGACCACTTACTTGGACTGAGATGTTCTACATGGCAGCCTTCAGAGGACTTTATAATAAGCACGGTGTATTTACTAGATACCCTATTTTGTTACTTGAGAATATCGTACCTGATAAGTTGCATATAGTATCAACTACTAATGCACGTAAAGTAAGAATAAGATCGCTTCAATCCAATGAAGATGTGGATGTAATTTGTCCTGAGTATCCAATTATAGGTGAAAAGGTTAAAGACTCTATGTCTGTACATCCTGCGCATCTAGACAAGTATGATGGCGATCACGATGGTTTTTCCATATAAATCAATAAGTTAAATATACATGGCCATCGATAAATTGCGGAATTAAGCACGAACGGTTAAATACCCAACGTGAACCGAAGGCTGTAAGTAATATTTCAGTCAGGGGCAGAGCGTAGTAGGTGAACCTCATATTGAGAATATCCTAGAATATTCGAAGTATTGAGAATATAATCCTACCAAGAGGCCGCAAAGGAGTTATTCAAAATTCCTAAAACGTACGCCGACCTACATAGCAATATGTAGAAGTAGAGGATAAAAAGCTTCTACGATAACAATAGTGGATGTCTTGGGTATGAATATTCTGATGTCCGATGAAGCCAACCGAGAAATAGAGGAGTTTTTAAACTCTCCGAAAGCTATGGTTGACAGTTCACAAAAATTAGTTTATGGAGCGGGAAGTGGTAGATTGTTAAAGATGAATTTCTTTAATATGACTTACCACCAGCTGCCTAATCAGAATAATTAGTGATCTAAGAAGTACTACTCATTAAGAGTAGTACTTCTCATTATTTTTTGTTTGAATAAGGATCTTGAGTTCTAGGAGCTTTTACTATAGATCCAGTTGCGGATAACATATCGCCATATGAGTTGATAGCGTATCCATAGGTTTGAGTTACAGGGGTTATAGGGGCACTAGAAATCACAGATCGTGTATATACAGGGTATATAACATCAGATGAGTTTTGCATAGTTATCACCTCCAATAACATATAAAAAGAGTATAGATACTGATACGGGATAACCGTATCAGTATCTTACATATATTTAAGCTTCAGATCCGTCCGATGGATATGCACCTTCACCTGTGTCATAGCCTAACGCTATATCAGACCAGGTCATAGTAAATCCATTGTAGTACTCAACTTCTACACCTGTTGTAGGATAGGTGAAAGTAGGCTGAGCAGTAACTTCGATAGGATCTACGGCAAAGGACATAGTAACACTAGTAGCTGAAGTTTCACCTAAGGCATTAGTTACAGTTACACTAAAGCTTGCAGTTGTAGCTTGAGTAACTTTAGATGCTGTAACAGATATAGCTTCACCTGATGTTATACCGGTAGTCTTAGAGAAGGTTAACCCACTTGAGATGTTAGTGATGTTGTAAGTTACTCCAACACCATTAGCATCAGTAGTAGGACCTACGATAGAGGTTGCTACTGCGTTCTCAGCACCGCCATGCATGGTGATACCTTCGATAGAAGAACTTACCTGACTGTCTACGATGGTAGGAACAGTTGCCTGTCTTACATTGACTGCATAGGTATAAGTCTCAACTCCATCCTCAACTGTGACCGTGATAGGCCAAGTTGCGCCACGGGCTATGGTAGCCTCAGTTGGTGAGTGTAAGGTAAATTCAACCCCGCCTGCGATACCATTTGCGCCAGTTACGCTGGCACCAGGTGTGGAAGTTGTAACTGTATAAGTTACAGTCTGTCCATCGCTATCTTCAGTTGGTGTAAAGGAGATAGTGTTATCAGTGTTAGGTAAGAAGGAGAAAACTACTCCTAATTCATCTTGCTCGATACTATCGTTGACATAAGCAGTTATAACTTTATCAGAACATCCACCATCAGGGTCATAGGCTCTTATAGTGAAAGAGATATTTTCACCATGAGGAGCAGTATTACCTACATTGTAAGTTACACTAGCACCATCTGCTATACCTACGGTTTGGCTAAAGGTTAAACTACTATGAGCATTAACTAAAGCATAAGTACAAGTGTCACCATCAGGATCTACTGCACCACTTATAGTAAAGCTACCAGTATCTCCTCGTACTACATTTGCAGGGAAGTTACACACTACATCGGTAACTGATGGAGGGTTGGTAACCTTACGAGTAAATGTCGTAGTACTCTGGAAGAGATCATCTGCTCTGTCGTGTAGAGTTACTGTAAAAGTTAAAGTAGTACCAAGTGCTACCGTCTCAGGGACTGCTATCGTGATGTTTTCACCTTGGGAGATAGCATTTAACTTACTTATAGTTACATTGGCATTATCGCAGATGATATCGTAGAAAGGAGATTTAGTCTCATCGATACGACTTACTACACCTGTTATATTAAAGTTATTAACCGATCCTTGAGTGAAGTAGTTATCACAGTTAAAAGAGATAGCACCTAAGTTCAACTGAGGTGTCATATAGATCGGTATACCCCTGGTGACAGAATGCATCTCGTTATCAGTTGCAGTGATATAGAGCGTAATCATGTTACGCTCGGTTTCATTGACCAACTCAAATTCAGGTACCATATTTAAAGTGATTTTAACATCACTAGTATCTATGGTAGTCTCACCAGTTTCATCTACTATTTCAGTGGTAGTAGATCCACCTGCCGCTATGTTAGCTATCAGCTGTCTTATATAAGGATGTGCAGATTCATCTGCGTTGTGAGCAGCGATCTTGCTATTTACTAAATACTGCTGTTGTTCAAGTACTGCTTGGGTTTTGGTAGTTGCTGCGATTGTATTAGTCGCAGCATCTACTGCGGCCTGAGCAGCAGTTTGAATCTCGGCAAGAGTAGCCATACAGTTGTTCCTCTTTTGTGCGCAAAAAAGTGGCCGATCATTCGGCGTAACGACGTCATAACATCGTTCGTTGGCTTATAGGTTCATCTCCTGAATATCTTGATGATTACGACGATGCTATAGCCCGTAACAGGGCTATAGTTCGAACTTACATTTTTCTATAGAAAGAGGGTCATCGATGGCCACAACTATTCTTTATGGCTTTTTAGAAGATGATGCGTTGAAGTTATCAACTACATTAGATCTCTCTGCATCCACTGATCAAGGATACGGAGTTCTTACTTTAGAGCCTGCAAATTATCTAGTCAACCGAGGTATCTTAGGCGATAGCAGAACCTCACGTATGACTATCGTGAACCATGCGCCAGCTCGTGGTGGCATGCGGATCTTATTTGATCAAGATAGAGTCGATCTAGATGAACTTAAGAATATGACTGACGCAGATAGTCAGGCTATTTTTAACATCTTAGAGCGTGTATATTTACAGCAAGATTATACTGATGAGAACATAGAGCATATCCTTACTACTGCTACCTCTTATAGTGGCTATGTGGCAGGAACATTCTCACATGGTAGTACTTATGGTACTCCGATTATCTGTGATAATACTGGTAATAAGACTACTATTAGAGTCTATGACTCATTGATCTTTAGTTATAAGTCAGATACAGTTGAGATCTTCTTCCATATTTGGGTAGGTCGTAAGGCCTTTAGCGAAGAGTATCCATTTATAACTATCACTCAGGTGATACCGCCATACTCACCAGATAAGTTAGTAGATCCTACAACTTTCCTAGCTACCTCTAATGTAGATGTATTGACTAACAGTGCTACTTATATCTTTGCAAGAACTAATGTTGAGACCGTAGTACGTGATCAAAATGGTATCCATACCTTTAAGACTAAGTACAATATCTCCACAACTCAGGATATAGAAGTAACTTTTGCCTTAGCTTACTGTGGTAGAGAGGCTCCATCAAGTCTTGAATGTCGTAAAGCTATTCGTGACTATTTAACTGAGGCTACAGGTGTTACAGATAGTGTGCTTGAGGAGTTATTCCCAGACCTGTTTATAGAGGCTCGTTACTACATCATTCCACTTTGGAATAATGTAACTGAGTTATCTGACAGAACGATCTATCCATCGATTCAGTCTATAAGTAAAGCTATGACTGCTATCAAGACTATCTATCCTGAGACTTCGGATGATTTCATAGATAACTATGCTTATCTTATCACTAACGCTCAGAATACCTTATTCTCAGTTGTGATACCAGATGAGTTAAACGACGCTGAACATATGAACTTCTATGATGAGTATCCACAGTATCAGAACTACTCAACTATGACTGATGGCTGGAAATACTTACCTACTGCAACTCAGGAGTTTGCAGGTAAGCTGATTCGTTGTATGGCTGTATTAACAGGTGCTACTACCTCAACTGAGTTTACCAAAGTGGTCGATGGTTCTCTAAGTTACCTAACCTTTACCTCTAACCAAGCTGAGTTCTATGTTCTAGAACAGCAAGCATTCTTATCAGTACTGCCTACTGGTAGTTAGGAGTTAGGTTATGAGTGTTTCGATCATTCCAACTGTAGGGGTAGTATATAAGTTCACCTTTTTAGATCGTTTTACTATCCTCGATGGAATTTATCGGTTGATTAAACTTATGACCTACGATGAGTTCCTAGAAGAAGGTGGAGATCTGTTAACCCAGGTGTATGAACCATGCGGGTTAACTGAGAGTGATGTTAACGATGATCTTGAAACTATCAAAGCATCTAAGATCATGAAGTTAAAATCTCCTGAAACTAAAGGCTCGACTTTATTATACATGCCACTGTGTTTTATGGAAACAACTCCAGATCACAATGTGCAGTGTTATTATAAATTCGGTGTTACAGCTTATGTAGGTATCACAGCTGATCCTGATACCTTAGGTGAGGTCAAAAATACTATCATTGATAGATGTAAATCTATGCTAGGCATCAACCCTGATCCTGCTCTTATTACAGTAGGTGAAGAGTGGCTTACAGATAGTGAATACCAAGCTGAATTAGAACGCCGTGAAGCAGTCAAGACAGGAGTAGTTAACTACTTTTCTGAGAATGCTCGTCTTCTTAAAGAGAACAGTTCGCTTAAGTCTAAGCTTGAAGCTTACGAAGAGATCATCGTAAGACAGAATGCTATCATAGAAGAACTTAAAGCATCGGGGAGCTAGAGTTGAATGGCTAATTTAACCATGGATTTGACTGGTAGCGATAGTAATTGCACAGTATCAAATCTTATCTATAAAGTATACAAATATGGGCAGAGGATAGATTTTGAAACTCCAGTCTATGCTGATAGTATCAAAGTCTACTATGCCTCAGGCGGTATCTCAGGACAGCTTCTGACCTTAAATACCGATTACATTATTCCAGATGATTTTGTAACTACCTGCGATAATGATTATTCAGCTGCAAGGTTACGCGATAGTACTTTCAGAGCTAATTTCTGTTCAGGTATCGAGATGATCCATACCTTTGAAGATGATGATAGTGATTTCTCTATCGCTATCTCTTATCAGAGGTTATACCCATCTCAGATCCAGCAGAGCTATGTTGAGAATACTGCATTAAACTTCACACCTGAGATGCTCTCTGAGATGGTAGCTAAGATAGCTCAGCATGATGCTCTGTTAAATAGAGTGTCATCTACTACCGCACTTACCACGGGAGATGCTAAGATCTACGAAGTAGATACCACAGGTGAGAATCCTGCTAACTTAGTAGAAGATGAAGAGCATGTAGTTTCAACTGCTAATGGCAGAGTGATAGTGCATCCACAGGCAGGTAGTTTCTATGCTGATAGTATCAAGGTTACCTATAACGAGGTAGAACTTGTTAAGGGTACTGATTACTATCTAGTTGGCATGGATGAAGCTGCCACTAAAGCTACCTCAGCACTGGAGGCTGTTTGGCATTTTATCGCGATTGTAACTCCGGTTGAAGGTACAGTTAAGATCACATACCAAGCTTTTGGTGGTGAACCTACAGTTGAGAATTATAGATTGCTGCTTGAAAATCTAAGCTCAATTATAAGCTATTTAAACGATGCTCAAACAGTGACTACTTCTTCTATAGGAAGCACTAAAGTAATCTCATCTTTATTTGATAGAATAACTACCCTGGAGTCTGAAATGCGTAGATTGCATGGCGGAGTAAATTACGGTGATGTCACTGATGGTAAGACTATTTTGATGAAAGTCTATGCATCAGAGAGTGGAGTTAACTGGTTTACAATAGCCTCCTTATATAAAGCAGGTGGTTCTAGCACAGTATCAACTGCTGATACCTTTACTTTTAAATTACAATCCTTACTATCCCACTTCCAGTTCACCTGCTCAGTAGCAGTAGATCTTGAAAATACGGATGGTGATGTTTTCAACTGTCAAGTATTAGTAGATAACTATCCTAAAGGTTATACAGCATTTAGTGATTATTCTGCTATAGCTGACATCATAAGACCTCAGCTTAGAGTTGTTTGGAATAGTCAAGAAAAAGCTTCTGGCTGTTACCTGCAGTTAGGCCTAGATCTTAAGACCATGAACAAAGAGACCTTCCAAATTGAGGATATCTCAGGACAAGAATCTGAGTGGGTACTAATAGATGAGATTGATGAACTCACCTATCCAGCTAACTCAGATTTTGTATTACCTGATGGGTCTTCAACTTGGTCATCTTTACTTGATAGCTCTAAATCTGAATCCATGTTAATACCTTTCCATAAGGGTCATTTAGCTTGGGTAGGTGATTTGGATCTTAACCGTGAGATTGAAGGTTGGCAGAATAAGGTGCTAACTGATAGCATCATAGCAGCCTCGGAAAATGTGGATATTTCTCGCATCACTAAGATGAGACTTGATATCAAAGAAGAAGAGGGATTGGAGTTTGCAGTGGATATTCCATTTGCCCAGTCAGCTCATCTCAAAGGTCATGCTACCTTTACTCATCAAGATGAACCTGCTTATATCAACGCTGAAGTTTATAAAGACGCTAGTGCTAATATCATTATAGCTTTAAACTTTAACGTACTGGCAGGATTAGAATCTAATAAACTTACAGTTAAAGATATCGTATTTTTCTCCTAAGTTAGTATCTAAGAGCGGGAGGTCCCACGCCTCCTGCTCTTCTTTTATACTTTTTATCATGATGGGTGGGCACAGATGTGCTTCATAGTGATCAGTGGATAGATCGATAACTTCGCGAGAGCTGGTGCATTTAGGCAGGGTGGAGTCGATCTGATAGATAATAGTAGAGTATATGTAGGTTCTCTGAACTTGGGGTATATTAAAATTTACAAAAGATGTAGCTAGACTATATACTGAGAGAAGTAACTTTGAGAACGATCTGCTATAAGACTCCGCTTACCTCAGGGCCCCTGTCCTATGAAACTCTCAGGTAAGAAACATATATAGACAGATAGCCTTATGCTTTTTCGGTTTCATAAGGTGTAACTGCAACGCTTAAAGCTATTTCTCTCACCTGGGATAAAAATCTATAGCAGGTACCGTTCTGTGCGGTACTTGCTATGACTCTTTTGTTTAAAGACGATTGTATAGCTTAAATCCCTAGGAGATTTACCAATTATGATCGACGATAAGCTTATCTGGAAGGCTTATGACGAAGAGTGCCGTAGACAAGATCAAGAGCTGCAGGAACCAGGCCAAGAGCGCTGGATGCTTAACTCTTTTAAAAGATCTACTACGATCTTCACTCTTGCACACCTCTCTACCCGTGTCATAACCTTAAATAGCAAAATACAGTTACCTACAGGATCCATGATACATCTTTTAGATGATGTATCCTATCCTGAGTCGCACCAAGATACTCCACGCTGTGAAGAATGTGATTTTCTAAGACGTGAATCTTTACGTAAATTTATCTATCACAACCGTACTTTGGATCTTAGTTCCTGTGTCAAGTTAGATGAAACTAAGTTCATCTATAGACAGGCAGGTATGCCTGCTAATTTGATGAAATGGCGTATGCAAAATATGAGCAAGTTTAAACCTGTCTCATCTTTTGATATGATGCCTAAGATCAATAATGTCTTATGTGTAATAAGTCACAATCCATTGTTCCGTGTGTATACTTTAGGCGGTGGTAAGTTACGTTATTTTAGACGTATTCAAATTATTCTTACCTCTATTTTAAATAACGTACATGCTTGCATACAGCAACAGCCAGATAAACAACAGTTCATCTTTGTACCTTGGGATGAAGATGTCATACCAAGATCTGCTTTTATGCGTACGCTAACTAAAGTAGATCAAACTACTATAAGACAGCCTAACAGCTTCCACTATATCTTTATGATGGAATTGTTAAATTATGTCTGGGACGGCAATGCACCTTCACTTTTTAAACAGTTACCTAAATCTGATCTTAGCAAGATCAATCTCATTTTACATTTAAATGATAGATATGTCATTTTTAATTTAGCTACTCTGAAAGGATTAAATACTAAGAATAATGCCTTTATCAGAATAGTTAATTTATTAAACTTATTATCCGTTATGGGTAGACTTCCAGCTCCTGTAGTACACCCTAGTGAGGATGTAGCTGAGATAACCGAGGATAATATCCCTTCGGAATTAAAGGGTGAATTGGAGCAGGATGCACAGGATACTGATAATAAAGTTGAAGCTAAAGTTGCCTCTACTGATCACTCAACTTCAGTTCAAGCTAAGTCGCATGGTAGTGTACATGTGGATGCATCTACTCCATCTGAGATAGAGAAAGAAGATGTACTTATAGATGGACCATCTGTTAAAGATAATAAGGTTACATCATTTAAGATCTCTCCTAAAGCAGTAGCTCATGTATCCGGTATCACTGAAGATGACAAAGTTGAACAAGTTATCAACAAAGTAGCATCTAAAGTTAAAGTTAAAACTCTACCTAAAGCTATCGCTCCTAAACCTTCTACAGAGAGAGCAGCGCTTATAACTTCTCAAGTAGTTAAGACAGGATCTTCTACTGATGATAGAACTCCTGATACTAAGGTTGTAGAGAACCAGACTAAGATCGAGACTATAGCTCAAACTGATACTACTACAGCTGAATATCACGCTGATTTGGATGCTAAGACTGATGAGCTGATCGAGTCACAAGATCTTACAGTAAAACAGAAAGCTAGGCTTAAGATGTTAGCTCGTAAGTATCGTGAGATCAAGTTAGACGATGAGTTTTTAGATGACATCATAGAAGAGGATACTCAGGTAGAGATCCCTGATACTAAATTAGGTAGCAATGTATTCAGCTCCAATCCTAAGATAAAACCTATCGATGACTCTATAGCTAACTCTACGATTAAATCCTTTGATAGAACTTATATGAAAACTACTTATAAAAAGCAGTTAGGTTCTATCTTAACTTCCTTTAGATCAGAAGGTGTGTTCTTAACTGATCTTAAGACTAAGAGGATCGTAACTCCTGTTAACGACGATATTGAATACTCAGCTAAGTATGTAGATATTCAGGGAAGACAGTCTACTATCAAATTTAAGTTACCTAATGTAGATCGTAATGGTAGAGTCAAGATAGATGGTATCGATCAGATCTTATTAAAGCAGAGAATCAATCTGCCTATAGTAAAACTATCTGACATCAACGTATCTATCTCCTCTTGCTATAACAAAGCACTGATCAAGAGAGTTACTACAAGAGCACATGATTTCTTCTCTTATATAGATAAGGTGGTTAATACTGCCAAGTCTACAGCTAAAGTGATCTATGGACATACTGTTATAGATGCTCCTATCTCTTATGAGTATGCATCGCTGGCAGCTCACTATGCCGCGATAGAATTTAAAGCTCAAGAGAGCTGGAGTCTATGTTTTGATTATAACAATCGTCTAGAGCACTTTGGTGATAGTGAAGAAAAATTACAGACACTTGAAGACACCTATGGTATCTATGTAGGTCATAATGCTCATGAGTGGTTATTTATTGACAATCAGAATACTGTCAGAGGTGTATTGTTCTCAGGTGGTGAGGATATCAACTATGAGTATCCTACTATCAAATCTATCTGCTTCCTATCTTTAAAGGAAGGAGTTAATAAACCTGCATCACTTACTGAATATACAGTATTAGATCATTTAGGTACTGCATTACCTGTGATCTTCGTATTAGGTTACAGATATGGACTACGTAAGATACTAGACTACCTTAAGATCAAATATGTCATCACAGAACGTAAGAGCAAAGTTATCTTATCAGGTAGCGAATCTCTCAATAATGGTACTGAGAGTTATACTCTTAATACGAAGAATATCTACCACAGTTCAGATACTCAAGATCTTAAGGTACTAGAACCTAGACATGAGAAAACTCCTGATGGTAAGGATATAGGAAGAGTATTCGGCTCACCTTATCTGACGTATTCTATTCTATTCGGCGATAGCTGGGACGACCGTAGAGCTAACTTATCTGCATATTCAGATAGCGCAGATGGTTCCAATCCTAGATTTGTTTATACTTTCTTAAAAGATATATCTTACAAGGAAGTATCACATCCTTGGTCTACCTACGTATTAGATCCTAATGCTGGATGGAAGCAGTATGCTAAATCTACTACTGAAGTTATATGCTACAAAAAAGTTAAAGTACTAAAAGAGATAAAGCACAATAACTGGATCAAAGATATACTTCGGTACGCAGCTGACCCTAAGAACCGCTTAGAGATAAGAGGATTGGAGCATGTCAAAGGTTTACCTTTGGATATCTTAGAAGGTGATGCCGAATCTTTTGAAGAGAATCTATACGACGAGATCGTTGTAGGTGGAAATAGAGATATAGGTGATATAGCACCCCACTATCACAAATTCAAGTTTGAGAAAGCAGGGTTAGAAGATGCTAATACTTTTGGTACTGCAGTAACTACGCTACCTGAAGGTAGTTATAAAGTAACTCCTGATGTAGCATCTTTATCAGTATCTTTTGTAGAAGCACTCTCTAGAGTATTTGAGCGTAACCTACCTAAACTTGAATATATCCAGATCTTGTTTAATCCTGAGGATATTACTTCCTGGCAGGAGAGAATAATGAAGCTCTCATCTGGCGCTAAGGTATCTTTAGGTATCCTAAGATCTAAGACTTACCCTACAGGATCTTATCCTGTTCTTGATCACTCTAAGTTTATTTTAGAGCAGATGGAGTTATTACATACGAGTCTAAAACAGCAAGGTATCTATTTCTCCTACGAGTTAGAACCTGTTGAAAATGGTTACGATGTAATATTAAAAGATCTCTTTAAAGTAAGAGCAGGAGAGGAAGGTTATGTCATTCCAGGACTTGAAGATATAGCACTTGATACTAAATACGTACCAAGACCTGATGATATCGGTATACGTTTTAAAGATAAGACCTTATGGTTTAACCGTTATCCATTGAAGTACTCACTGATAGTAGCAGGCTTAGATAGTTTTAACACTGAAGATTATGATTTTGCCGATTTCAATTCTCCTGAGGTATATACAGCAGTGATGAATGACATGGGTAAATCACCTAACTACTTAAAGGGTTTAGATAGTTTCTATGATCTCTTTATAGATCCTATTACCTTTAATGTGTTAAAACAGATGCATGAACCTACTACAGTACGTGATATCTTCATAAGAGCAAGTGAACTTTTAACTACCCGTGACTATAGACCTGCTGCCTCTTCGGCTAACTATCGTATCCGTGGGTATGAACAGTTCAATTATATCGTCTACAACGAAATGGCTCAGCAGATAGCTGCCTGGCAGGCATCTCGTGGTAGGTCTAACAACTTTACTGTCAACCCTGAGGCTATCTACTTACGAATAGTGCAAAATGCTTCTATGGAACCTACAGCTTCAGCTAACCCTCTGCAGGATATCAAGCTCTCAGCATCTATGACTTTCGCAGGTGCTGGTGGTAGAACTTCAGAGTCATTCGTAGTTGAAGATCGTAAGTTCACTGAAGACAGTGTTGGTATCATGGCAATGGATACTACTGATAACCAAAAAGTAGGTATGAATGCTCAGTTAACTCTGAACTCTTCTATAGCCACTACTGAAGGATTATGTGTAGAGAAAGATCGTAAGGATATGAAACCTTCTGATGTGTTCTCCATTCATACTTTACTCTTCCCGTTTGGCGATAAGGATGATGCAAAACGCTTAAATTTTGAATCCATCCAATCTACGCACATGATACCTACTAACTCAGTTGAGCGTTCTCGTGTTCATACAGGATATGAGAGAGTTGTAGCTCAGTACTGCGGTAGACAGTTTGCGGGAGTAGCCGAGCAAGATGGTGAGGTTACTAACATCGATAAGAAAGCTCAGTTAGTTGAGGTTACATACAAAGATGGAACTATCGATGTGTTCAACTATGGTGAGAAATACAGTGAGCATGAAGGTGTTAATGTAACATCTAATCTTATCTGTAATGTTGACATAGGTGATAAATTAAAGAAAGGTGATATCGTGATGTATGACAAAAATTATTTTGTCAAGAACAAACGCGATAACCAAGTAGATTTTACCATCGGTGTTAACGCAACCGTAGCTATGGTTGAATCGGATGTAACCTTAGAAGATGCTACGGCTATCTCTCGTGATTTTGCAGATCGTATTGGTATTAAACCTACTAATACTAGAGTTATATCTATTAAACGTAACTCACTAGTACACTTCTGTGCTAAAGTAGGTGATATAGTAAAGCATACTGATAACCTGCTCATCTATGAAGAAGATGCTACTCTAACAGGTGGCGATTTATTCAAAGGTGATGCTGAAACCTTAGACTTATTAGGTGATCTTAACAGACGTACACCATCTGCTAAGTACTCAGGTAAAATTACTAAGATAGAAGCTTTCTACGGTGGACCTATCAATGAGATGCATCCATCAGTACAAGAAGTAGTCAATACTGCTTTAACTGATGTTATCCGTAAGAATAGATTTGCTAAAGGTACTCTAGCTCAGGGTGATTTCGCACCTCCATCTCCACTACCTGTCGGTAGTAAGTTCAAGGGTGTTAAGATCTTTGAGGATACGGTGATACTTATCTTCTATATCCAAGAAGTAGAGTCAGCTCGTGTAGGTGACAAAGTTGTTGTCTGCAACCAGCTTAAGTGTACTATCTCAGATATCGCTAACCATCCGCAGTATACTGAGGGAGGTAGACCTATCGACATGTTCTTTAGTGCCGATGCCGCAGGTCGACGTGTCTGTATGTCACCGATGTTTATGGGTGTTTCATCTCGCATCATGGAACAGCTTGAACAGAACATCGTAGACTACTACTTCAACGATAAAAAGTTGGAATAAACAAAGATGGCTACAGGTAATAGGATCTTATTATCTGTAGCTTTATTTGAACGATGAGAGGTTAATATGACTTCATATATAAATGGAATTGAATCATGGATTCAGGGTTGTGAGAGTTTAGATAACGATATATTGAGTGTACTTCAAAATGTTAAAGATCTAAAACCTTTAAAACCTGCAACTGATAAAGATATAGAACAAGCAGAGAAAGCATTAAAACTTTCTTTTGCTGAAGACTACAAAGCTATGCTTAAAAAATATGGCTTGGTCATTTTTGAATCGCATGAATTTACTGGAGTTACTTCTAAAGGTCATCGTTGTGTGGTTGAGAATACCAAACGTGAACGTGAGATGACTCCATACGTATCAACTGATATGTATGTTATCGAAAATCCAGCTATTGAAGGCATTATTATTTGGCAGGATCAGTCTGGCAGTATCTATGAAACTCGTCCTGAATGGACTGAGGCCAAGCAGATTGCTGATTCACTTGCTGACTATATTTTAGATAGTAACAAAAAATAAAATAGCTGCAGGTTACCTTGTTAGGTAACCTGTGGCATATCGATTACATCTTGCCGAATGGATTGAAGCCGGCATCTACGGAGCGATTCCAGCGCTCCTTAAAAGTTGCCTGACGTTTTTCCATTTCACGTCTGGAGGCTTCGATTTCTGCAGCAGTTTCTGCAAAGTGTTTTTCGAAATCTTCAAACGTTGAATTGAACCCCTTGGAGAATGTTTCGTCAGTTTGGGTATTTTCTATAACTTCGGTTTCAACTATTACCGCTTCGTTAGCTGCAACGTTAGTATTTCTTATAACTATATCGTTCATGATACATTCCTTTTGTATGCAACGAACCATTCGTTGCTTTAGTTCACATTAGTAATATATATTACTAATGAATTGATGGCCGCTAGGAAATGAACAACTTAAACTATGATACAGTTCCTGTGTGAAGATGGGTTAGTGCGTCAGTTAGGAGTAGTTTACTTAAGGAGTCACATATGAACAAACAAGCTACATTACGAGCTATTGGAAATTACTTTGCGCAATGGGCTTATTATAACGATTATGAATGTGAAGAATTTGATGAAGTACAAGATCTGTCATATATCGTATTTAAAGACTCAGATGAGGCCGTATTTATTCCAGCGGCACGAGTAGATTTTGATTTTGTAGAACCTAGTCAAGTGCAGGTATCTATTTATAACCGTATGGACCATATATTCGCTGCTTGGAAACGAGTCTATGATGTTGATTTCCAAAATGACGATCCTCTTTATATTGAAAGAATAGCTAAGACTATATGTGACGATCTTGATAGATGTTTTACAAGTGACAAACCTCTAGCTTTTAATGATGAGATTTAAAAATGAAAGATAAGGAAAGAGATATGGAGACTACTAATTTTAATATAGAAGATGTACTAACTTGGGATAAGGCTGTTAAGAATTCTATCTTACTACCAGCTGAAGGCTACTTTGCTAATGACTTTGAGGAGCTCGTGGAGGTTACTACCTCTATTCAAAATATACGAGTTCTAGCTAAAGTGGATGTCAACAAATACGCATGTTTTATGATCGATGATAAACACGCTTACACATTGTTCATTCCAGCTAAAGCTGTTCACAATGAGAGCTCAAGACCATTTGCATCTTTTGATGAATTCAAATCGATAGTTACTACCAATTGGGTTAGAATGTCACACAAACCTACTAAAGCTAATGGTGCTTATAAGGATTCTGTTAACCCACCTGCTATCTGGGAGAGACTGATAGTAGGGCATAGTGGAACTCAGATTCAACTAGGACAAGATATATCTTTGAACTACTCTACTTTGTATCGTAATTTTGATTTATATGTAGATGGCAAGAAAAGAGTATTCGGTATACTAAATACTGAAGAAGGAGAGCATTGATGAATTTTGATTTTAAACCTCAGGTAGATTTTTTAGTAGAGGATACAGTATTACCTTTCTATCCTGAGATACGTAAAATATATTTAGGTTATCGTCAGTGTTATAAGACGGATCCTACAGGTGAACTTAAAATAGATCCTACTAAAGCTATGACACTTATAGCTAGAGCTACTGCCTACTATGAGTATTATAACAGATCTCATCCTGAGGATAAGTGGGTACAGCCAGATAGTGAGAATATTGATAAATATCTTGAGTACTGGCAGATGTGTTCTTTCATAGCTAACCACATGAACCACGAATCACCACTAGAGCACGGATCAATGTCGGTACGTGTCACTATGTCACGTTCAGCATCACACCAATGGGTTAGAAGCCGTGTTGCAAGTCACAGCCAGGCAAGCCAACGATATATCAAAACCGATGATCCTGATTTTATCTGTCCACCATCGATAAGACATGAGCCTATTGCTTATGATTATTTTTGTAAGTACTTAGGTAGAATACCTGAGATAGTAGAAACCTTCAGAAGGTTAGGTATTCCTAATGAAGATATAAGAGCGATCTTCCCTAATGCTATTACAACTGAAATAGTAACTACTGCTAACCTAAGAGAGTGGCAGCACATACTAGAGGAGAGATGTTGTACTCGTGCTCAAGAAGAGATACGTACTATAGCAACTAAGATACGTGACTACTTACAAAAAGAAATACCATTTATCTTTCATGGATCTAAATGTGAGAGATTAGGATATTGTCCTGAGGGCAAAGGATGCTGTGGTAAGATGCCAGTACGTACAGAAGCTGTTAACGAACAAAAATAAATAAGTAGAGAGTACTCCTTCCCATCAAAAGGAAGGAGTACTTGTATCATTCTTTAGGCTCAGTATTCTCTATATCACCTGTTACTGGGTCAACAACTACTACAGGTTCACTGTAGTTATCGCTCATGATAGCCAACTCAGTGAGTTTGTAACTCTTATACGAGCAGTAGGCTATGATTATTAATAGTACTACTACGATAAACCGAAATAGTCTGGTTTCATTTTCTACTAACCAGTCGTTGAATCTTTTCATTTTTGTCTCCTTAAGATATGAAGGTCTATAGCTTACCTTCACAGTAGTGATATATATTTGTTTTTTGCACGGCACTATCTTGATGCAAGGCATATATAAGCCAAGCTATAAAAATGATATAGAAAAATATAATCAAACGATAGATAAGGAAAAAATATTTATGTTCATGTCAAAATCAGCTCGTGAAAAAGCGATCTTGTACAAAAGGAGAGTACCTTTAAAGAATTATCCAAATTACCTATTAACTCGTAATGGGGTGTTATATAAAAGAACACCTCCAAGAGAGGGGTTAAATAATTATCCTATTTTAACTGTGATTCCCCAAGAGACGATCATCGTCAATGAAAGATATCTAGTAGTCTGGCATATAGAGACTCCTGATGGAGTTATCGTGATGCCGGTTAAAGAACTACTAGCACGTACTTTCTTACGTAATAGACATCATCTTCCATGTGTTAAACTTAAGAATGGACTCTATTGGGATCTGACACTAGATAACGTAGAGTGGGCACAGGAAGAAGAAACTGGTCCACGCAAGATCAAGGAGACGCTCTTGCGTAAATATTCAGAGAAACTTATTCGCAAGGTATGCGAGTATCTATGTGAAGAGTGTCACACCAATGCTGAGATATCTGATCTCACAGGTGTAGATACTGCGGTAGTCTCAAGGATCAAAAAGAGAGCTATCTACAAAGATATCGTCTCAGAGTATATGTTCTAGTACCCTACCTCTAGTACCTAGGTACTAGAGGTAGTTATACTTAAATATTTACCAAGTAAAGGTTAGAGATTGAGCATGTCTTACTTTATGAGCTATATTCCATACAGTTTGATAAGATACGTTATACTTAGCTGCTATTTGTTTATAAGGATACTTCTTCATAGCATTTAAGTTATAAGAAGATAACTCAGTTATGATAGCATCAACTACCACTTTAGGGGTAGTGTGACGATTTAACCCAGTTCTATAGCCATGAGTAACATTGTATCCTTGCGAACACCACTCAAGGTTAGATAGTTTAAAATTGTGTTTGTTACCATCCTTGTGATTTACTACCTTGTATCCTTGAGGGTTAGGTAGAAAATATTCAGCCATAAGACGGTGACAAGAGTAGGCTCTAAAGTTACCTTGATAAGAGATAAGCCAGTAAGGATATTCACTTTGGTAACTTGGATATATCTCAGTTAACTTACCGTCTAGTACTCTATAGAGTTTGCCTAGATCAGATAGATAGTATTCATCAGCTCCTAGTATACGTTTCATCCTGCCTAAGTTATCGCTCATTGATCATTCTCTTCTCTGAATTTACCAAAGTTTAAATGGTGGTAAGAACTATCGATGGAATTTAATACAATCGCTTTAAACTTACCTAACACTGATCCTTCCACAGTGTTATAACCTATTTGCAGCATAGATACACCCATCTCAGGATCTTCTAATCTATTAAACATCTCACGTAATCTATCTTCGTATTCAAAGACGGTGAGATATTCAAAATACTTATGAAGGTTATCTTTGTCGATACCTCCATCGTAGATAGTTATATCATCAGTACCTAAATTTAAATTAATACACCAAACACCAGTATTTTTAACATAGTAGTTAAGTGAACTTAGTACCGCAGTAAAATAAGGTCTGCCAGTATCACGAAAGACGATATCTGCATTGTGATTACACAATGACATATCGAGTGTACTACTTATCCTACGTAAGAAGGATAGATAGTTTTGAAGTTGTCTTACAATCTTACGTTCTACATCTTTATATTTGCAGATACGTATCAGTTGTAAAACTGGTAGTCCGATATCACCTCCAGATGCAGCGATATCTCGTGAACGGTAGATGCCCAGTTGCTCTAGGTAGTAGAGTTCATCCTCATATTGGACTATACGCAGGTCAGATACGATAAAGTGAGGATCTTCCTCAGAGGTTTTACGTAATCTAGATAAGAAGGGTGCACATAAAGGTACACTCAGGGCGATAGCATTTCTATGTGCCTTTAAGTATAACTCGATCTGATACTTTTCAAATTTACCTGGTAACTCGTCATACTCGGGAGTTAAGATCACGAAGTCATCTTTGGTAACTGTTCTCTCGTAAGTTTGAGCTATTTTAAATTCAGCAGAATCCCGAGCGCAGGATTCTAGAATGCTGTCAAATAGTTTATAATCGATCATAGACAATCTCCTTGCGTATAGGTATGATGATGCCTTAATCAAAAAATAATAACTACCAAGGTTGTAGTAACCTCAGTAGTTTTATACGATCAGTCTATAGCTTCATCTATTCGGTCATGTAGCATATCTTGAAAGTATGTTACTAACTCTTTATCTTGGGTATCTTCTATTTTATCAACATCTACATTGTCAGTATAAGTAGATGCTATATTACGATAGATATCGTTGATACCGTTAACTAACATATGAACTTGCTCACTATGACTCATAGCGGCAAAGGATACACTATCTTCAAGATAAGCAAGATACTTAGACTTATCTGCGATCTTATGATCGATGTCTAGGATCATATCAGCGTATACATGTATTCTACTTTGCACAACTTCTGAGAAGAACTTATCAAAAGGTTCTACTCTTTTCTCAGTTGCTATAAGCTTAATAATACTTCTACGCATCTTGACCAAAGCAGTTATCTCGCTTCTTACAATACGTATATCTTTGTCCATAGGTTAGTTCTCCGTTAGTATGATTTTTTGAAGTGTCCGTGATCTAGAGTTAGTGAGTTTAATTCTAGTACCACGTTTGCCATGTCAGATCCATCTTCGTAGTTTAATAGATCTGTAAAGTTGGGGTTACGTTTACTAAAATCCACATCTATAGTAGTATCTTTATCACTATTAGTATTGATGGCAGGATCATACCAATAGGTGATAACTTTAACTAAGAGAGCTATTCCTGCTCCTTCATGACGTTCATTAAAGACTTCATATACCGTAGTAGGAATGGCTAGAGTATAAGATTTATCTTTAACACTATAGGTGAATCTTACCGTAGATGTTGGCAAGGATGGGTCAATTATAACTAGAGTCTTACGATAGTGATGATGTCTATCGTCAAACCAAACGTATAATTGACTATCTAAGATAGGCTGGGGTCTTTTGAATAGATCATGTAACCATTTTACTAATTGCATTTTAATGTGGCCTTATAACAATGAACTATATCATCGCAGAAACCTAAGTCAGCTGCCAACGTTTGATGATCTTGATCCAGATACCTAATCCTTCTAAAGATCCTAAATGTAAAAATAACCCACGAGCTGAGTGAGTGCAGACTTTAGTACCTCGAGCTGAGATAAGAGTTAACTGTATCCCAGTATCAGAAGTCTCAAAGATGAGTCTAGAAGGATTTACTTCTAGTAGTTCTGCTATCTCAGCTATCTGGGCTCCTTGAGCATACATATCCTCTAAGATCTTGCAACCTTGTACGAGTACATAGATACCGTGACGGGTTGCTTCTGCTATAGATGAGATCTCAGAGGCTTGAGATAATTGACGCATATATGTAACCTATCCTAGGGTAACCTAGGATAGGTCCTCCTCCTGCTATATTACTCCGTTACGTCGCAATATTGCATATACTCGAGTATACCTCCAATTCTTTTCAGTAGCTATATCCCCAACGGATTTCCCTTCCTTATAAAGACTGATGACATCATCGATATCAGCCTCAGTAGCCATACGGGACATTTTGATAATCCCCAACCGGCGAGCTTTCTTAAGTATGTTGTAGAAACTGTTATGAGGAACATTGAATTTCTTTTCTATCTCAGCGACCTTAGTACCGCTCTGATAGGCATTGATGATGTCCAAATCTCTTTGGGAGAATCCATTACCTGCTACACCTTCAGATTGCATGGTGAGTTTAGTATTGCCATTACTGTATACTTCTTTGGCAAATACCGCAGGCTCTTCCTGCTTAGGTATAGGCTGAGATAGAATTTCCAGTTCAGACATCTGGGGAGCTTCTATTACCCCCTCAGTATCAAATTTGGTTTGTAGATGTGGCCTAGTAAAAGAGCCCTCAAAGGCATCTAATTTCAACTCGAATAACTTACGTTTTAATCTTGTGATAACTTCATCTGGCTGTCCAGTCTCTTCAGCCAACGAAATCAGTTCTTCACATTCCTCAATTTTTGACTTATCCATTTGACGTTCTCCTTTCTTTTAAAACTTCATGAAGAATCTTACTTCTTCAATGATCACTTTGATGTGATGATATAACTTACGTAGTCCAAGTACTGTAGGGTATACTACACACAATATCAAAATGAGTAACAGTACAGTCTCCATACCCCTGTCCTCTCGATGTCCTATAAGCAAAATATGAGTTCATCGAATGATACTGCGGTAACCGTATATCACACTTAAATAATATATAATTTGAATCATGATGACTTTTCAAAAAAATAACCAGACACCCCGAAGGTGCCCAGTTATCGATTGTCAGACGGCTAATTAGACCTTTCCAAATGCTAAGCACCCTAGGATTTTACCCTCGGTGTCTCTCACCATTCTGGATGGGATAAGCAGATCGCTGCGCTTTGCGGCATTTGCGACCAGCGCGCTGACGATATAGTAAGTGTCCTCCTCCTCTGGTGGGAGGTCGGTAACTTCGCCGTATGTATTTTTCACGACCGGTACATTGTCGATAACGCCTATCTCTTCCTCGCGCATGCTACAACGAGGTATTGCTGATCCTTCAGGTTCGTAGGTCTTCAGGATTTTTAATTCTCCGACAAGTTTATAAGACTTAGTTCTTGGGTCGAATTCAGCACATGCTGGGGAAACGATGGATACAATGTGTGGTGTTAAGTTTATAATCTTCATAATTATCTCCAATAATTGATAAGATGAGAGACATTCATTGCCTCTCAGTCACATAAGTAATATATATTTGAAGATTCTTCATCACCGTTAAAATAAAAAAAGTAGCCCCTCTTATGAGAGACTACTTAACTACACTTGAATGAATTCTTATTTGATCTGTTTCCAGGATATGACTACTCCGGTATCAGTAAGATTTAATATTGTAAATTCTGGATATCCTGCAGCTGCGAATGCTCTACCTATTTCGGGATCGTTATTCAGGCTATCTCTTAGATACTGTAAGCAGGTAAAGAGTCTTATAGTAGGATGACCACCTTTGTCATGTATCCAGTTGGCATCGGGTAGCATATAAAAGAAGCCTTTGAATTGATCGATAGTACCAGGATCATATTCAAATTCGATTTTATCTGTGCCTGATCCTCTAGGATAAGAACATTCGACATTGACTAGATCTTGGTTTACAGAAACCTTTATTCCCTGACCAGATCTGTTGTCGATGTGAGTTAGGATCGCATGTATGATCTGAACTAATTGTATACCTAATTTTTCATTATCGTCAGCTTTCTTCAACTTGTTTTCCACAAATTTAGTTAATATATTTTTCTCCATATACTCTCCTATAGTGCTCTTTGATATTTGTGTAGTAACTGTAATGAGATCCCACTACGCTCTGAGATACTGCGCAACGGTTCACCCTCTAAAATAGCATGCAGTACATATGGGTGATTATTCACCTCTGCTACTGTGCTATACTTCAGTGGATCTAATATTTTCAATTCGTTTCTGTGCTTCTTTAGAATTCTACGTATTGTACGTACAGTAAGCACAAATTTAGTAGCCAATTGCTCTAAGCTTAACCCATTACATCTGGCATCTACTATTTGTAAATCGCGCATCAGATATTTTCTCATAGTAAAAAGTCCGGTATATTTGTTTATGCTCTAATAAAAAGATCTACACTTCTAGTTGTCTAGAAGTGTAGATGAAACAAAGTTACAAATGTCAAATTTAGAGCTGCTAACTTTTATCTTAAAGTGTAGTCACGGTCTTGTACTAACTGAACGGCAGTCTAGTACAATGTATTTTATCACCGTAAAGTTACAGTTGAAGGAGGCAACGTTCTATTGTAACTTATTTCACTAAAAGATACTGAGTATACTTAACAGCAAGCGTTCCTCAGAAAATGCATGAAGTTGTGATGAATTAGAGACGGGCTATACCTGATTTTCACGTAGAGTATAACCCTCATCGGATACCGTAAGGCGGATATCTGCTAACAACCGGGATGGTATAACAGTCAAAGAGGTGAGGTGACTGCTGCATTTTTACCCATACTAGAACCACTCTTACATAGAACAGCACGGAAATGGTCGAGTACGGAGGTCCCTGTGATTATGAATAGGTGGACGATAAGTATCAAGAAAGGAGGTAATCTCATACCTATCGTCCGAAGTGGGTACCATAACTAAATCGTCAGTGATGAGGAAAAGGAGCATCTTAGCTACGGTACCACTTTAGTAATATATGATCGTAATTTTTCTGAAATTATTTATCTACAGGAGAAAATAGTCCTTCTTCGATAGCTTTAGGGCAATCGGATAAACTTGCAACGGCTATACCTTCCAACTCACGGTTAGTAGCTTCAATGATCGTAAGTAGAGTTTCGCAAAAAGATTCTATCGATCTTTTAGTGGTAGCATCTTCTATAGGTAGGTTATGGATCAATTGAAACTGAGGAGATTTTAATTTAGCTAATCTGTCATAGACGTTATGTAGTGATAGGTATCCTAAATACCATCTTAGATAAGTTAAGGTTTTATCCTTATAAGTTTCTTGTAACTTTAATAAAGCCTCAGGTGAGATAGAACCATTTTTATTTAATTTGATCTCAGAGCTGAATTTTAAGAATTCCTCAGTATCCATATATAGTTAAAACTCCATGAAGATTATGTTTGTCAAATGTAGATTGTGACAGTATGAGTACTATTGTATGCAGTGCCGTGATACTTAATGACTCATCGAGGTTAGCATGAGTGAGCCTATTAACAGTCCTACCTGTTCTATTAGGTTTCTGTGATAGAACGTATAGGTGAATAGCTAAAGGGACTTGGGTGTGAAGACAATCGTGGTAACGGCTAATTGTTCTCCTCTATGAAACCTAGAGTAGTTTGGAACTAACAAGTCAGCTCTTTACGTAGCTGGCAACCACGGGTAGTTAGTCAAATGACTATCGCAGGATGATCGATAAGGCAGGTCCAGTGTGCAGCCACTCACACATCGATTGTATACCTGTGTTACTAGTGGCTCCTATCTTGATTTGAAATGCAAGTGTATTTGCTGACATTTATGGTCGCATCCTTCACGAGGGGTTAAGGGACCCTCGTGAAGGAGATTTTTAACGTTTTGTATTTATCATGCTGATCAAAATGCTGATGTTACCACCGTGATGATAGGAGCCGGATGGGACTCGTATAGTTCATCTACAGGCAGTATAGGAATCTTCCAGGTTAACCGCACCAAAGATACATCTAAAGGCATCAATCTAGGTTCTCCTGCGCTGCTTAGCCTGAGGATTAACATTCCGTACAAAAAGTAGATTATACAACACTGATGTTTGGATGGGCAGGAGTAACATCGGAAGCTGACAATGTTACTACTACTAGAGGAATCTTCACCGATGTCGGACTGCAACGAGAAGTGGGTACTGCAACAAGAGGTTCTCTGAACGGAAGTATCATTTTGGTGGTGACTTTGCCCCTGGAGCATTTTTATATGGTACTGATGGTATAGTCGTTATGGGTTCATCAGGTGGAGAGACAGTTATCAATTCCGTAGGAATCTTCCACGAAGGTCATAACCTTCCTACTGTCAAGTATGATAATTTAGGTTCTCTGTATTGACATCTTAGTCTATTACGTGAAAAAGAAAACAACAAAGTCGCAGGAGCCCACCAAAGATGGGCTCCTGTTTTCTATTTCATCTCCTCTTCTCTCACTGGAAGAGCTCTTATCTTTCTAATGGAGTAGAGCCCTATCAAAGTATCTGGGATCACTAGAATGATTCCCACATAGATCACATAGACAATATCAGCATTGCCGATTATGATCATTGCGATGCCGCTTAGCATCGCTCCAATAAAATTAGCCTTCCCCGCTCTTCCCTGCAGAAGAGTCCTATACTTTCTTTCGCTGGTATCTACGATACGTGCGTTTATTGACAATTGCTTTCCCTGGAAGAAAACGATCCCGACTGAGACAGAACAAATTCCGTCGATAAAGTACCCAACGAGTGGATACACTAGGGTGACAGCTAACCCGCCCATGGTTATTATGCCCAAGCACACTAGTATGCACTCTAAATGGGAGTCTACTCATTTGAGTATCTGCTCCTTCTCCAAGAGCTGATACGTTAAAATACCACTGATCGTGGTAGCCATGTTAGACGCCCCGATGATCTGAGGAGTCAAAATATTCTGGTTGACGAGCCGGAACGATATCAACCCGTACACAGTCGCATATAGGGCGGTTGCAAATACTATCGACACTGAGTTCATGGTGATAGCTTTTTCGATGCTGTTCATAATCATTATCTCGCAGAAAGTTGGTTAAATTCCCATCAGTCATATAGAGATGAAATTTGATGAACACCAGTACGATGGGAGAACACTACCTCCAAGAGGTAGTGTTCTCTCTTTTGTGAGTGAGACATCAGGATCCCAACTGTATGTATCTTAAATATTCATCTTTGTTGAAGATGTATATTATTTCACTGAGATCGTTGGTGTCGCAACGATCGGAGCATCTGTTTAATCAACGTGAGGAACTATACATGCAACAGCTTCCACGCAAATATGCAGAGATACAAAATCACCCCGGTTATGTGATCTTCTATACAGAATTTCTCTTAAATTACGGGCTACATGTAGATCCTGCATACGTGTTCACCGCATTAACCACACAGCAGGCTAAACAACTAGGTCTTCTTTAAGATCTATGCATTCATCTTAAGATGAGACTGACCCTCATAGCAGGATGCAGTTCGCCCTTCAGGGAGGCGTTGAAATATCCCTGATCTCACTCATCTTATGTATCGATTTGTTTTTTTATTACAAATGTTAAAACAACCCAAACTGATGTAGGTTTATGAACGTTGATCTAGAGTTATTTAAATTTTTTATCTATCTTAGCCTGAACTTTGGCTAAGTATTGTTTATCTTTCTCAGTAAGAGTGCGGTTAGCTATTCTAGAGGCAAGATCATTATTGATATGTTGCATCAAGTGGAGGTTACGGTTGATGTGGTTAAATACTCTAGGGTTATTTAAGTTGATACCGAACCCTCCATCTTTTCTAACTCTTACAGGATCTTCACTGGTCCAAGGATAGAATCCTTCTTCTTCATGTAGGATAGGACGATGGGTTAATATCCTAAATATGTTAGACACTTTAACTATAAATGACATATAGATCTCCTTAGGGTGAAGCTTATGCTGTTATATTATCATTTTCAGCACAGCGAGGATGCTAGAGGACCTGCTGCTATAAATGGGGGGTGTTGGATCACTTCGAAAGAAATGCCTAATTCAGCAGGAATCTATAACTATCACGGATGGATAGAATCAGGAATGAAGAATATAAGTTCTCTGACATGACTATCGTCACGGTAGCGGTGAAGCAGCGAATTCTGGAGTAATCTGGGCTGCTGGTGTATCGTTGATGGTGAGCACAGGTGGAGAAGCTTTTAATACTGATACAGGATCAGGTTATGCGGGTATTTTCTATCGTGGCAGAGTGCCGATTTTGAGTACTGCGGCCATAGGAGGTTCTCTTACAGTGAACTTATTATCATTATTCTGAAATCGATGGGTCCGGTGTTATTTCGCAGCATTTCGTGCAATTTGGAGGACACTACGGCGACGGAACAACGTATGCTGGCATATACAGGGTTCAAGATGTGAGTTTGAGTTGGGAAGCACAGAAGCCTCGAGGTTCTATGCACTGTTATCATTGGTTTGTTACTACTTCTACTAATGAATATGATTGCTGGGTAGGTGCTAATGCAGAATGGTCTAGTAGTACGTCTGATCCTGATCGTAGATCTACTACCCCAGGATTATTTTTTAACTGTTGCTATCGTACCAACCTCTCTGCATCCGTCAATGGTTCTCGAACTGTCATTACGTCAACAATGTCCCAGCTAACAACACACTAATCACTGGTGGAAGAACTGCAAATGGAAGTAGTGCTGGAATATTTACCTGGGAGACTAATATGAACTTTGAAAATGCTGCGTATGGTTCTCGCAGTGGCTTTATCATAATTGGGGATCTGGAACGAAATACACCGGATTGTGGATGGTAGGCAATGATGCTTGGCCGTGGGGTAGAACTGATACAGTTAATTGGTCAGGTATTTTCCATGGAGCTTCACCGGCGGACGATAACGGTCACAAAGATAGAGGTTCTCCGCATGACATTATCATTGGGTCAATTATGTCAGTGGAGTCTATTGCTCCGGTGGTTGTAACATCGGTCCGTTACAAGAAGAGACTAACGGTGGTCCAGGTAGTGGAGGATATGCAGTGCTGATCTACACTGGACTGAAAGGAGGAACTGTAGGTTCTCAAACTGAGGGATATCATAGCTTTACGATAACTGACGATATGACTAGGACTCTCGTAGTTACGACCGGCAGATCGGCTATGAACTGGGATGGAACTCCTACTCCGAATCCCACTAGTGCCGGTATATTCTGTATTGTGCTCAATTATTACGATGAACTTGGTTATAGTCATATAGGTTCTCAAACTGAACTATCATGCCTTTAGTTCATCAAACGGACGAATACAGTTTGTGGGAGGTATGTTTCGCATCGATGCTGCTCCATTGCATCGAGGAATCTTTTGTAACATCATCAACTGGCTGCGTGAAAGTGGTAGTGAAGAGTCTGTCCGCGATTATGCAGGTTCTCTGCGTTACTTCCATCATTTATCATTAGTGGTCGCAGTATCGTCGGGAAGGACCGTATGCGTCAGCAGGAGGTTGGTGGGATGGTCATCCTCAGTCCGGATTGTTTACATATGAAACATACGTCGCAAACAGAGATGATGACGTACATATAGGTTCTATGCACAGTGTTCTATATTTAAGAATTTTAATTAATTCTATGTATCTACTATAATTTGGAAAACCCATATTACTTATGGGGGAGATTATCTTGTCGTAAGGAGATTTAATTATGGCATCAAATTTAGGTGAATGGACTGTCAATGTTACCGTTGGTAGCATGCCTCAGAAAATTGCTTCTGCGTTTGGTAACTTAAACCTTATGGGAGCTGAATATACACCTATTGCTTATTTAGGCTCACAACTTGTAAATGGTACTAACCACGCCGTATTGGCTGAGCAGTTACTTATCACCGGTCGTGATCAGAAGAATATTGTTTTAATGATCTTCAATGAGAAAGGTGAAGATGTTACTTTGGTTAACATTGAACGTGTTCTTGAAGGAGGTGCACCTATGGGTGGCATCAAGATCGATGTTCAAACCGAAATTCCAGAGGATATTAAGGCAGCCTTCCACAAGAGATTTGAAGGCTATGTAGGTGCACATCTAGAACCTGTTGTATACTTAGGTTCACAGGTTACCAAGGGTATTAACTATATTCTTCTAACTGTTATATCTGGTATACGTCCATGTGAAGACACCACGGTAGCTTTGACTATTATCAACCCTCTTACCAATGAACGCGCATTTGTAGATATTTTAACAGGTGCATCTAATGTAGCTTCTTTAGGCTATGCATTTACCTGGCTTAAAGGGTAATGTTTCATTAATCTAATATCTTAAAAAGATATAAGTAAGACACTAGGACCTTTTAATAGGTCCTAGTGCCCTATAGATTAAAAATGCTAGTATCGAATATGAAGAGGTTCTCTGTGCTGCGAATCATCATCTGTTTCACGATGGTACCAATCGCTCCACTCAATCACTAGTCGGTTGTGTAGGAACTTGGGAACCCTCTAGCACAGGTGGAGCGTTCTTCAACGAACCTACTCCTTTAGATTCAGGATATGGAGTCTACGGTTCTCTGGCACTAGTTTATATTATCATCAGCCTTGCGGTACAAGAGAGTACGAATCGTTTGCAACTGGATACCCAGTGCCACAATCGTTGGGATGTTACTCATCTGATACTGGTGTATCTAGCGGTTCTAACAGAGCTGGGTTATTTCATTTAGGTAGAGTGTGGGAGTATGTGGCCAATTTACAGATCCCAAGTGTCGCTCCACACACCGATGCGCGTCAAGGTTCTCTGACTGGCACTATCATGGATATGTTTCGACCGCGTCGTATTTTGGTCCGAGTGTAACTATTGGCGGTGAGTGGCGAGATTATGATGGTGGACTGTTGTCTAGATCTCATACTAGTCCCGCGTCAAGCGGATCTAATACAGGTTCTCAAATTGACTATCATGCGGAAAACCCAAACGTCGGATCGTGGAAAGTGTATCTAACAGGATTCGATTACGCAGGTGCAGGTACTGCGGCTGGTATTTTTCATAACAACAATTGGTACGATCCTTATCCTGCGTATGAAGGCGGTAAACATGCATCAATAGGTTCTCTTGCACTGATTACCGTTTATCATTTGCCTAGCGGTGAAACCACCGTACTGTTCGGAGGAGACTGGACGCTATCAAGTCCATCGGCGTGGGGAGATCGTCTTCAGTACGGAGGTATATTCCTTTACCACAAATCCGCAATTACTAATAATGCCTATGCAGGTTCTCTCGCACAGGCTATCATTACAATGATCACAACCCAACACAGACCGTCGTTATGACCGTAGGCGGATTTCCAGGCTCCGACCTATACGGTGGTTTATTCGGTAACGACATCGACTGGACTGCCGAGCATGTTGAAGACTGGTACAGTTCTCAGTACTGACAATGTTTTCAGTTATCATCTAGGAGCACTATCTGGAGTCCGTATCTTGTGTACGAGCGGTTACTAGTACATTGATGCAGCAGAAAACGGACTTTTTATCAATAATCCGTTTGCGGAACCGACAGAGTATAACCAGCGGATGGGTTCCTCTTACTGGAGAGTCTTGGTCATCGATGCGCTGGAGTTTTTACTTCTTGTATGTATTACCTAGAGATCTGAGATACTAGTGCAGAGAACTTATCTCAGGATGTGGCCCCATATCTGGATTGAGTTCCGACGGATCTGCCCAATTCTGACTTCCTAGTAAACCAGCAGCAGTTACCGGCCAAGTCGAATATCCCTGTGACGAAAATCCAACGATTTCATTGCCGATCGTATACCAGATGTATTGAGTTCCGTATTGACTGAGATGATAATAACTAGAGCAGCGTAGAGAACCTTTACCGCTATAGTCATCTGGGGTTAATAGTTGCGTGTGACCTTGAGCATAAATGCCGTGCCCAGTATCAATGCTGTATTCACCGCCTGCTACCAAACAGCCTGGTGTGTTATAAATAAAACCGTTAGGTCCCATATCGCCACCCCAATGATAGTCCGTAGAGAACCCGCGAAGACGTTATCAGTGACTACAGATTTGTGATAAATGAATATACCACCGTACCGGAGACGATCTCCCCACTCTGTAGAGTTCGCCAGTGTCCAGTCTCCTCCGAATAGTACGGTGGTTTCACCACCAGGCCAATGATAATAAGTTTGGTGCAATTATCATTCGCTGGGCGGTGAACCTGGTGGATCACTCACCGAGCTAGATCGCCCGGTGTATTTGATTGGCGGGTATTATGCAGAACTAGGATCTGGATGTTTCATAGTGGACTCTATTGGCGTTAAATACGCTGCGTATAAAGGTCCGGAAACAGGTTCTCCTCACTGACAACAAAAATAAAATCCCTGTCATATGAGACAGGGTTAAATGTCATCTTCTATAACGAGTTGAAACAGATAACCAGTTCTAGTACTGCTCTTTGGGTTTCTTCTTTAGCAGTGATAAAGGCGTTAACACAATCCTGTTTAGCAGCAGTAGCTCGTCTTACGGCTACTTTGGCAGCTTCGATGGCTGATTCCACAGCAGCACTACTAGGAACGTTATGTTGTTTTAGCTTTTTAAATATTTGTTTAGTATTTTTATAATACGTTATAGTAGCATCCATTCTAGCTAGCATATCTTGATGTCGAGCTAACATCTCCTCATACATTTGAAGATGTGCTATTATAAGCTCTAGTAGTGCAAATTTAAGTAAGTTCATATCTTCTCCTTTATCTTAGTTGTTATATCAACTAAGTAATATAGAATTATACTTATTATGAGCAAAATTATCATCAGTCTCGTGGCATGACACCGACCAGTAATCCGAATACGTGGTATATATTTCTTGTTGGTGTGTCATCAAAATACTTGGTGAATTACCCTACGCTTTCTACTAGTTGGAGCGGGATCTTCCACGATGCCGATACTTCTGTACCGTCTAATGACGCTCATGTGGCACGACTATCCAAAAATTAAGGTTCTCTGAACTGAACAGTTACATTATCATTTTGGGAAGGCGTCAAAGGTATCTAGAGCTGTCGGTGGAGAAGCTACTAACGATAATCTTTCAGGAGGATTTGCCTGGGACAATCGCAGTGACGGATCTTCGATTGACACGTTATATGCGTGGACAGCTCGAGTCTCTAAGGATTGAGGTTCTCTGTGATGATTATCATATCGTACATTACGCCGATGAAAGAGAGCCGTCACAATTGATCGAACCATTTTGCTTACTTACTGCAGGAAGTTGGTACGATCACCCTACAGGTGGTGAGTTCATAAGTAATCCTGATATTCCTTATGCCGATTATTGGAATCATGTAGGTTCTCGCATTGACTTATCGATCTTATCATTGGTCTTATGAGAGGTATGCACAAGAAAGTTGGTATGAGGCAGGCAAAAATACGACAATGCTGCTTACTGGTACTCTAGGTGGTGGAACTCATACCGGAATTTTTGATGTAAATATTGATCCAGTTTGGTCGATAACTGACGGAACAGGTTCTCACACTGATAACATTTTTAATTATCATTGGTATGTAATCGATGTGAACCATCCGTTTCATGGATACAATGTTGGAGGTCCTGGAGCTGAAACAACAATAGGACTGTTTAGCGATAACATTGATCACAGATATGGAGAGATCTGGGGTTCTCTCGCACTACCATTCCAAGTTCGATACTAATTCTAATGGAGAGCAAGGCGTTGGAGGATATTGGAGTCAAGGATCTAAGAATGGTGCATTTTTCAAATACGATATCGAAGACCCGTGGATAGCGTTAGGTTCTCTAAACTGGGAATATCATTTTGCGTATGATTCCAGATTCAATTGGTACGGTTCAGCGGTATCCGCATCAGTAAGTTGGCAGAATGGAACGCGTAACGGTGGATTTACGAATGCTTCTTCTAATGGATCATACAAAGACGGGGTCGATATAGGTTCTTCTGCACTGAAAAATTATCATACGAATTCTGCTTCTGGTGGATCGATGTATTTTGCCGGATGTCTATGGTCAAGTGCTATTACCGAGGCATCGATGGGTTTGTTTTGCGCAATTACGAATTGGATTGACGATAACAATACCATCGAAACGGAGCGAACTCGTGCACATACAGGTTCTCTACAATGACCACGATTATCATGCCTTGCAGAGTGATCCCAATGTCGGAGATATCCTCATCTCGGGATTCTACGCGGAGCAATGGCACACTGCCGGAATCTTTGAAGCTCTTCATCAGACAGGCGTAGGGCCTGGTATGAATCATGTACAAATAGGTTCTCTGGACTGTCGTTTATCATTGGTCAGGTGATGGAACTCATACCTCGTTAAATGAAGTTCATGTTGGTGCTTTAGACGAGTATAGTGAACAAAGCGGAATATTTGCACAGGAGCAATGGTTTTTCACGACATATCACAAATGGGGTTCTCAAACTGCTTTGTATATGCCAGATTATCATATCACCGAGTCAGCAACTGATTCTACGACCGTCTACAGTTCTGGCAGGGTTGAAATAGGTCATAGAAGATGGATTTCAACTAGCACTGGAGGCAACGATATCAACGGTCCATCTGACACGGGTGTGTTTTATGCCAGAACTATATACTCCACTGATAGCTTACCGACTATTAGTTCTCTCACTGATATTATCATTGCGTGGATAATAATAGTTTAGGAGGAGCTCTGGCGTCTGATAAAGTTCACCGCATGCTGGGAGGGCTGTGGTATGACGACTGGGCCACAGGGAATACCTCAAGAGGTGGTGGCATGTTTAATCAAACTCCAGTTAGGATAACTGAGGCTCATCCTTTAGAAGGTTCTCTGTGATGGCTTATCATTGGACTAGAGATGCGAACGATACTGAAATGCAGGTGGGCGGTGGCAGTATCAATGGAGCCGCATCTGAGTTTTGGAAGCCTTCCGGAAATGGCGGTATATTCAACGCTTATAAACACGCTAATACAATCTTCTGGGATTTCATAGGTTCTCGCCTAAGTAAGAATTGATACAGGTTCTCTGCCTGACAGGTCATCATTCTGCCAATGCTGAATTAGGAGTTAAAGCTTATACTGTTGGGAAAGGTTGGGATACTGGAACTGAAGGCGGAGCATTCATGTCTAATAGTTTTGATGTCTATACCTGGATAGCAGATAATAACGTTGCTAGGTTGAGCAAAAATTGATAGGTTCTCGGTACTGATATTATTTTGGATCATCATTACGGCTCCGGAGGAAAAATGTTTTGGGCTATAGGTGGTGCTTGGAACTCGGGCAGCGGAGACTATGCTCATGACATTTTTCGCCAAGGCTCGACTGTAAATGACGCCTCAGCAGATGTGAATATGGGTTCTCGTGAACTGACTCAGGATTATCATGCGATCCGTACTGTGGACGATAACCAGTTAAATACTGGAGACATATTCCGTTCTAAGACGTCTGGAGGAATATACTCATGCTACTATCATGCCGTAACGATAGCGTGGGAATGCATAGGTTCTCTAACACTGGCATCATTTTCGGAGTATCATAACCTTTATGGTGGAGCTGCATGGGAAGAGCGTGCTAGCTGAGATTGATATCGCAGTGCTAATTGAATAGGAATATTCTACATGTACCATGAACAAGAAAGTGATAACAAGATTATCATTGGCCACATGAGCCTACTGGAATCTACTTGTTATGCGGAGGATGCGATCGTTCCGGTGGAGGAGAAGGCCCGGGTAATGGCATATTCTACTTTCATCAATCAAATGGAATGCCAAATACATTTGTGCACGGACAATATGGTTCTCTGCACTTACTCTTCTTTATTTCTAGGTATAATTATCAAACTAGGGTTATCTTTGACTAGTCCTTCTGCTATCTCAAGTGGTCCCATAGGTAGCGATACTAGTATCGATCTTTCTTTATGGTAGGTCTTTTTGTCTTGACGATCTAGATGATCTTTAGATGGTTCATATCTATTCGGGATATAAGGCATATAAACTCTCTTAAAATAGGATGTATAGCTAGGGGTGGGTAACCTCTAGCTATAGGTGTTATACTAAGATATCCATTGCTGGCGTTTATCACGTTTGTGCTGACGATGTGGTTTTAAATTGAAGATATCACCTAGAGTAGACGGGTAATCTTTATGACGTCTGTTAGGTCGCTTATCTTTCATATGGTTCTCGTCAGTGAACCTTGGAGTAGTTTTAAATTTATGAGATTTGAACTGGGTCTCTTTAAATTTATCTTCGATAACTTCTATTCCACCATCACTCTTACACAAAGTAACAGTATGCTGAACATGTTTCTCAGTATCGGTATAATGCAGAGTATAAGTTTCATAAGGCTGCATCACCAAGATACAAGGGGAAGTAGTATGCGCTCTTTTACCTGGTATAGGTTCTGGGACTACATTACTCTCAGGTGCGTAATGTAACCCTTCCATCAACTGTGAAGCGTTACGTAGATGGTAGTTATTCTCAACTCTTACATGTTCATGTCCATCATCAGATTTAATAATAACTATCACTGCATCATTTTCATCATCTTCTACCAGCTCTTGAATCGAAGCTAAATATCTAACGTTAGGAGTTACTGGAGAATCGATAGCAGAGCACTGGGCGTATAGCACCAGATCTTGATCTATTAAAGATTTATCACGAGTTAATTTACATTTGCGAGGTTTTAGAGGAGTTCCTACAGGTGAGTTCTTTTTAGGTACTTTATAGCCTAAATTGATCCAAACATCTCTTTTACCTAACTCATCGTTAGCAAGATGGTAGCCGGCACTGATAGTAAGCGTAGGATTAAATTCAATAGAATAAATCTTCATAGATATCTTAGGTCCTTTATGATAAAATACTTGTAGGTTGCAGGTAGCGAGAATGCAACTCAAGTATATAGTTAGCCAGAGTAGATAACTTATATACACCACTATAAGGAAAAAATAAACTATAGCCCTGTTGAGAAGAGCTATAGTTAAATTGAGTTATCTATAGAATCTTAAATCATGCTTCCTTTGAATTCAATTTGGCGCACACCTCCTCGTAGGAAGGTATCTTGAAACAATCGTATTGATTGTTCAAAAGCTGTTTAAGCTTACAAGTAATCTCATATTCGACTAAATATGGATGTGGGATAACTAAGTGCATGAGACTCATGACTTTAGTTAAGAGCGGATCCTGTAGATTACTTGATTGTGCGTTGTCATATAACCACAGAACAGTGCTCATGAGGTTATCTCTGGCGAGGAGATTTATCATCTCCGCGATTGGTATGCAAATATCCATACGGATCTCAGGATTACGTTCAATCTCTGAGGTTGATAGGGTCCGAAAGTATTCCTCCCAGTTAGTAATTATGAATTCTCGCTGCTCATTGGCAACTCGCAGTTGTAGGTCATGGGTATATAGATACTTCTCAACTTCCTGCGTAATATGCGTGCATATTGCGTAGTATCTTTCTACTGCTGATGCCTCTTCTGTTGATGACTCTTCGTGCGGCCGATTAGTGCCGAGGATTTTATCCATCTTTAATTTAATTATGTCCTCAATCATATTTTTCTCCTTTATAGTTCAGATAGCAGCTTCGAGCCACTTAGTAGCATCAAGTGCTTTAGCTTCGTAGAATTTACCCTCAAATTGTAACTTGGCAATATTCTCTTCGATGTCTTGGAGTTTATCCCAAGCTTTTAATATCTCCTCCTCGGTAGGAATTCGAAGATAGTCATAATTGCCCGACAATAAATCGTTGAGTGTCAATTCGACACTGTAGACAACATTAGTCGTCTTATCGTAATGAGCTACCTGTAAGTGCATTAACCTTAGAATCGTACTATCTTCAAAATCGTAGTACGGAAAATCAAGCCCTACAGACTTATACGGCAGGTATGCACCAACAGTTATTAAGGGATTGCGTGCTTTCTCCTCTTCTGATATCTGCTTTAAGCAATTCCATTCTTTATGACCAATCTCTCCAGTTGTACGCTCATTAAAATACAGCCAGAGATCATCCGGACCTATATGCTCACGAAAAACATTGAGCATAGTTGACCCAGATTGAAACTGCCCTTCCCAGTTATTGGGAAGAACAGCTCTTTTATATTCAAATATTCTATCAGACAACAGAATATCCCTCATTTTTATTTTTAGGATATCTTGATACATGTATGTTCTCCTGGCATAGATCTCGTTACAAGGTCTTGAGGTTACCCCCGGCAACGAGAATCTATGTATTATTTATCTATAGGTGTCAACATCTTCAGGGTTGAAATAACCTCCTGAACAGCTGTACCCATCTTAGGAGCAGCTACCTTCCTGACTAAAGGTTGCCACTCAAGTTTATCGTCGAGATAATCAACCAGATAATCGTCAAATGAATTAGGCTGTCTATCACCTACCTCATTTGCCATCATTCTGATCGGTACTAATACTGGTATATCTCGATTCTCTTTCTCTAGATGGCAATGGAACATCATCATCCAGATCTTATCACTCTTTCCTAAAGAATCTTGGAGACGCCCAAGTATAGGTTCCGCCAACGTGAACCCATATGCCATTACATTTAGAGCATTAGTGTGACTATGCTCGATATAGTCATCACTATTTACTCCTCTGGCCCAAGGACGAGCCAGATACGTTCCAATAACCTTCCATTCGTAGGAGGTTATCTCAGCGATTCCTAAGATCTTATATTGACCTGTAGAGCTATCCCTACGAGCTAACAATTTGTCCTTACGCAGGACATTTGCCTCCTTAGTTACTACTACCTGAGCAATAGGAATTAATCTATCGGCAAACATGGCAGCATAAGAGGTTATGACGTCGCTAGTGATTCTCAGATGCCAATCTAAAGCTTGACTCAAATCGGACCCCAGCAATTTCAGAGTTGCTTTTCCTGGAGCATCCTCATCACTTCTAACACTTCTGACAACCGCAGCCATTATTTTCCAGTTCTTCAACCGCTCTAAAATTTCATCACTATCAGAAGCATCCACCTCAAAGGTAGATGCCCCTGTGGTTACGATTTCTCTTAATAATTTATTCATTCTAGATAGTTTCATATTTCGACCTCCATAGTCGGTTAAGTAAGTATATGACCTTCCTTAGATCATATTTGTCAATATAGTAATATATATCTTCAAATTATTCAATTCTTCATTGATTTATTCATTGTTTCATGGTTCACTTGGAGCTAACATCTGTACGATGTGCTCGGCGATTTTAGTTAAGGTATCCTTATCTAGTTTAAAATCAGTCTTAAAATCTAAGATCTCGTGAGTAGTAGTGATATCGGTAAACCTTTCACATACATGTTTGCGCATAGCAGTTACACTTAAGTGATCATAGTTAGTATCATTGATCTGATAGTTGATAAGGAGTGCACTATGTGGTCGTTCTTGATGAATAAAATAACAACCGTTAACACTGCAGTAACATCCTATCTTAGGATCCCCTATTTTAACTAGGTCAAATAGAGCTTGGGTAAAGGGACGTCTCTCTTGATGCTCAAGTCTTTCAACCTCAGTAGAAGTAGTGATCTCGTGACTTATCTTAGTAAGTATACTCTCGATATCAGCTTTGATTCTAGGATCAGTAGTGGTAGTGATAGTATCGGTCATAACTGTCTTGATACACAATACTTCTGAGGTAGTTAATTTTAAGGTTATATAGTGTTTAGGGATATGTACAGTAGTGTGCATAGTTTCTGTCTCAGAGGTAGATACACTATCTTGAAGATCTTTACAATCTCGATATTCTATTTTAGGTTCTTGGATGTTATATAAAGGTATGTAGGGTTTGATAGTCAAATACAGTGATTCAGCTTCAGCATCAGTCTGAGCACATTGATGTAATTTTTCAGTAGTAGTAGAGAGCAGTATAGATAACTCTTGCAGATTAAAATGAAGTTTAGATGAGGTAAAGAGTTCTGGGTAGAGAGTAAGGATATTCTGATCTTG